GGAAAAGAAAACGAAATTTTGAATTAAAAAATTAAAAAATGTATAGTGAAAAATTAATTAAAGAAGTAAAAGAATGCTATCCAAATTATGAAAAAATTCACCAATTGGTAGATGAAGGTAGTGTTTGGCTTGGTGAATATTTAAGTGGAACTTACGGTGGTATTCCGTTAGATACGGTATTAACTGCTTTAACACTTGAAGAATTACAAAATTTAGCAAGACTAGAAAAAAGAAAAATAAATTGCTATAAAATGTGGTGTGATGAAGATCCTAGAAAAAATAAATAATTTAAAAAACAAAAACAATGAATTGGATAGAAAAAGAAAAATTATTTGCTGACTTTTTAAATATAAAAGTAAGTGAGTTTTCTTGGAAAGATAAAACCCATTTAATATATGGTGATGGTGATAATAGTTTTAAAGATATAACTTTTTTTCAATTAAATTGGGATTTAGTAATATTTGCTGCTGAAAAATTTAGCAATTTAGATATTCAAAAAGATAAAGTTTATTATCAACATTTTTGTGATAATAATAAAGCCTCTATAACATCTTTTAACTTACAACAGGCTGTAAAAACAATTTCTGAAAGTATAGAGTGGTATAACTCGTTTACATAAACTTATTTATTTCCTAGAATAAAAGCTAAATAACATAGTTTTTCTTAAGTTTAAGAAAAGATAATAGATTCAAATAATTTTATAAATATTGTAGATATGGAAAACGCACAAAACTTACCAGATAAATTATCAGGTTTTATTAATCATTCGGGTGGTGCAAAAGGTGGAGATATGTTTTGGGATAAAGAAGGTAGAAGATATGGAGTTATAAACCATAATCATTATACGGTAACTTATTATGACAAATTACCTGAAATAGAAAAAAATAATTTAAATACTCAATATGTTGAATCAGTTAATTTTTTAAAAAGAGGTGTTATAAATCCCTTATCATATGCAGGCAGATTAGTTAGAAGAGATATGATTCAAGCTAATAAAGGGGATGCTATATTTGGAATTACCGAATTAGTTAAATCAGGGATTGTAGGGAGAAAAGGATACGTAAATAAAAACAAATATTCTATTCCTGAAGGAGGTACGGGTTATGCAATAGCTAGGGGAATTTTATTAAACAAACCAACTTATGTTTTTAATCAATCTAATTTATATGGCAATGAAATAGGTTGGTATAAATGGGATTACGAAATTAAAGATTTCATTTCTACTGATATTCCTGTTTTAACTATAAATTTTACTGGAATAGGAACTCAAGAAATAAACGAAATAGGTAAGCAAGCCATTAGAGATGTTTATAGTAAAACTAATGCGACAATAAACAAAATAAGTAAAATAGTTAACGATAAATTAAAAAATAAATGAAAAAAATAATATGTTTATATCATAGTGCTGATTTAGATGGCTGGATGAGTGCAGCAATTGTTAAACTATGGTATGAAAAAAATTATCCTAATGGAGTTTGCTATTCAAATCCTTATAAAGGAGATGGTTCTGTTATTGCTAATAAAGAAGATGAAGAATCTTTAACCTTTTTTGGATTTAACCATGGAGACGAAATACCAAGTGTAAAAACATATGATACAATAATAATGTGTGATATAATTTTTAACCCTTTAGTTATGGTTGTGTATAATACAACTAAAAATTTTATATGGTGTGATCATCATATTTCTTCTATTGAAAAAATGGAAGGTATTGTTATTAAAGGTCTAAGAGATACTAACTTTGCCGCGTGTGAACTTACTTGGAAATATTTCTTTTCTAACGAACAAATGCCAGAAATAGTACGATTACTTGGCAGATATGATTGTTTTGGACATAAAGGAACTCATGAAGAAGAAAAAATTATTGAATTTCAATATGGAGCAAGACAATGTATTAGTAATTATGAAGAAGCTTATAAATATTTAAAAAGAAATATTGATGAAATGTTTAGAAGTGATAAAAATGTTATTTTGGAAGTTTTATGTAAAGGAAAACCCATTTATCAATATCTTTGTATCGAGGCTAAACAAAGTTATAAAAACGGCTTCGTTATAACTTTTGATAATCCAAATTATATTAAAAGAGGTATAGGAGGTTCTATGATAATGGATTCTGATAATAAAAAAGTAAATTTTATATGTATAAATAAAGAACGATTTAACCCAATTAACTTTAATATAGATTATCATAATGATGGTTATGATGGAGTAGCTGCATTTTATAATGATGGTAAAAACTGGAATTTTTCAATATACAGTGATGGTATTACAGTTGATTGTTCAAAAATTGCTGAAACCTTTAAAGGAGGAGGTCATAAAGGAGCATCAGGATTTATTATAAAAGATATTAATGAATTTTTCAAACAATACAAAAATTAAAATTATGGAACCTACTCTAAGTAATCTTTCATCAACTAAACCTGAAGAAATGACGGATTTTGAAAAACTATGTATTGCTAATGCATATATTAAACAATTACGTAGAGAAAAAGGTGAACTATTAGCTGATATAGATGAATTAGAGTATAAACTAAAAGAAGCTCTTAATCTCATAAAAGAATTAAATAAATTATCTATAGAAGAAAGGGTGGAAATAAAAAAAGATAAATTTTATGAAGAATTAAAAGAACAACTTAAAAATTTAGAAAAGAAAAATAAACAACTAAATAGATCAGTAGAAGAGTTAATTATAAAAAATCTTAAAAAATAATTAATTTTTCTTATTTTATTAAAAAGGTTTTAAATGGAAAGATTAAAAGAATTAGCAGAATTATAAGTACATATTTACAAACAAATATAAAAAAACAAACAAATGGATGAAAAATTATCAAAAGAAGTTTTGTTAAACTTAGGTTTTGAAGAAAATTTTGTTTCTAAAGAAGAATCAGGGGATTTTGCCTATGCTTATTATACTTTAAATTTAGAAGATAACTCACGTGGTGAGTGTTTAATAAGCGATTCAGATGATAAAGCTGTAGATGGTTTTTTTCAAGTTTCTTTATTTAGTCATGAAACGTTGGGAATTTGTTATACAAAACAAGAGGTAAAAGATTTATATAAAACCTTAAAAAGAAAAGAATTAAAAGAAAAATAAAATGAAAAGTGAAATTTTAATAAAAAAATGTTCTGATACTTCTATGTGGTATGCAGATAAAATAGGACAACGTGTACCGTATATTAAAACTTTATTTTCTGAAAAGTGTTTTTTATCAAGAGAGGATGCTGGGTTTGTTAATGTTGTAAAGTTTGATGATGCAGAATTAGTTGTAAATTTTGAAAAAGAAGATAATTATATTGATTTTACAGCTAATATAGGTGTAGGTTTTTGCCCAGATTGTTTAAATAGTTATCAAAGTGAAGAACATAAATTAAATTGCAAATAAAATGATTGAAATTACGGAATCAAATTTTAGTGAAATTATCGAAAAAAGCGATAAATTAGTAGTAATAGATTTATGGGCTGAATGGTGTGGTCCATGTAAAGTATTGGCACCTATTTTAGAAGAAGTTTCTATAGAATATAAAGATAAGGATATACTTATTTGTAAGTGTGATATTGATAATAATAACGAAATTGCAATTAAATATTCTATTAGAAACATCCCAACTATTCTTTTTATTAAAAATGGAGAGGTAATAGATAAAATGGTAGGTGTACAATCAAGAGAGCAAACAACATTAAAAATTGATAGTTTATTAAATTAATGAAAAAAATTACAATAATTGGAGATATACATGGAAGAAGCATTTGGAAAGAAATTCTTCAAAAAGAGTTATCTGAATCAGATCTTATAATTTTCACGGGAGATTATCATGATCCTTATCAAAATGAATTTAGTTTAAACGAACATTTTGTTAAAAAAAATTCTATTGAAAATTTAAAAGAAATTGTTAGAATAAAACAATTATATCCTAATCAAATTATTCTTTTGTTGGGAAATCATGATACTCATTATTTATATTTAGATATTCTTGATGGTTGCTCTAGATTTGATTTTGAAAACAGATCTGTTTTACATTCTATTTTTTCTAAAAATAAAGAGTTATTCCAATATGCTTATCAAATAAATAATAATTTATTTATTCATGGTGGCTTAACTAATTTTTGGTTAAATCACTATAGAGAAGAATTAATTAAACTTGGTTTAAAAGATGATTATTCTAACTTAGCAGATATTATAAATATTTTTGGTCATATAAATAAAAACGGAATAGAAACTGTTAATGATATTGGCAGAAGCAGAGGTGGGTGGGCCCCTTATGGTGGCCCAACATGGGCTGATACTAGTGATTTGTTTTCTTCTTTTTTGTTTGATATTGAATTAAATCAATATGTGGGGCATAATAGATTTTTAAAAATTCAAAAAGTGACTGGAAGTGATATTAATATTCCTGATTCAAAAGCTACTATAACCTTTTGTGACGTATTAGGTGAAAAAGATTTAAAATTAGAAGAAAAATATCTTAAAATACTTATTTAAAAATAATGACAATGAACGATATTTATACGTACGACACACACTATAATACTAGCAATTTAACATTATTAGACAAAATTAACATATGTATTCTAACACAATCTAAATGTTATGATTGGAGAGTTGATTTATTAAAAAGTGGTAGTTTTGCAAGAGAAAAGGTTGAAATGGATTTTGTTGAAATTTTAAATAAATTAGGAGAAAAAGATCATTTTACTATTATTCATAGAAAAGGATATAATAGTTGGAAAGATAATGATTTTTTTGATAATAAATGGTGTTTAGAAGTAGGATTTACCACTTTTGAATCACCTGCTTATTATTTATGGATTTATTGTAAAGAATCTTTTGTAGATGAATTAGTTGAAAAATTTAAGTTAGAAAAAAAATAAAATGATAAAATTTGATGTAAAAAAATATAATTATTTAGGGTGTGTTGGACTAACAGTACCTGAACCTTGGAAGCCTATTGTATATGAAGCAATTCAAAAAATTGATAAAATTGTTAAACCTGTTTGGATTCCTAGAGTTCTTGTAAATAAAATTTGGATGCTAGGAACAGGTGAATCAATAGTTAAAGTTAAAAGTAAATTTTGGTATTTTATTTATCGAAAAATAACAAAAAAAATACTTATTAAAGATATAAAAATCAAGTTTGCTGGTTTAAGAATATACGGCGATTTTAACGAAGAAATAAATAAAATAGTAAGTGAAGCAGTATCAAAATGTGATAAAACATGTGAATATTGTGGTTCTATAGATAAAGTGCGTCGAGTAGAAATTAACAGATGGGTACGTAATGTTTGTAAAAAGTGTGAATCTAAAGAAAGAGGAAAATTTAAAAATAAAAACAACAAATAAGATGTTTAAAAATATTTTTAAATTTAACAAAAAAGCAAAAAAAGATCATGATATTAATATGTATTGTATGAAGTGTGGCATTCACATAACTAAGGATAACATTAAAGATGAATGTAGTCACATATATGGTGGTAAAGATAATATAGGAAAGTATGAAGAGTATCGCGAAAAATATGTCAAAAATATGATGACTCGTGAACAACTTGATACAATCTTAAAAACAAGTAATTTAAAATAAACTTATTCCCACCCTAAACTTTCCAATTGTTCTTTAAGAAGTCCCATGTATTCATAACCTATTGCTGTAAAACTAGATTCTGGTAAAGCTTTCTTACTCAAAAAACAACTTATAAAATCACTACCTTCTGAAGTAGGATCATAAAACATAAATAAACCATTTTTTTTTGCTACTTCTTCACAAATTTTAGCCATATCTTCAGAATAACTTTCATCTGCCAACAAACTTAAAGAGAGGTTTACTTTAAACTTACGAAAAGCTTTCTTTGCAGTTTTAATAAATTCGTTGGTATCTTTCCAATCAGCACCAAACCATTCTATATCTTTATCAATATCTATACCTTTTTCTTTAAGTTTATCTAGGGTTTTATCTTTTATTTTAAAACCAGGAAAGTTTTCTTCCACATAATTATTTAAAAAACTACAAACGTCATAATTCCCCAAATCACCAAAAAAATAAACTATTTTATTTTCTTTATCTATTTCTATAATATTTTTTAACCTTTCATCTATTTTAATAGGTTTAAAATATTTAGATTTGTAAACTTCATTATCTTCTAATATTACTTTCTTATTAACAAGCTTCTCTAATTTTTCTATAAGTACAATAATGTTCATTTTATTAAATTTCTTTTATTTAAATATAAGTTTTGCTAAAATTTTTCTTATTTTTATAATCCAAACACATTAAATTTAAAATAAAAACATATGGAAAAATTCGCTGTTAAACTACCTAATGGTATAAAAAGAGAAGAAAAACTTAAAGAAGTAGAAACAATTATAGGAGATAAATTAGACATAAACTCAGATAGAAAAAATATTATTTTTTTTGAAGATGGATCTTATACTGATAATTTATCAATTTATGGTCTTGATAATTGTGATGTTTATTATTTAAGAGGGGATCGTACAATATCTAAAAAAGTAGAAAAATTGCTTAAACAATGGGCCGAAATGGAGGAACCTTGTTGTGAAAATTGGATAGAAGATGATGAATGCTGTTGCAACGATTGTAATTGCGAAAAAGATAGTAACAAAAACAAATGTTGTAACAATTGTAATTGTGAAAATCATAGTGATAATAGTGATGAAAAAATAGAAGAGTTTAATTTAAAAATAGAAAAACTTTTAAATAGTTTATTTTGTAAAAGTTTTCCTAGTTTTTTTACAAATAAGACAGAAGAAAAAAAAAGATTTGCTGAAATAACTTTAAACAATGGAGATAAAAAATTATTGTCTAATAGTGATTTGAAATTATTAAAAGATTGTTTTGAATTATCTTCAAAAGTAAAACAAACTCTTCCTTTAAATGAACTAGGTTCTTTATATTGTGATGACGTTAAGGGTGAAATAATTTTTAGTAATGTAAAAACACCAATTACTATTGATGATATAAATGTCGCAATAAACCTTATTTAAAAAATAATGACAAGAGTAGATATTATAGAGGTAGATAAAGAAAAGAAATATACTTATTATTTTGAAGAATTAAAAGAAGAATTAAAAAACCTTTCATATTCTTTTTACCATAATTATAAAGATGTTGAAGATAAAATTCAACGATTATGTTCTTATATCTTAGCTAAAGCATTATCAGAATTTAATTGTTCGGATGAAGAAAAAAAATATGCTAAATTAAATACTTGTTTTGCTAATCATAGTGTTAATGTTCAATGTGGTAATCTTTTTACGGCGTGTTTATTGTTCAATTATTACGTTCCTTTTGAAATTACCAAAACATATAGTAAATCAGAACCTTTAAAACTCAGAGATGGTAATGAAATATACTATGATTTTGATATTTGTGATTACAAGCTTAGGTTAAAACTTTAGTTATTTTTAATTTGGTTGGTAGAATAATTATTCTTATTTTTAGATTTTAAAAAACAAATTAAGTATAAAAGATGAAAATTAAAAATCATAAGAAAAGAGAATGGTGGTTTTACCCTTGTGAAGGATCAAAACTAAATAAAGAAAGATGTTATATTTTTAAATACAAATCTGATTTAATAAAATTTTTAACAGCCAATTTAAGTGAATCTGTTAACGGAATGGTTATGTTAGAAGAAAAAAGTTTTAATCGTTCTGGTGCTTTAAGACAATGGAGTGTATGGTATAACGATAAAAAATATCAAAGTGGAGCTGATTTAAAGGCAGAATTAAGACAAGTAGATTTTAGAGGCAAAAAATACATATCAAAATCACATAAAATAAGTAAAGAAGATAAAAAATATTTTGCTTATTCAGATAAAGTAATATCTTTAATGTGTCATATTCAAGATGAAAAAGGTAACGTTTTACCTAAAGATGCTAAAAGATTATATAATCTATTTATAAAACGTGGATTTAAAGATTTTGAGCCGACAGATGATGATTTAAAATATATTAATGGACATATTTCTGACGGCATTGATTTTTTTCATTGGTCAGATAGATGCAACTGGTTAAGAACTAAAACTATTATTGAATATTTTAAAAGAAAAAACCTTTTAATTAGTTAAAAAACATTTAAAGAAATGAAACAAATAGATTCAAAGAAAATAAGACGTTCCATGAAAGCTTTTTTTATTAAAGAAGATTGGGGATACGAAAATACTATTACGAAAGTAGAAGTTTTTGAAAAAGAAAATGAATTAGAAGTACTTATTGAAACTCATTGTCCTGGTATTTTAATAGGTAGAATGGGGAGAACGATAGATGCTTTAAAAGAATGGTTAGAAAAAGAAGAGGAAAAGGTAATTAAAATAAATCTACAGGAAAATCTCATGTGGTGTGATCTTTATTAAAAAATAAGAAATGAAATTAAATTATAGAGAAGTTAAAAAACTAACAGATATTGAAAAAGATGATATTATTACTATAACTGGAGATCGTTTAAAAGATAAATCTTTTAAAGTACAAATGGTAAAAACAACTAAAAAAGACGGTGTAGAAATAATATTTAACTTAGGGCAAAATCTTTTTTTTAATTTAGGAATGTATCTTGAAGGGAAATCATGGGTTAAAGAATGTAAAGTTTGCGATAGTAAAGAAAAAGTGTTAAGGAATACAATTCAGGACATTTATAAATATTTAGATGTAATTGAAATCTATTTAAAAGAAGAACATTATCATGAAACAGATAAAATACAGCAAAAAGAGGATTATTTTTTATATCAAGAAGCAAAAAAACTTAAATCTAGATTAAAAAAATTTAAAACAAAAAAATAATGATAGCAACAATAACCTTAACAATTATTATAGTAGGATGTATATATTATAGACCTGCAATAGAAAAAACAAAAGAAGGAGATTTTTATCTTTTTTATGGAAATAAAAAAAGAAAATATATTAAGTTTTAAAAACATGAATGTAATTTTTGTTTATTTTAAAAACAATAAAATAAAAATTCTTGATATGGATTGTTCAAAAGATGAACATATTCAAATGATAGAAGAAGGATGGAAACATACTGCTTCTTTGAATCCTTGTATTTTTATTGAAAACTTGTTTAATAATTCCAAAAACATAGAAAGTGATATAAAAGAATTATCTAAAAAACAATAGAATGAATAGAGTAATTAAATTTAGAGGATATGACGATATAGCTGATACCTGGTGTTATGGTGTTGGAATTTTTATAGATAAAAGAGGAAACTATATTTTACTTTTAGATAATTACTTTACAGTTATTATTAACGATCCTCAATCTATTGGACAATTTATAGGTATATATGATAAAAACAATAATGAGATATACGAAGGTGATATAATTACTTTTACAAGATATACAGGCGATTGGCAATCTCCTAAGCCACGTAATTTGTTAACTACAACTCATACTGTAGTTTTTGATAAAGATTTATGTCGATTTGGGTTATCAAGCACAAGTAGTGATACTCAAAAATTAAGAAAACATTCGGGTTACATTTATGAAATTATAGGAAATACATTTGAAAATGGACAAAAATAAAGAAAATACATCTATACTTCTTTGTAGTTGTGGGTCTGCAGAGCATCAAATAATTATATACAAAGATGAAAACTTTTCAGATAATTATAAAGAAGTTGTTTTGTGTCCTCATTTAATTACACATAAAAATATTTTTAAAAGAATATTAGTTGCTGTTAAATATATATTTGGATATAAATGTAAATATGGTTCATGGGATAATCTTATAATAACAACCGAAAATTATCAACCTTTAAAAGAAGCAATTGAATTTCTTGAAAATAACAAAAATTAAAAAAATATAAAATGGAAGAAGATTTAAAAGGATCACAAGATCAATTAATTGAAGTAAGTATGACACACGAATTTATCAATAAAATTTTAGAAAGAGAGGGTGAAATTCCTGTTATCTTAGATAACTGTGTGTTAAACATTAGATCCAAAAGAAGTACTATTTATTTACTTTGGGGTGATACAGATTTTAATCAAAGAGCAATTGAAATATGTTATGCAGATAATCATAGTGAAATTATATACGGAGGTAAAGTAAATTCGGAACAAGAATTAGAAAAAATAATTTTAGATAGCTTAAAAATACAAAATAATGACAATAATTAATTTAGTTTCAAAAAAAGTACAAGAGATTTTTGATTTTAACTATAAAGATGATTTTTGCAAACCTACCTTTATGATTTCAAAAATGCAAGGAAAAGGATATGTTTTTACATTAATTCACAACTCTAAAGAAGAAGCTTACGATTATAGACAATCTGAGTTTATTAATTTAGATACAGATCTAAACGAATTGATAGAAGAACTATATCATAGAACCATGTAAAAATAAAACAAAATGACAGTATTAAATGAATTAATAAAAGAGTTTGAGAATATTAAAAATACACAGTGTAAAACATTACAAGAAGTTGTGTTTTTTGATGGTATTTTATCAATTATAGAATATCAGTATTTAAATAGAGAAAAAGAACAAATCATTAATGCTTTTCTTGCTGGTAAAAAATTTATAGATGGTTTAAACTATGCACCTAATGCATCTAGAGATATTGCTGAAGAATGGTTTAAAAATAATTTTTCAATTTAATTTGTTTGGTAAGATAATTATTCTTATTTTTAAACATTAAAATTAAATTAAAATGGCTGAAATTTATATTGAACAACAATTTATAAAAAACATTATTACAGATAATACCTTTAATGTTTTGCAAGAAAACTTTAGTTGACTTTAAATGACAGTGAAATTCAAACATTTTTAATTTCCTACAATTAAAATTAGTGAGTTATAGTCTCACTTTTAATTAAATCTCTTGTTTTTCTTTAATTTAAAAGAGTTATTTTGCTTTTCTATATATTTCCTTATTTTAAATAAATAATCTTTTAAATCAAAGAAAAATAACTTGTTTGGTAATAAAATTATTTATATCTTTAAACTTTAAAAAAAAATAAATTATTAAATATTATGAAAGCAATAGTTAAACTTGCAATTGAAGAATATCAATGTTCTGGATGTGTAATTGGTGGTAATGTTCAATGTTATGAAAAAAACAGTTTAAGTGGTATTGGCTGTGGTAAACATTTTGCAGGAACCGAAAGTCCTGGAATAGGTAAATTCTTTTTAGGCATGCCAAAAGGTTTTAATAGGCTAGGGTTATATACTAACTTAAAACCAAATATTTATGAAACTTACGAGAGTTCAGATTGGAAATATAATATGTGGAATATACCAGCTTGGAAACATCTATCAAAAGAAGGACACACTTTTGTTAGAGGAATTATTCCAAGAAAAAATGAACCTTTTATTCATGTTTTTTTAGAAAATTGTCTTGATAAAATTAATTGTCTTGAAATTACCCAAGAGAATGTTGATTTTATGAATTAATTAAATTAAACAATAAATAGTTAAAATGGAAGATATTAAATTAGCTCAAATAATTGTTTGTAAATGTGGTGCAACAATTGCTGCGTGTATAGAACCTGAATGTTATGTAGATAAGGATTGGCAAAAAGATGTTAGAAAATATACCAAAAAAGGTTATCTTATCAAAACTATTAATAAAAATGATGTGCAATTTGGTAGATGTACTTGTAAAATTGAAAGTAGTCTTTTCCCTATTTTATAAAAATAATAGTAGAAATATATATGTTAAAATTTTAAAATCATGAAAAAAAATTTAATCCTTTATATAGTTGTTGCAATAGTTGCCACACTTTGTTTTATATTTCAAGACTTATTCTCTAAAGAATTATGTTGTATTGTTTTCTACATTTTAGGAGCAATTACTTGTTATTTTTCAATTAAAACTGTTGACAAAATATTTGAAAAGAAAGAAAAATAATGGATATTTATAAAGAAATTAAAAAACTAAGAGAACAAAATGTTTTTATAACATTTATTCCTGAATATTATGATGATGGCGTAAACTATAACTTTCAAATAAGATTTTTTGAAGATAAGTTTACAACCATGAGTTATGGAGATAATCATGAATATGGAGAAGTGGAAGATGTAATAGTTGCTTCTATTAAATTTGCAAATTTTATGTTATCAAAACCAGAATATTTAAAATATTATTTTTTTAGATTTGATGATTCCAAATCAAGAGAAGAAAATACTAAAGAATATTTATATAGCAACAAAATTAAAGAAGAAATTCATAGTTTTATTTACACCAAATTAATAAAAAAATAATGATTTACAATATAATTATACAAACTTTAGTTTTTTTACTTGGAGTTTCAAGTATTTGGTTTATAGGAAGAAAAGAAAAATGGAGTAGATGGGGTTATGTTTTTGGAATATTAGCTCAACCTTTATGGGTATATATTTCAATTATAGAAGAACAATGGGGTATTTTAGTTCTTTCTGTTTTTTATTTTTATTCATGGGGACAAGGAATATATAATTATTGGATTAAAAAAGAAAATAAAAATATTACTTTAACGAAAAATCCTAATTGTGAAAACTATCTTTTTTTAGATATAGATGGAGTTATTGCAACACCAGATACTTTAAATGGCGGAATGTGGGGTTTAACACCTGAAAAACAAGATTTATTAGCAATTATTTTAGAAAAAACAGATGCAAAAATAGTATTAAGTTCTTCATGGAGAAAACATACTTTGGAAGATACTATTAAATATATGGATAAAGAAGGGTTTAGATTTAGTGATAAAATTATTGGAATTACTATTAGAGCTTATCATTATATTGAAAAAGGAGTTCACTTATCAATTCCTAGGGGTGTTGAAATTAAGCAATGGCTTGATACTCATGCAACTTACCCTTGGTATGCTTATCCTGAGAGAAAAGAAGAATTTAAAATATATAATGAAAAAGGAGAATTTAAAATAATGAAATCTCAAATATTAGGAGTTGATTATAATTATGTTATTTTAGATGATGATACTGATATGTTGTTAGAACACAAAGATCATTATGTTAATTGTAATTCAGAAGAAGGGTTAACTATGAAAAACGTTAATAAAGCAATTGAAATTCTTTTATTAAAAAAAACAAATAAAATATAAGCGATGAAAAAAATCATAATATTAATTTTAGGGTTAACTTTATGTTCTCTAAATGGTTTTTCACAGGAAAAATTAAAATTTAATTTAGAAAATAGTTATTTAGATACCAAAAATAGAATTTTATATACAGATAGTACTAAATATACAATTTTAATTCAAGAAAGACTTCACAATGGATATTTTAGAATGTTATTATTTAAAGATAACACTTATTATGATTGTATTTTTAGTAAAGGAAATATTAAAAATAGACCATTCTTATATATAGTTTTTTTAAATAAATAAAACAAAAAAGTTTTCTAAATTTTGCTAGTAAATTTTAACTCTAACAAGTTATTTTAATCTTCTTGTATATTGTTATAGTTGTTTTAAAATAACTTGTTAGAGTTAAGGGAAAAACTATTTAAATTACAATTTTCATAATCAACTCACTGTTTTTCATTTTCATAGCTGATTTGGCATTATAAGCTTCTAATTCTTTTTGAATTGGATATCCTTCATAACCTTCTACATCTTGCAAATCTACTTTAATAGAATCTATTTCACCATTATCGTATTGTATATGAATATTTTGACTAGCTCTGGAAGTTAACATTAATCCATTTTCTGAATAAGAATTACTACCTACTGTACTGCTACTTCTTGCATACATATCAGCAATTTGAGCTTCATGTATGTGCCCAAATATAATAAATCTAATATTAATTCCTTTATCTGAATATAACCTAACAAGTTTAGATACTGCTTGTGTTGTACTAGCTCCAAATCCTTGTTGGTGACCATGAATTAATAGCCAATGATATCCGCAAATATCTATTACTTTCATTAATTCGTCTCCTCCCCCAAAAGTAATTCCTTCCATACCATTCATGTGATATTCAAGAATTCTGTATATAGTTAAATCATAATTATCACTAGCCATTTGGTGTTGCCAAGCAACATCTTTACCTACTCTTGATTCATTACCACAAACACTAACTATTGATACATTAAAATGTTTATTTAAATCAACAATAAGATTTTCCAGAATTTGAACTGCTAAAAACGTTGCTTTACTTCTATTTGTAGCATTTGATACTAATTCATCAAGTCTTCTATCACTATTGAGTAAATCGCCTGTTAGAGCTAAAACAACAGTAGTTACATTCTTACTTAAAAAATATTCTTTAGATTTTAAAACTAACTTCTCCATTCTTTTAGAAGCTACCGTAAAATCATATTTATTATTAACTAATTCTACTAATTCGTTAAAGTGTGTATCAGATAATTGTAATACTCCTACTGCTTTTTGATTAACAAAATTATGTTTTGTCGTTTTTATTTGTAAAGGGTTTTCATCAAATATTTTACATAATTGTTCTACGTAAGAATCTACTGCATTTTCCACTCTTGCATATTCTCTGAACGATTTTCTTTCTATTCGATTAATATCTTGAAATTTTTGTGTTTGTTTTTTATTTCTTACAGAAGACTCTACTAATTCAACGTCTGTTTCAAACAAACCTTGTAATTCTTCTAAATTATTAACGATAGCTTTATATATTCTTGCTTCTTCGTCTGTTGTATCGTAATATTCTTGAATTTTTGCTCTTGATGACCTATAGGATTCTGGTCCTTGTAAAATTTCTTTTAGTAACTCTTTGTCTACTTTCATTTTTTAAGTATTAGTTAATAACTAGTCTTTTAAATAAATACATTCATTTAAAATATATGTTTAAAATAAGAAAAAAAATATTAAAATTATTAGAAATTTCTTATTTTAAACATATGAAACAATTAATTAACAAAGCGGATTTGTATTACAAAGAAAATTTATCCCAAATTCTTAGTAATGGTTCTTTAGATAAGAATCCACGCGCAAAATATAAAGATGGGACACCTGCACATAGTAAATTTATAACTAGCGTATTTGAAATCTATGATATAGCAAAGGGTGAGTTTCCTATACCTACTTTAAGAAATACAGCTATCAAAACAGGAATTAAGGAAATATTTTGGATTTATCAAAAACAAAGTAATTCTTTGCAAGACGCTCACGATTTAGGAATTAATTGGTGGGATGAATGGGATATTGGAGATGGAACTATTGGTAATAGATATGGATATGTTGTAAAAAAATATAATCTTATAGGAGAATTATTGTCAGGCTTAATATCTAATCCTTTTGGAAGAAGACATATTATTACTCTATATCAATACGAAGATTTAAGAAGTTCTAAAGGTCTAGATCCTTGTGCTTATGAAACTTTATGGTCAGTTAGATCAGAAGGAAAAGAATTAATTTTAGATATGACTTTAATTCAAAGAAGTAATGACTACTTAGTTTCTGGATATATTAATAAAATACAATACGTAGCTTTACAAATGATGGTTGCCAGACATTGTTCAATGAAAGTAGGTAAATTTAATCATTATGTTAACAATTTACATATTTATGATAGACATTATGATGCTGCAAACGAAGTATTATTAAGGGATTCGTTAGAGTTACAACCATCGATTAAATTAGATAATAAAAATAATTCTTTTTATAATTTTAATATAGAGAATTTTTCTATTCATAATATAGAAAATATACAAAAAATAAAATCTCCTTTAGATTTAGCTATCTAATGATTGTAACTATCTCTTCTTTAAAAGAATACAAATTTGATAATTGTAAAAATAAAAATCCTTTGCCCTTTGATTTTTATTTACCAGAACATAATATTTGTATAGAATTTGATGGAGAACAACATTTCAAATCCATTAGTTATTTTGGTGGAGAAAAAGGATTTAAAAATACTCAAAAAAACGATTTAATCAAAACTAGTTATTGTAAAGAAAATAACATTAAGTTGATTAGAATAAATTATTTAGAGTTTAAAAAAATTGAAGAAATTTTAAATAAAAATCTTGTTAATGTGTAGAAAAATGACAAATTCTGAAGTAATTCAGAAAGCTAATCTTATTCATAATAACTTTTATGACTATTCTTTGTTTGATTATCAAGGAATGAATATTAAAACTAAAATAATATGTCCTATACATGGGGTATTTGAACAAACACCAAATAATCACATTCACAATAAACAAGTATGTTTAAAATGTTGTAATTCTAAAAAAACTTTGACAAAAGAAAAATTTATAGAAAGATCAAACGTTATTTATGATAATTTTTACGATTATTCTTTAGTTGTTTATAAAAATTGTTATACTAAAGTTAAGATAATATGTCCTATACATGGTATTTTTATGCAGACACCAAATGCTCATCTAGCAAAAAATAAATGTTTAAAGTGTAGTTATGAAGAAAAAAGACAAACATTACAAGAATTTATAAATAAAGCAAATATTATTCATGATAATTTTTATGATTATTCTTTAGTTAATAACCTTAAACCAAAATATAAAATTAAAATAATATGTCCCAATCATGAAGTTTTTAAACAATTGCCAAGTGCTCATCTAGCTGGAAATGGATGTCCTAAATGCAAATCTTCTAAAGGTGAAATTAAAATTAGAAATTTTTTAATAGATAATAATATAAATTTTAAAGAACAATATAAGTTTAAAAAATGTAGAAACCAAAGAGTTTTAATTTTTGATTTTTATTTAACAGATTTAAATATATGCATAGAATTTGATGGTATACAACATTTCAAATCCATTAGTTATTTTAGTGGAGAAAAAGGATTTAAAAAAACCAAAATAAATGATTTAATTAAAACTAATTACTGTAAAGAAAATAATATTAAATTGATTAGAATAAATTATTTAGAATTCAATAATATTATAAATATTTTAAATAATGAACTAAATATTTAAAAAAAGGAAATTTAAATAAATAAATTTCCTTTTTAAATTAATAGTTATTTTTTCTTTCCATATAATAACTTAAGATTTTCTTGTGTCATTTTTAACCAATCTCTTCTTTTTTTTATTGGCATTCTTAAAGCAGATTGATAATCTAATCTACCCCAAAATACTAAAAAGTTTATTGACTTGATTAAATACTCACTATAACTCTTTAAATTCAGGCCAAAAAAAGTAAATACTCATTGGCATCCTCATATCCTCCTCTATATGAGCACAAACAGGACATTCAAAAGTTTTTCTAGTATCTGCAATTAATGAAATATCTTTTATTTTTTTAATTATATAACGAGAATCTACAATAGGTAAAGGTTTCCCGTTATTTCCCTTATTTAACCAAACTAATAATTCATCTATACCTTTATATTCTTTTCCTTCATTATCATAAGCTACTTCAATAGAAGCAAGTAATCGACCTGTCATAATATAATCTGCAGACGATGCTTTTTTAGGATTTTTTGCTAAATTTTCTTTACGTTTTTTAAGAAACTTATTTACTTTATTTTCTTTACCAATAGTAGCAACTGTGATTTTACATTTTAATTGAGAAATAGGTAATAAAATTTCTACGTTTCCGTTAGCTCTAATTTCACCAGCATATTCTTCTGGGAGATCAGGCATTTCGAATTCAGCTAAATCCCAGGTTAAATTATACTTATGTTTACATTCTTTATCACTACAAACATGAGGAATTTGATATTCAGTCCCAAAAGCACCTATTCTTAACCACCATATGATAGTATCTCTATCAATAGGAACCAAATCTTCAGTTTGAAAACCATTTTCATCTACAATAGTTTGTTTAAGCATTTCATCAAATAAAGTACCATTATCATAATATGATTTAGTTACTAAAAGATCCTCATCAGTCCAATTTAATTTTCTAACTTTTAACTTATCAAGATCTTTATATTTACCTTTATAAAATACCCCTTGTGAAGGCAATGTTACATACTCTGCTTCATCATCAACACTACTGTTGCTATTAGTTGGAGTTATCCCTGGAGATGATCCTCCTTGTTCTGTCATTTTTAAAATTTCTTCTTCCATTGTTTATTTGTTTTATTTTTAACTAAATATAATAAAATACATCTGTTTTTTATATTTATAATAAAATAAGAAATTTCAAATGAATATTAACATATTAATAGAAAAATTAGAGAAGCTTACTAATAAAATAGTAATGTTGGAAGAGGATAACGAGGTTGTTTATTCAAAATATATTAAACCTATTAAAATAGATGAACGTATTAAAAAATTTATTATTAAGATAGATGATGATAAAAAAGAATTAGTTTACTTATATGATACTAAAAATGATATAGTTAATTATCTTAGAAAAACATATCCTGATTATAATTTAATAAAGCAAGAACATATTGATTATATACAGCAATTCATTACTATTAATGGCAATGAATTAACTTTTAAAGGTGATGTTAGACCACTCGAATTAAAAACCTTTGAAACATATTATAAAAATCATATTATTAATGTTGAGGGTAATGTTTTTTTTAACAATGAAAAATTAAAAGAAATACCTATACAATTTGGTTATGTAAAAGGTAATTTTCATTGCTATTATAACCAACTAACATCATTAATTGGGTGTCCTGAATTAGTAGGCGATGATTTTAGTTGTGATAATAACCAACTAACATCATTAGAGGGTTGTTCTAAAAAAATAGGAGGTAATTTTCATTGTGATAATAACCAACTAACATCATTAATTGGTTGTCCTAAAAAAATAGAAGGTAGTTTTTGGTGTAGAAATAATTCTAAACAATTTACAGAAGATGAAATAAGAGAATTATGTAAAATTGGTGGAAAAATTTATATTTAAAATTAAAAAATGAAGTTTGGAGAATTATTTGATCTGATGGGTCAAGGCTTTGCAACAATTGTTGATTCTAATACAGGAAAATCTCAAAATGTTTCTACTCCTAATATAGGAAAAGGGGATGCTGTACAATTTGATATATTAAGAGATTCTTTAAAAGGTATTCAAAAAAACGCTGATGACGCTGCAACCTCTATAATTAATACTGAAAAGGCAATTTCTGACTTATCCCGTAGTACTGATCCAGAATCTATTAAAAAATTAGCGCAAGAACAAGAAAAATTAAACAAAATAAGACAAGAAGCTTCGACAATAGATGAAAATTTACAAGAAAAACAAGAAGATTTAAGAAAAATATCAGATAAACTTGGCTCTGCTTTTGACAATGTTCGTTCTAAGTTTGATAAAGTTGATACTATTAACGATTCGTTATTTTCTCTAACACAACAAATGTCTGAGTTACAAGATGCTTGGAATAAAGGTGTCGATATAAGTGGCGTAGAATATCAACAACAAATGGCATTTTTGGCACAAGAGAAAAAAGCTATAGAACAAATAGGAGATTTTACAGGTGGGTTAAGAAATATGGAAAGTGCTTTAAAAGATAAAGCTTTAAATTATTTTAAAAACGAAATTATGGCGGCAGGTAGTGCCGCCGGATTAAGCATGAAACAATTAGCTATCTTATCAGTTGCTTTTGATGTTTTTATAGATATTTTAGAAATTGCATATGATCAAATTATAGCTGCTAATAAAGCTCTTGTAGAATTAACTAGAAACACAGGTGGTTTATTTAATGCGTCTATGGTGGGTGCTGATTCTACTGGTAATATGGTAGGCTCTATGCAGAGTTTAAATACTTCGTTATTAATGAGTAATCTTACTATGGATGATTTTTCTAAAGCCATTGGAGGTTTATTTACAGATGGGTTTGGACAAATAGCTGGTATGAAAACTGATTTAAAAAACGCTAATGCAGAAATGTTATATTTTGGAACACAAGCTGCAAAATATAGTAAATTATGGGGAGCAGATTTTACAGGAGCTGTTAGAGAATTAACCATGAATTATAATGTAGGGTTAAAAGAAAGTACAGATGCTTCAATAGAAGTAGCAGAAGCTGCAAGAAATGCTGGATTGAACATGGGAGCTGCTGTTAAAAATTTAGAACAAGCAGCAGCGTTAGCTGGAGAATATTATTTTTCAAGTGTGCAAAATATGCAAAATTTAGCCTTATATGCAACAAGTTTAGGAACTGACATAAGCGCTATGATGAATTCTATTAAAGGGTTAGGCTCTATGACTGATTTGTTTCAAAAACAACAATCTTTTGCTGCAATGGAATTAGGAAATACTGCAAATAATTTAGCTAAAATATATGCTCTTAAACAAACAGGGCAAGGTGATAAAGCAGCTTCGTTAATGGTTGGAAATTTAGCTAAGGATTTACTTAGTAAAGGTATGCTAGGTACAGAACAAGGTAGAGCCACATTGGAGGGAGCTGGGATGGATCAAAAAACTATTCAAGCAGTAATGCGTTTAGGAGAACAAGCTAAAGCTACAGGAATGGATTTACAAACCTTAACTGATGTAAAAGCTCAAACGCTAGCAGATAAACTTAGAATTAGAAGTGCAGAGCAAAGTAGTAGAACTATAGGTGAATCTTTTGATATGATTAAAGGTGGACTTATGGCTATTCTAATTGATCCTCTTAAAAAAGTTTTAGGTCCAGTTATTAAAGCATTTGTTGATATTACTACTTCTATAGTACAATTTATTCAAGCTGTTGTTGGTTTTGCTATGTCTACTTTGGCTCCTGCTTTTGATTTTGTTGCTGGAATATTTGAAGGAATAGCAACAACATTTAGTACTATATTTGGAGGTTTAGCATTATTATTTGAAAGTATAACTGATTTTATATCTCCTGTGATAACTTGGCTAAGTACAGTTTTTAAAGATTTAGGTAACGCAATAGGTATAGTTATAGGTGCATTTATGATACTTTTCTTACCAGCAATTATTGCTTCAGCAGCAGCTACTATAGCTAATACATATGCTATAATTAGTTCTACTATTGCTAAATGGGCAGAGATTGGAGCTATTTGGACTACTATTTCAGCTAGAGTAACTGAAATAGCAACGATTATATGGAGTACTCTTGTATTTGCAGCACAATCAATAGCAACAGGATTTATGACTATTATGACTTCTTTAGGGGCAATTGCAATGATGGCTTTTACTTGGCCTGTTCTATTAGTAGTTATAGGATTAGTAGCTTTAGCCGCTATTGTTTGGTATTTTTGGGATGCAGTAGTTGCAATTGCAGAAGTAGTGTGGGATCTTTTTATGAAATTTAATCCCCTTGTAATTGTAATTAATTGGCTTATAGATGCAGTAAAATCTTTAATTGATTGGCTGGGATGGTTTGATGAAGAACCAGAAGGACCACAAGCTGTAAAAGGAAGTACTTGGGATGAAATGTTTGGTGTAGGTGGTGAAACAGGTGGTGCTCAAAATGTCACACAACCAGCTACTAATGCAGGGGTAGGGGATTATAAAATGGCTGCTAATACAATTGCTGATTTACCTCAATCTCGTACTGAAATAGAAAAAGCTCCTCCAACAGGAGCAACACCTAAAACTGGAACTGATTCTAAACAAGTAACAAACGTTACTGTTAATACAAATGTAGACCCTATGTTTGGAAGTAAACAATCTGCCAAAAGCACTACATAATTTATAAAAGAAGAAGTAAGAGAATTATGTAATATAGATGAAGAAATTTATATTTAATAAAAAATAAGATGCCAATAGAAAATCAAAATATTGTTCAAAATTTAAAAGAATTAAAATTCTTACAGGATGCTTTATTGGGTAAAATAGATTCAATAAATAATTTAACTAAAGAAGAAATTAATGATTATTATAAATCTGTAGCTAATTTAGGATTATTACATTTACAAACGCAATTAATAAATCAAAAAGAAAACGATGATCGAATAGTTCAATATTATGAAAAGTTAAAAGAAAAAGAATTAAAATTAATTCCTCAAACTGATTTTGGTAAATTTACTAAAGAATATTATCAAGAACTAGCTGTTTTAAGTGAAGAAAACCATGAATTCGGAAAAACAATAGCAAAAGAAGAAAATAAAGATACAATAGAATATTATCAAAGTGTAACTAATTTAAGTGATAGAAATCATTTATTTGGTTTTACAATAGCAGAGGAAGAAAATCAAGATACTACTGAGTACTATCAAGAAAAGGTTAAAACTTTAAGTGATAGAAACCACTTGTTAGGATCAGTTATAGCCGAAGAGGAAAATCAAGATACAATAGAATATTATCAAAATGTAACTAACTTAAGTGATAGAAATCATTTATTAGGTTCAGTAGTGGCTGAAGAAGAAAACCAAGATACAAGAGAATATTATAATGATGTAACTGATTTAAGTAATAGAAATCATTTATTGGGTTCAATAGTTGCAGAAAAAGAAAGTCAAGATACAAGAGAATATTATAATGATGTAACTAACTTAAGCAATAGAAATCACTTATTAGGTTCAGTAGTAGCAGAAGAAGAAAGTCAAGATACTACCGAATATTATCAAAATGTAACTAACTTAAGTGATAGAAATCATTTATTGGGTTCAGTGGTTGCTAACGAAGAAAACCAAGACACTACTGAATATTATCAAAGTGTAACTAATTTAAGTGATAGAAATCATTTGCTGGGATCTATTATAGCAAATAGAGAAAGTCAAGATACAAGAGAATATTATAATGATATAAATGAATTAAGTAGTCAAAAAGCATTAAGAGAAAAACAACAAGTTGCAAATTTACATCAAGATACTACTGATTATTATAAAAAAGTTGCAAAACACGCTGTTAAACAAAAAATGCCATTTAAAGCTGCTTTAGATAGGTTTAAAGATCCTAAATTTCATGCAGATTGGGGTTTTCACATGGATCCTAGTACATTTAGTTTTGGTGGTGGTGTAGGAATTGAATACAGAGGATTTCAACTTGACTTAAGTATACAAAAATATTATGGGGATTTAGATGCTAGATCAAAAGCATGGGCTAGAAGAAATAAAATCAAACAAAGATATACGTTAGATGATTTAACTGATTTAGGTAAAAAAGCATCTAGTCAAGTTACTCCTAATGGTCAAATGACAGATGCTCAAAGAAGTGAATACGAATTAGGATTTATAAAACCAGAGGCAAAAGAAATAGAAAAATATTTTGGTACTGAATCTTCTAAACCTGTGTTAGCATCACCTTATAAAACTAGTATTTTAGGAGCTGATATGAATACAGGTGTTAAGTATTCAGAAAAAATAGATCATGTAAGAGAAGTACAATTAAATGAGAAAACTCCGTTATCTAACTATGTTACAGAAACAGGAGCTTCTAAAGTTGATGTTTTTGATGATTCTATTATTGATTCTAATAAAACTTTAGAAGAAAAAACTAAACATGTTAGAGATAAACTTATACAATCTACTGTTGCTCCTATTTCTTTAGAATCTAAAATATTACCGACAGGAGCAATTAGTGATAAAATTGTTCCTGTAACAAATACTAGTACAAAATCAGCAGAAGAAATAAATCAAGAAAGAAGCGAGAAGGTAAATAAATTATTTAGTAAATATCACGCTGATAATTCTTCTAAAACCTCTATGGCTAATTCAGGATTACTTTCTGATTCTATGACATTTCCTAAACCGGGAGAAGAAATATCTACTCAAAATACTCTTAATGGAAAATCTTTAGCAAGTAGATCATCATATACTTTTTCAGGGGGAGTTATTCATAAAGGATTTTCTGGACTAGATGGATTAAAAGCTAGTACTTTTGGAACACCTGATAATCCTACTTCTAAAAAATTAGAAGCAATGCTTGCAGAATATAAAGCAACTGCTCCTGGATCTTATAAATTTTTTATAGAAAAGCTACATGGACGTCATACTAATGGTAATTATTATGTTAAAAATCCTATTAAGTCTGGTTTATTACGCTCTGATATACCTAACAGAATGCTTTTCCCTGCTTATATTGAAAATTATAACGATAGCTATGATGTAAATTGGAATTCTGAAAATTTATACGGTAGAAGTGAAGCTGTACATATTTATCAAAATACTGGAAGAAAATTATCAATTAGTTTTTTTATGGTATCCGATTTTTCAACAGAAATGTTATTAGCTGGAGTAAAAGCAGCAAGAGACCTTATGAGAAAAGAAGCAATTTCCAAAGACCCTACTTTAAGCAAACTATATAAAAAAAATCCTAAATCCGCAATGAATCAATATGGGGATAGTTTATCTGATGAAGAAAGATTAGAAGAGTTAAGAAAAACTTTACCAGATTGGGGTTCAGGTTCTATGATGTATCCAACTATAAGTAACGGAAAATTTGTTGGTTTTGCTCCTGGAAAAATGTCGGGAACACCTGAAATGTTATGGAGTAAATTAACTTTTTTAGCACAATGTTGTTATCCTTGGTATAGAAATGATGGTAAAATGAAAGAACAACCTTTTATTAGAATAAGAATTGGTGATTTTATAGATGCTATAGGAAAAATAACAGCTTTCAATATAGATAATTACGAATCTTTTGCCTTAGATTTAAATCCTTCTAAAGTAGGAGCTATGCCTATGGGTGTAACAGTTACTCTTAGTATGGATATAGTTCATGAAGATGAACCTTCTTCTGAATATTATAAATTTTATCATAGAAAAGATTTTGATATCGAAGGTATATATTATATTCCTGATTGTTTAAAAACCGATAGTCAAACATGTGATTCTGCTTTAGATCCAAATGCTGAAGACGAGGCTTTAATGTATGCTACTGTTGAAGAGCTTAAAACAGATGTTGATGGACTTGCAAAACAAAGTGGTAGTTTAAATCAAGCAGGTGCATCTCAAGCTGTAAAAAAAGCATTAACTTCATCACAAAATGTACAAAAAATAGCAGCACAACAAGAAATTTTAGATGGGGGAACAGAATCAATTAAATATGAAAAATCAGCTGTACCGGATATTCCAGCTATGCCAATTGCTTCTTATCAATCAATACAAGATAATACAAACGTTAAGCTTAAAAAATATGGACCTACCGAAAAACAATTTACAGGTAGTGCTTCAGGTGGACAATAGTTAATTTTAAATTTAATTAATCTAATTTGGTTGTTATTGATTTATTTCTTATTTTTATAGAATAAGGATTTAAATTAAAAAAATGTATTTAGGTTATATAGTAGGAGATGAACACCCTTTATTACAGACTATTAGTATGTATTCAATTGAAGAACATACTGATAAACCTATTGTAATAGTAGGTATGAATATAGCTACTAGTTTATATCCTGAATTAGATGTTACAGAGAAAAAAATTAAAAATAATATTTATTATATATTTTCTCAATCAGAATCAGATAAACATGAAGAATCTTTAAATACATTTTTATATTATTGTTATAAAGAACTTACACAAAAGTTTGTTGTTGTAAAAAATTATTTAGCTTTTAGTGATATAGTTTTATTAAAAACTGCCTTTATATATGAAACTAAATTATTTATAACAATTACATCAGGGGAGTATATATATTATCTTGATAAAAAAATATATAAATATTTTACAGAGAAAAATATAAACTCTCAAAGGTTTATAAAAAAATTAAAAGAACTATATCCTCTTTGTAGTTTTTATTCGTGGAATACTGATTTTTATTTTCAATCTTATTTAAAGACAATAAACTATTATATATCTTTAAAAGATTTTAAAACATTACATTTTTTTGATTCTAATATTGACTTATATATTGGTGCAGTATGTTTAGAATGGTTAAAAATACTAAAAACAGCAAACTATCCTGAGGAAACTTTACAGTTATGGAATAGGGCGTATGATGTTGAAAATTATTTATCTGCTACAAAAATAAGAATTGATAGAGATAAACTTAATAGTTTAGAAGAAAAAATGTCGTTTAAAAATTTAACTGATGATGAACATATTCGGCAAATTTGCAATGGAACTGATAAGATAACAGGAAGAATTTATTCAAGTTCTAACGGACTTAGTCTTCAAACCTTGCCAGAGATTCATAGAGATATTGTTATTGCCGAACCTAAAAGTGTATTGGTAGGGTTTGATTATAATTATTTTGAATATTCTTTATTATATCAAATATGTAATATGGAATGTGAAGATGATCCTCATTTAAAACTTGCAGAGGTGCTTTTTAAAGACAAAGAATACAGAGATATAGCTAAAGGTATTAATTATAGTATTTTATTTGGACAATCTATTGAAAATACTATTAAAGATATTAAAAACAAATATCCAAATTTAAAAATAAATAGTGATTGGTTATATAGTGAATTAGTAAAAATAACTAAACCTTTTTCTAAACTAAAAGAAAAATTAGAAGAAGAACTTAAACAAACAAACGTAATATATAATTATTATGGTAGAAATATATATCCTCAAAAAGATTATGCGTGCTTAAACAACTATATACAATCTACTGCAGCTGATTTAGTTATTATTAAAATAGATAAGTTAAAAAAATATTTATCTCAATATCCAACCATAAATAGAATATTATTACAACAATATGATTCAATTTTATTTAACTTTAGTATAGATATTGTTGAAAACACTGATCTTTTAGATGATATTATTGAAATTTTAGAATCTCCTGAAAAGGGCTTAAAAGGAAAAACTACAATGCAATACGGGAAAAACTGGAAAAAGTTAAAAAATTAAGTAATTTATAGTTAAAAAATAATATTTAAAAGAAATACTTACAATGATTTTACTGGAATATTCTTTAAAAGAAAAAACAATATTAACTCAATTAATTAATTATTTAGAACCTTTAGTTCCTAGAGAAGAGTTTGAAAAAATATTAGATTTTTATAGTTATTTTGACGCTAGTTATTTTGACTTAGAAAATGCGGCTGTGTATCAAGAATTTATAAACGCTCTTAAAGAATTAGCATCAAAAAACAATATAATACTACCAGAAGAATTAAGTTTACCTGAATAAACTTTTTAACTATCTGAAGTATCTATACCGATTATAATATAACTAAAACCCGATGTTCCCATTTGTGATATTTTATCTATATAAAAGTTTGTAGCTATTTTTTCATCTAAAAATTCTTTTAACTTATCTTCATTTATAAAAGATTCAATCCATATTATTTGTTTTTTTGCTGCCATTTTTTAATTTATTTTTTGTAAATTACTTATTTGAGTTTTAATCATATTTGCTAATTCATAATCCTCCATTTCAGAAGCAAGATTCATAACTATGTTTAACTCTTTAACGTTTAAATCTATTAATGCAATACCTAAAACTTCTAATTCTCTTAAGGTAATTTCTAAATTTTCACCTTCAAGGTCTTCAAACTCAGATTGGTGAGATTGTTTTTCATGTTGTGGTGATTGTAGCAATTTAGTATTTCCATAAGGAATAAATTTTTCTGTTTTACTTATTATTTTCTGATATTCAGACATTAAATCTTCAAACTTTTTTCCTTTAGTTTCTTCTAAAAAATTAATCATACTATCACGTTGATTTCTTGTTTTATAAGAAAAATTTGTATTAACTTCTTTTATATCAAAAATAACAGATAACCCGTTATTAAAAACTGCCTCACAATTATTTAAATCCCATTTACTTAATGTTGCAAACAAAACTCCTGATACTGGATGAGAATTTTGACTTATAAAATCACTATTGAATTTTTCAGGAGAAATATATAAAAGATCCCCTATTTCCCAACTTGTAATTTCGTCTATAAAACATTGTTCTTGAAGTTCTTTCTCTTTTTTTAGTTTCTTTTTATTGGATATTTTTTTTATAGTTTTTTGGATTATAGCTATTATAAGCAATACTAAAAAACCTTGTCCAATGTAATAAAACAAATCGTGCATTCTTTTTAATTTATTAGGTTTAACGATATTAAAATAAGAAAAAATTTGAATATTTTATTTATTTTAAATATAAAAGAATAAATGATTTTAATGCGATTTAAACAATTATTTTATTTATATATATAAAGTTATTAACTTAACAAAATAATTGTTTAAATTAAAGATAAGATAGGTTAATTTTTAATTTTGATGTTATTTATAATAACAGTTGAATTAGGTCTAGTCATTATGCCGTTAGAAATATAAACAAAAGGTCTTTTTTTAACAATATTTATTAATTTAAATTTTCCATATTTTTTCTTTTCTATAACTATATCTATAGTATCAATTGTTTTTAAACTAAAGTTAACAGAATCATTAATTAATGTTAATTTTAAATCAGTCCATTGATCTTTATAGTTTCCTACTTTATATTTAAGTATAGTATCGTTTTTAATAACAGTATCGTGTAAAATAATTTTTCCAGATGTATTTGTTTGAGTTAAAGCAGTAAGAATTTGATCTACTTTTTTCTTTTTTATATCTAAATCTTTAACAATATTTAACAATCTGTCTATTTCTTTATTTTTTAACATTTCCAATTCAGACATTTTTAAAACTAAAGAACTTTTTTGTGATACTAATTTTTGGCTTTTAGATTTGTAAAAACTAACAGTATCAAAAGAAGAAGAAACATTAACAGATAACCTATCTATTTCTTTTTTTTGATTACAAGAATGCATAGTTAATACTACTATTGATCCAATTAAAATAATGTATATTACTATTTTAATAATTAATTTATAAAAAATTGCCATAATTTTATTTTTTTAATTTTTCTAACAATACAAAAATATATTCAAATACAATACTAAATATAGTAAAGTAAACAAAAGTATCTACAGCTCTTGCTAAAATGTCATTATTTATAATAAGTAAAGAAAACGGGATATAGTTTGAATAAAAAGTTAAAATAGCTATTGAAAAATTTGTTTTAAGTAAGTCAAATAAATGCCACCCATCTCCAATAAAAGCAAACCACCTTGATGAACCCAAAAATTTCTCGCCTAAAGGTTTATAATTTTCCTTATACATATTCATCCAAGCTATATCAGGGTTTAACCAATTATATAATTTAGATTTATTACTAAGTTTATTAAACACTGATGAATACCAGTGAAACTTAATAGTATCAGCAATAGCTTTCATTAATCCAGCTAAACAAAGAAATATTATAGATATAAGGTAACTCATTGTTTTTTATTCATTTCTTTGTTCAACTTAAAATAATTATATATACCTAAGATGAATAAACCAAACGTATATATACCTGTTATAATAAATAATACTATAGTAATGTCATATATAACGTCACTATCTTGACTAAAAGTTCCTCCTAAAAACAACAATGTTGCAAGGGTAAATAAAATTTTTACAGGTTTTTTAAAAAAATCCTTAAACCAATTTTTTATAATTTTCATTATTTTATTTTAAATATGCTTTATAATTTATTATATCTACATCTTGATTAATTTGTAGTGTCGTCACCAAAGGCATTAAAATGGTTTGCGTCTGTACTCCTATTATCCTTTGGGTCTTAGGGCTATTAGAGTCTAATGGAGTAATAGAACTGCTTCCAACTATCTCACTATACCCATTTATTAAATTATCTATGTGTGGTTTCTGTATTTTCATTTTATTTAATGATTAAATGATGCTAACATATTTCCCAATATTGGTGCTACTGCATCTTGTATGGCTGCTTTAGTTAAAATTGCTTCCCCCACTGTATCATCAACGGGAACTCCTTTAAGTACCGATTCTTTTGGCGGAACGCCTAGAGTTCCAGTAAGTTCACTCGCTGTTCCATACACAACTCCACTTCTAACATTTGCAACTATAGGATAACCTATACCAGATATTGCTGTTGAGAATTGCCTTTCTGAGTTATTAACAGACTGTGTAACCATTGTTTGAATCGCTATATTGTCTATCTCAAAATTTGTTCCGAAAAATGGGAACTTCTTATTCGCACAAACTATATTTCCTCTAAGTCTATTCACACTTGTTGCCCCTATTGAGTAAACAGCCATTGAGCCATTCGCAACAATATTTCCAGAAACGTCAATCGTACCGTTTGTTGTAGAATAAATACCAGCTACTGCATTTCCCCCAGAACCTCCTGTTATTGCTCCGGTTACATTAACTGTTGCTGTCGCAGAATTTCTTATTCCATAACAGTTAATCCCTCCAACACTGCCAACTACATTTCCTATAAATTGCGGATTTGCAGGGGCTACTGCTGTCACATTTATACATTGTGTGTTTAACACTGTCCCTGAATAAATCACCGCCGTTATAGTGTAGGTGCTTCCAACAGTAAACCCTCCACCATTTGTTCCACCACTTCTTAAGGTATTCCGCAATGATAACACAATAACATTTTGGTCTATTGTTACTATTTTACCATCCGCATATACGTCGTCTGCTGCTTGTGGCAGTGTTCCACCATCCCATGTTGATGTCTCTGACCAAAATCCGGTTTGTACTGCGTATCTTGTTGCCATAACTTATATATTTTTAGCTAAAACGTACTCTTCTAGTGCCGCATTTATCTTACCTATGCAAGTAAGAACGTCAGTGTCTGTACTGTTAAAAACATCACTCATTAATGCTACTGTGTTATCCAACTCCACAGGAATCTTATTCCCGTCAATTACTGCAAATGGTTGCAGCTTTAGATTGGCGTTTACTAAGATTCTACCCTCTTTAGTTATCGCTGAACTAACTGCCATAGATGCTGCGTAATTTTCTACTGTATATTCAACCTTGTTGATTACGACTGTTCGTTTATTATTTGTTTTCATATCTGATTCTTTTTATGTGTAAATTGTTGTTAATCTGTCATCCCATGCTACATCATAAGCATGTGTTACCGTATTTGTTCCATTAGTGTTTATTTGTATTCGAGATATTGTCCAAACCTCATTTTCTTCTAGACTACCTGTAGTAGCAATACCGCAATAATTATAAGGAACAACATAGTCATATCTGTTTATTATATTATTTTCTACAATTAAAGAGTCTCCTGCAATATATAAAATTGTTCCAGTTTCAGAAGAATCAAAAGTTACTGTAAAAACATTTTTTGAATTATGTTTAACAATGAAAGGTATAAATTGTTCTCCTAAATTATCTAATACTTGAATGATAGGAAACATACCTTTATTATGAGTTACAACAACAGAGATTGCTTCAATAAAAGGAACTTCATAAACAATACCTTTTAAACTTTGTAACCATTCTTGTTTAATACCAACAAATCCTTCTTCTATTGCAATCTCATAAGCACTTAACCCTTGATCTCCTTGAATACCTTTTTCACCTTTATCTCCCTTAAGTCCTTGGGAACCAGTTAAGCCTTGTATTCCCTGGTCTCCTTTGAGTCCCTGAATACCTTGATCACCTTTAAGCCCTTGAGGGCCTGTAATTTCTAATATAGAGATTAAATTTATCCAATCTATATCTTCTATATATTTCCATTGTATAAAATCATTGGTTATTCTTAGTTCAATAGGCTCTCCTGGATCTCCTTGGGGACCAATTAAAGAATTTAACCATTCATCAAGAGTACCTTCAAATCCTTCTTGTACAGCTAATTGGTAATTGCTAAACCCTCTAGGGCCTATTCCTATACCATTTTGCACAGCACCTAAGACAATAGGTTTTTCTACTTCTATTTGTAAACTAATAGGTTTTTCTACTTCTGTTTGTAAACTAATAGGGGTTTGTATATCTAGATTTGACACTATATTAAATTTTAAGTTATTATTTCCCCTATGATTTCAAAACTTCCTCTTCCTGTTGTAACTATGCCATAACTTCCTACTGTATTATCTGTAAGTTGTAACTCCCATTTTCCAATACACCCTTTATGCCCCTTAGTATCAGTAGGTAATAAATATACAGTTATTTGTTGTTTGATAATTATTTCTTCATCTCCTTCATCATTAATTATAGTTTCTTCTGGATAAGAAATAACCATACTTCCATCAGCAGTTGTTTTAGATATAATAGTTTGATTGAATCTGTCTCTAACTTGAAAAATTGCAGACGCAAACAGTAAAGATAAAGTATCTGGAATTATAAATACTATATCTCCATTATCTCCTTCTTGTCTAGTAATTTTTATTTCTTTACTAATTAAATATGAAGCCATTAATTTTTAATTTTAAAAAATAAGTTAAAGTTAACTGTTGTCATTTTATAAAAAATAGTTTGTCCAACTACATTAACAAAATCTTCTACATAGTTTTTCATATAAGCTACTGATTTATTCATATGAAAATCTGTACCATATAATATTTTATGACAAAGTGTATCGTGTTTAAAGAGGGCTTTAATTAATAATTGAAACTCTTCTGTATAACATGAAAAAGATGTATCTGTAAATAAGTTTGGTAAAGTAATACAAGCTTTTAATATTTGATAAGTCCATGAATATTCACTAATAGGCTTGGTTTCTAAAATTGGATTAAATAAAATATTAATTTCGTTATCGTCAATAAATTTTTTAATTTCATCAACACCTCCCATATGAGCTATGTCAAAATTAACATTCGGGTTTTTTCTCGCAACTTCTATTAGTCCAAGAGGATTATTAAAATTAGAAGATTTATCCCTTTTATTATTTTTAGTTTTAAATAAAGAATAATGAGAAGCTCTTAGTCTTTTATCAATATCTTTACCTCTATAAAAATTTATATTTCCTCTACTACAGTGAAAAATAATAGGTTTATTTTTTTTAGCAGCATAATGATACATAGGTTCATAATTTATATCATAAGGAAATGTCCCCATATAATTATAAACTTTAAATCCTGAAATTTTATTACCATATCTATTTATCAAATCTATATATTGGGGTCTTCTGCAATCAATATGTAAAAACATTTTGATTTTTTCATCATATTTAATTAAATTAACAACTTCTTGTATTTGATCCTCAAAAGGAGTAATAAGTTCTCCTGCTCCCATATAGGTTTGATCAATCGTTAAAATATTAAACTCAGTACCTATAGGATAATAAGATTTTAATTCTTTAAAATTTTCTTCTTGCGTTTTTCCTAAGTTTATTATAAAGTTAGCTATTCTATCAAGATCATCTTTGTGTGTACAAGGATTAAGGGTACGTAATATTTTAATTATAACTTTTCTTGGCAAGTCTTTTAAAATTATACGAGATAATATAGGTATTACGTTTTTTCCTAAATTTTCAGCTGTTATTATATGTTCATGTCCTACTATCATATTTAAATCTTTTCATTTTCTTTTTTACAAAAATCTAAAAATAATTGTAAATTTTTATTTTCTTCTTCTTCTATTTTTTTTACATCTTTTATCATATTATTTATTTTATAAACATTATGAAGTAAATCAAATTCTACTTTTTCAATTTTATTATTTTTATAAAAATCAAAAAATGTATATTCTTCTATAAAATTTGAAAAATATATTATAAAAGAGTCTTGATTGAGTCTTGTAAAGACCATATGTTCTTTTTTTAAATTACATATTATCGATTTTAACACTTCTTCATTTGATATATTTTTCATTTTTATTTTTTATAGTTTTTATTATTTGTGATATTATTTTAATTTCTTGCAAAACGAATTTTCCGTCTTCACTTTGCCCTAGTTTTCTCACTAACTGTCCTAACCCTGCCGAAATAGCGCCTATTAAAGCTAATTTATAGTCTAATTCAAAAGATCCTGTTGTTTCTATCATATTATATAAAGAAACTGTCAAATCTGTTAATGAGCCTACAAAGCCTCCTAAAAATGCCATTAAAAGAGCTTGTAACCAATCTCTAGATAACAAAGTACCTCTCTTAGAGGTAATTTTTTTTACTTTTTTTTTCGCTTTCATTATATTAACTGTTTAGTTTATTTTAAATATTAAAAATATATGCAAATTTTAGATTATTTGTTTAAATTTTAAAAATAAAAACCCTTGAAATAATTTTTATATTTCAAGGGTTTTTATCTATCTTATTAAATATTATTTCATCATTGTTATTTAGAATGTTGTACCAACGCACTTAATCCAAGTTGCTGCACCGTCGGACCCTCCTACTAAGCAAATATAGATACCAGTAGCTGTAAATCTCACTTCACCAGTAATACCTTCTGAAGTAGCTGATATTGGAGCTATATTATTATCAGGAACTATCACTCGTTTACCTAATAGAGTCACTCCAGTGTAGTTATCATAGGTCTTATCGGATATATTGATAAATGCACTATTCAGGCTACTCGTTAGTCTGTTATTATATCCTAATAAGAAAGAAGAATTAGATCCACTTAGATCATTATCATTTCCAAAAACTATGGCTCCGGAACTAGTGATTATAGTATCATTATAACCTTGACAAAATGACCCATTAGAAGCATCGATAAGATTAGTATGTCCTATAGAATACGTATAATCTGATTGACTTATCTTTGAGTTATCACCTAAGGCTATAGAATATTGTGAACCGTAATCTAAGGTACTTGCTACTGATATACCATTTGATGAATTTTTTATTGAACCTCCATTAAATATAATCCCATCTGAACCACTAAGGATTGAACCTCCATTAAAGGCTATACCTTTAGAGCTACCTCGAATAATTCCACCTACAAAGCCATAACCAGTCGATGCATTGGTTATTTGACTAGATTGGACTGCAATCCCGAATGAAGTTGTATCTATTGTTGACCCATATAATGATACTCCATAACTATTACCTTTTAAACTTGCATTACCTATAGCTATACCATTACTACCATTTGAGAGCTCACCAGAACTACCCACTAACCCAAAAGAGCTCACGGAAATTATACTACCTGCATCAGCCACTAAACCTTTTGAGCCACCTGATAAAACTCCACCAGATACTAATCCGAAAGATCCACCGATTAATTGACCTCCATTAGTAGCATATCCATTAGAGTTATTTATCAAACCAACTTGAGTAGCCATACCAAAACTATTATTTTTAATAGTACTACCTCCAAAAGCTATACCAGTAGAGGAACTATCTATCAAACCACCTTGAGTAGCCATACCAAAACTATTATTCTTAATATTACCTCCAGCTCTTGCTAATCCCATTGAACCATCAATTATACTTCCTTCAGTAGCAAAACCATATCCACTTGTAATAGTTGATCCATTATAAGCAAACCCATGAGAGACATTAGTTAATGTAGCTCCTCCACCAGAGGCAATACCATCGGAAGCACTGGTTATGATACCTCCATCTCGAGCTATACCTAATGATCCGTTGTTAATTAAAGAATTATTACCTCTAGCTATACCTACACCACCTGTAGTACCGTCAACTACACCTCCTTCTAAATAAATCATACCTTTGTTAATATAACCTTTATCCACTAAGCTTCTATCCGTATAATTCATAGAGTAATCTCCACCATACTCGATGCCACCAAATGTAGGTATATCATAAGAATATACCGATACCTTAGTTGTATCGATATTTAAAGTAACGGATTTATCGCTCCCGCTCAATGCAGTCCAACTTTGTAACTCTACATAATTTATGTTACTAACTATATGAGTCCCTAAAGTAGATTCATAATTACTGGTATTAGAATTAAATTCGTAGTTATTAATATCTAATTCAGAATAAGCAGAATCCGTAGGGTTAATAGATCTAGCCATAAAAGTTAATAAAGTATCAAATATTACTCCCTTAGTAGATTTATCTCCTAATAAATAAATTGATTCTAATAAATTTCCTGAATAAGGTATATTTAACCCTCCATTAGATATAGTATTAGGATTAACTTTAGTAACTTGACTTAAAGATTGATTAGCATTTGCTTTTTGTGTTAAAACCCATAAGTTTTTAGTTTGTTGATCTAATATTATTTGTTTGTGTGCTGGTACAGTAATTCCAAAAGGAGTTAAACTATCTATAACCGGTAAAATTGGAGTTTGTCCAAATAGTAATATACTACTTAATATTAAACTTAATGTAATTATTATTTTTTTCATTATTTTTATTGTTTTTATTATTTATTTTAAATTGTTAAATAAGATATTGCTATATTTTCTCCTTCTGATAAATTAGAAATAGAGATATATCCCGGATTAGGCGAATTAATTATATATAAAGAAGAATCTATTAAAATTCCATTTCTAGCTATTCCAACATTTTTTACACCAGATGTATTTACTATGACATAACCATTATTAACATCAGTTAATGAAATGGATATAAACTTAACTTTAGGATCAACATATGATACTACAGTTTCTGCTGTTTCTTCATATGTTAAATATTTTAAATTTCCATTTTCATCATAACTAATAATAGTATTTGGTTGATTAGTTTCTAACCCACCTATAATACTAGTTTCTGTTGTTTGTTTTTCTCTTTTTTCTATACCCATTATTTTAAATAGTTAAATATTTCACAAATATAGACTCACCATCTGACAAATCGGCAAGTGTTATTTTTCCAATAGTAGGGAAATTAATAGTATATAAAGAAGGATCAATTAAAATTCCATTCCTAGATAGGATAACATTTGTAATGCTATTAGTATTTACAGTTATATAACCATTATTTTCTTCAATAGAAGTAATAGGTATAGTAATTGTTTTAGGTTCTACATAAGGTTTAATAACAATTGCTACCTCTTCGTGAGAAAAATATTTTAAGTTTCCATTTTCATCATAACCAGCAATAGTGTTTGGATGAGTTATGGGTAAATTTTCAACAATAAAAGTTTCTATTATTGTTTCAATTTCGTAAGGTTTTCTTTTTTTTTCTAAGCTCATTAATTTTATTTTATTAAAACTTTTAGAATATATTTAAATTTAAATTCTATGTATATAAACATTTGCTGATTCTATTGTTATATTGTGGGCACCATCAAAATTCTTCACAGATAACCATAAATATTGTCCTGCATTTAAAGATACTAATCCACCTGCTCCAACATTTCTGTAAGTTGGAGATGTAGTGAAAATATTTCTTATACCTATGTTATCTAACTCAGTCACATCTTTATTTAATTCAAATCTAAAATTTTCATTATTTGTAGCACATATTGCAGTTATGTTAAATGAAGCCTGAAATATCCCACTATAAATTGACCTGAGTGTGGCTGGTCTTCTAACCGAACCTGTAGCATCATTTGTAACGTATGCCTTGGTTATATAGAAATTAGTAGCATCTATTACTTTTACCAAATATTTTCCATTATAGTTAGTTGTAGCTGTAATCGTTATAGGTTGACCTGTCGATAAATCATGAATTGCCGATGTTGTCACTTTTGTAGTCCCTGCAACTGTTCCTGAATAATCTGCAAACGCTGTTATTGTTCTTCCTAAGCCACCAAAATAGACAAATGAAGAATCAGTATTTGGTGCTAGAACTCCATCGTTATTTCCGAATGTATTATACACTGCATGATATATATTAGCTGTATCAATTACACAAACAACAGCATTATTATACATGTACATTTCCCCATAATGTCTATCCCTGAACTTCACTATACTCCAACTTGATACACCTGTTCCTGTAAGAGCAACACACTTGAATAAAACTCTCGTGGCTGGATAAACTACACTCACTGTATTCAAACCGTTTGATTTAACTGTAATAATTCCTAGAGAATCATTTATAATCTCAAAATCTAAACCTAACACCAATGTAGCTACATCAGGAAGAACCACATCATTGTTTAATGTACCAATGAATCGTTGAGTGTGTTCACTACCTACTGTTAATGTAGTGGTTCCAGTTGATGTTACTTGACCATAATATCCCGATATAAAATTAGGAGACTTCAGTATATTATTTTCTGTTATATTAGTCATTACTTCTAATTTATAGTTGTATTAATATAGATTGTACATATAGTTGCAAATTCATCTATTGTTTGTTTTTCAGCAACATGAGTTTCGCCCCATATTAATAAATCTCCTGTATTGACAGATTCTTTTGAATTATTTTGAACTGTAATAGTATTCTTATCATTGCCGAATTCTTCACTCCTATCTTTATAAAACGAATAAAGAATACTTGTATCTTCTTTCCCTGCATTTGCAAGAATTTGTGAATATATTATTCTTACTTGCTCTGCTTTATCTTGTACTGACTGAGGTTGTTCTGCAAGTTGCATTAAAACTCCTTGAAGTTCATTTCCTTGTTCATCTTTTGGTACAATAACTACTGTATCTAATTCTTCGTTATTTGTATATGCTAATAGTTTTATTGTTTTCATAATTATCCGAGATTATAAGTTACATCTTCATTTAATTGATTTTCAATAATTGGATTAGGATTATAATTTAATGGCACGGTTACCACAGTTGTTGCATTTACTAAACTACTAGCAAGTATATCACCTTCACCTATTCCACTAACTGTTATTACATTATTTACTACCATTGCAGTTCGTGTAAGCATTGGTGTAATTGCATTTATTAATGCAGTTATTTCGGTTGCTATTTCATTTTTGGTTTTTCCAAGTCCTAAACCATCATAAGATATGGCGGTTGTATTAGTGCCGTCAAAGAAATTAAATGATGTAAGTAAGTTATCTGCGGTTACTGTTATAGTAATTATTTTTCCAAATGCTAATTTTAAACCATGTGTTATTTTATCACAATTTGTCGTACAACCAAGTACGTATATATCTTTACTTGCTGATGTATTTGCCGTACATAAAATTGGTGATTTACCATTTGTCTTTAAATAAGAATTTAAAAAAATTAAAGTTCCTCCCGATTTAGTTATTAACCAACCACTTGTATTTACAAATGGCATATTTCCAATTCTAACGATTCCTCCTGATTGAATAATTGAAGGAACTGTTGCTGACTCTCTTGTTATCTTACCCAAGAAGTTTAATTCGCCACTTGATATATTCACAAGTGGTACAGAATAATGACCAGGACCAGCATCACTTCTATAATTAATAATACCACCAGTTTGAGTTATTTGTGATACTACCGAAATTGGACAATTTATTTCAAGAACACCACCAGTTATATTAGATCCTTGTAAAACACTAATAACAGTTGTAGAGTTGAAATTAAGTCTTCCTGCCATGTTTACAAATCTTCCCGCAAATGTTCCATTAACAGTACACTCACTATTACTATCTATATTCAAAGCAGAAGGTGAATCACATGAACTCCAACCATTTAAGTAAAAATATCCATATATCAAATTTATACTTCCAGTTGTTCTTGCATTACAAATAGTTTTTCCGCCTGTTCCGCTGATATATATATCTCCTTGTACTCTACCGTTTAATATATTATAAGCATTATTAATACTATAAGCATAAGCTGGAGATGGTGTTTCAATATCAACATTACAAATAGCATTACCTACACTATATAGACTAACCCCTTGTAATAATCCATAAATTTTTGCTTCTAAATTTAAATACTTAGCATCAGAAAAAGCAATTGCTCTACCTAACATATTTCTGATTATTCCTTTTATATCATAAAAACCATATTGTGTACTAGACTGTGTACCAATTTGTATCAACCATGTCGTTGATGTACTTGAATAAATTTCACAATCCTGATAATATTTAAAATTGGCATTTTGACCAACACAATTGATAAATCTACTATTTGCATGTGTTCCAATAAATAAACCACCTTCAAGTATATAATCAGAATGCCAAGTATCTGAAATGTTAAATAAAGTTAAATCTCCCCAACTAATCTGAGAACCTTTAAAAACCCATCTCATACCTTCTTTAGCTAAATTAGTTGTAGGAACAAAATTACCTTTGCAATACACAGTATAATGTCGTATCCAAACAGGCATAAACCCTCCAGTACTCTGTGTCTGTGAGGTAGTTACTGATTTTGCATTTTCTAATCCACCATCTTTGGTAATTATTCGAGTATTATAAACTAAACCTGAACCATAGGCGAATGAATCACCGACTTCCATTAAATTATAATCAACATCAGATATATTAGTTATAACCCTACTTCCTGAGGTTTTTGTTGCTATCTGTGTCCCACTCCACTTATTTGTTAATGTAGATATTTTATCAAGTGTTTTATATTTAAACAATATTGTTCCGTCCCCTGATATATCATCTCCAAATACTGAATCAACAAATAATGAATGAGATAAATTAACAATAGTACTATCTTTCCAATCTACATCTCCGCCATTATTTTTATACAAAACTTGTCCTATTTCCGCACTACTTACCCCTGTCACATTATTCAGAGCTGTTTGTTGAGAAGATACATCGGATAAATTATTAGATGGTTTTAAGGGTATATACCCTATCCCAACATTTGATATACTCCAATTAGCATCTACTTCATCATCAGGACTGTCTATTAATGCTCTAACTGTATATCCAATCAATACAGGAATTCCATTTATATTTCCATCAGCAGATATGGTCCATATATCACCTTTCATTATCACTCCTGCCGTTCCACTTCCACCTGTTATAGGATATTTGCTTGTAATAGTTGGGTTATAGCTTCCTCTGTCATCAAATAATCCTAAAGTGGCATTTGTAAGTTGACCTTTTGTTACAAATTCATCATCATTTACTGCATCACTTCCTTTTACTGTTCCATCTCCTCGTACGGCAAATTTCCCTACTCCTAATTTATTCCATACCTCTAAAATATTATCAATATCTGCCATGTCATCGCCTGTCTGATATGATATGGCTCCTTTTGTCTGCAACAGTTTTATTTTAGGTATTGCACTAACCTCATAAGATTGTTGCATTGTAGTAGTTGCACCAATTGAAGAACCTAGATTTGGATTTCCAAACCTATCTAATTCCATGAATCTAGCCTTTGTCTCATTATTCAATTCTGTACATCCAGATTCAACTACTAATGCACATCTAAATAAGAAGTTTTGATTAAGATTTTGTTCAGGAATAAATTGTTCAGTAGATATTGCTTGAAGAGCTTCAGAAATGCTATCATATAAAAATTGACCTATTTGAACTCTTAATTTATTGGATACTGGGATGGCTAATCTATGAATTGTAAATTTTCCTACGGGTATTAATTCTTTCACACCATTATTGTCCCAATGTTCTGTATCTATTGTATCTCCCGTTTCATATATATATTCTTGAAGATTTCTTAACCTATGTCGTATATCTGCATCTGGAGACCCAATTAATTCACCTAAAGTAACAGCATTTGGTCTTTTATATCTTAAAACACCTGCTGAATTATATCCAGAACCACGTTTACATAAATTCCCTAATGTTTTGTTTACTTTTTTATTTGAACCATTAGGACTGAATAAATTACCATTTATATTAAATGCCCCAAGATAGTCTAAGGTATCATGTAATTGTGACTCTAGCTTAATAGCAACATCTGGTAAATTGTTAGTTGCATTAACATTTATGTTATTACTATGTACTGCATTACCAAGAGGAATATAATCCCATCTTTCATTTTCTTCGAATGGAGCATTTTTGTGTATTAATATATTATTTATTGGATCATATGCAAAATATGTTGACGTTATTCCAACTATTGTAAGATATTCTGGTATTACACCAACAAAACCTTCACATGTACTTCTAACTAATCGAGGATTATTAAAATCTGTTAAATCGATAAATATATATTCAAATTCAGCAATATTAATCTTTGTATTATCAACATTTATTGTTATTCCGCTCCACTCTCCTATTAGTCCATTACTTCCCGATAAAGATATATCATTTATTGTAAGATTTGATGGCATTTTTAACCATCCATTATTTGATTTAATAACTAAATCTCCAACTCTCCAATTTGTAATACCATCAAGCTCTGTTGATCCTGCTACTGATACTTTCCAAGCATAACCGGGAATTAAAGTTCCATCTATAGGAGGAGTATTTGTATCAGCATCCCAATCACCCTCCATTCTAATTATATTCCCTAAAATATTTTCAACTGCTTCATCTATATAATCAGACGTTGCTAATTTATCATTATTTCCCGTTGAACCTTCTGCTAATGCTGTTGGTAATATATTTTCAGTAGTAATTATTTTAAAATTATCATCAAGAACTAAATTACTATTATTTATTATTAAATTATTATATTCTAAAGAAATATATCTAGTATCTCCGTGATCGGCGGTATTTAATACATAATTATTATCAACAACAAAATCACTTGCAGTTATAACATATTTATATATTTTATTATTTTCTCTACAAAAAACCAAAGGATAATCTAAAGTTTCTATATCAGTTTTTAAATCAAAACCATAAATATGTGTATTAAAATATTCTTTATTTTCTGTACCAATTAAAATAAAATTATTTAAAGAAACATTTGTTAATTTTGTTAACTCATCTGCTGTAGATTTAAATCCTACTATATTGGCAAAAGAGACTTTAATATTTTTAGAGTTAGTTAAATCTATAAAATCAGTATTTATATTTAAATCTGTATATAGAACTGTTCCCGCTATTTGGTTATCTGTTATAAAAATATTTGTTATAGTTAAATTACTTTTAACTAAATTATTTCCTAATAAAGTACAATTAGAATTAATTACATAATTTAAATTTCCTGTAGTTTTATAAAAGATAGTACTTTCTATTATATTATCTTTAAAATCAGTTAAAACAGCATTTAAATCAGTTAAAACAGTGTTTTTAATAGCTAACTTTCCTTTTTCAAAAAAAGTAACTTCTAACAATAAAGATTTATCAACTATTAAGTTAATTTTATTATTAAAAGTAATAGTTTTATTAAAAAAACAAGTATTAAAAGAAAGAGTTTGATTATTTCCAAAATAACTAATAGTATCTAAATCAAAATCAAAATTTATATTAATAAATTCTAATATACCAGTATTAATTTTTTGTTCTAATGTTCCAAACGGATTTCTTAAACTACTTGTTATTGTTGTAGTTAATTCATAAATGGAAACTGGGTTTATATCACTTGTAGTATAAACAAACTTATCTCCACTTGATGCAATTGGATAAAACAAATAATCTATAGAGTTTTGAATAAAATAACCTTTATAAAAATCTGTTGTTGTATTAAATGAAGTAGAAGTTATATTATATTTAAAGGGAATTAAAGCATCAGGCACTGAACCATCTAAAGAAAGACTTTCTGTTAAATTATTTCCTTGTATTCTTACCCTACTATTACCTATAAAAGTAATTGTAGATAAATAATCTATTATTTGTTGGTTTATTTCAAAACTACTATCATCTAGAATAATTGTTACTATTATATCATTTAAAATAGTAGTATATGATAAATCTTTAAAAGCTCTTTGTAAGGTTTGATAAGGTGTAGAAACTTCTCCTGTACCTGATAAATCATTTCCTATAGCAGATATATAAATATCAAAACTAGTTGAAATAAAAGAAGTTAAACTATTGTTGAATTCTATTTTTTCAATATTATCACCGTTTACGTTTGCTTTTGTTTCTCCTATATTAAGAAAAGTTTCTCCAATATACATGTATAATTCAGCAGTTCCTGGAATAGGGGAGCTGGTTAATTCTTGATAATATATACCTGATTCATATTGAAAAACCCAATTTCTAGAATCATCTATTGGAATTCTTAATCCTGAATTTTCTTCATATATTTTTACTTCATATTTATATCCAAAAGTAGGAGAGACAACGTTATTTACTCGAGTACCAGCTACTATACCATATTCAGGAATATTAATAGAGTGTGTTGCAAAATAAGCATGATTGTTTGAAGTTTCATCAATACTTAAATTTACCGTAAGTTTTAATACAACATTAGCTGCTTCTGCAACAACAGGATCAGGATCAATTGTTTCTGCAAAAATTGCACTAGAAGGTAAGTTAAAAAAATAACTTTCTTTTTCGTTTCCCAACTCTTTAGAGTTATCCGTATGGGATTTTCCTAATAAGTTTTTAAAAGCAATATTTGTTTTTGTTGTATTTTCTAAAGACATTTTTATTATTTTTATTTGTTGAAAAATAAACTATACATAATTGCAATTGCAGATAATATTATTATAACATTACTTATAAGTTTGCCTAATTCGTTATATTTAGCCATTTCAGGATGTTTTTGATCAATTCTTACAACCTCTGTTTCTTTTTTTAAAACTTCTATCTGTCCCGATAAACAATTAATAGTTGATAATAAATTATTAACTTCTTTTATATTGTTTTCTTTAACATTTAATAATTTTTTATCAAGTTCTTCTATTTGATTTTTTAAAACATTAATTTCAGCTAACTTTTCTTGAATTTTTTCAATTTTTTCGTTATGAGTATTTACTTTTTCGTTTATAGATTTAGATTCTGTATGAATCCTATCTAATTTTTCCATAAACAAATCTTGAATATGTTTAAGTTGTTCATGCAATACGTCATTAGATGATCTTACTTCAGCTATTAAAAGTGAAAGTTTAATGTTTTTTTCTTCTTCTTGATCTATTGTCATTATTTATTTAATATAGGTATTATATAATATTTATATTTAAATATTAAAAAAAACAATAAAGTTTGAAAAAAATAAAGATAAACTTGTTTGGGGTAGTTAATTTTATTTTTTTAAATAAATTGTAAGACAATATCATAAATATTACCTGCCATTTGTTGTCCCATCGTAATTTTTATGACTATATATCCCCCTGTATTAGCTGTATTTTTTGTACCTATTGTTAAACCCCAATTTGTATTTAAAGCACGACCTGTACCTAATAAAGAACTTCTGCAACCATCTCCATCTGAAAACATTTCAGTATCAAAATCATTATAACAATCTAACCACCCTGTTTGACTTGAAGCTTTAATTTCTACTTTACAATTATTTCCAGTTAAAGTTTCTGTTATTGGTACAAAGTTAATAGAATTACCTAAAATTTTTAATATAAAATTACTAGTAGTTGGAGCTGTTTGTTTAAAATAACGATAAAAAGTTCTATTGCCAGTTAATCCAGTATAATTCCTTGCAGGACCCTTTGTTGTACCATCATTCCAAATTGGAGCATTGGGCAAAACTGTAGTTCTAAAATCATTTGGATAAAAAAGACTCCATCCTGGATATATTAAAAGACCATCTATTACTTGTAATCCATCACCATAACCCGGGTTTATAGAATTTTTAATAGACATTTGACTATCCCACATATTAGAAGGAAAATTTACGAAATTATCAAAATCTATATTTGACGGCAATCGATAACCTTCACTTGTAAAGGTTTCTTGATAATTAGTATTTGTATCTACTAGATTATCTAATAAAATACCTGAAATTGTAGATGTTAGACTGTTACTTATTGATTGTACTGTTCTTTTAACTATTGTTTCTATTGTAGGATTTACGTTTACAAGAGCTATGTTGGAATTTAAAGTTACAGCTTTATTAGTAATTATTATTTGTTCATCAACCCCAGTTGTATTTGCCGGAATTTCTAAAGGACTAGTAGTTCCATAATTACAACTAAAAGAAATAGCATCTGTATCTTTATTATATGTATTTTTATATGCATTAGAAATTTTTACACTATAGAAAAAAGTACCTGATGTATAATATCCAATTCCAGATAAATATTTAATTCCAGATAATGAATTTACAACAAAAGACATATCTGAATACGCTGTTGCTGTTACATCATCATCTATTAAAATATCAAACACAGTTAAAGTTCTAACATCTCCCAATGCAATCACATGTTCTACTTTTATAGTATTATATCCATTATTTAAATCACTTTTTATTACCATCCAACCACCTGTTCTATGTTGTATAGAACTTAACTCTGAACCGTTAGCAAAATGTGCTGGAGATTGTGCAGATACATATATTCCTGTTGTTGTTCCTCCTGTTGTACCATCTATAGAGTTAACAGAACTAGTAAGATCTAAATTTGCTATTTCAATATCATTAATATATAAAATTAAATTACCCGTATCTGCTTTACTAAAAGATTGAGCTATATAAGAAGGTGTTGGTAACATCGTATCTTGCGGTACATCATAGTTAAAAATACCTGATAAAACATCTCCTGCTCTTGATGATATACCTAATCTATATCCTGATGTTAAAAAAGTATCATTAAGAGAAACAGGATCAACAACACCTATTCCGTCTGCTGGTGTATAACCAACTAAAGGTAAAGATGTATCAAAACTTAATTTTCCTGAAACTTGAGGAGTTAAAGTAAGTTCATTCCATGAAATTAATTCAGGGGCTGAAGTGGGAGTTAAAGCTTTTGCTATTTTATTTAATTCACATATAGCATCAACAGTAGTAGTAGATTCAAAATCGAACAAACCATTAGTCCAAGTACCTTCTGTAGGTAATCCTAATGGGTGAGTTAAAAAAGGTTGAATTATCCATAATCCTGAAGGATAAGTTCCGTTATATTGATATAAAACAGTATCTATATTTTTTATTTTAATAGTATAACTATTTGTTGGAACTATATATTCCCATGTACTATTATTATAATAAGCTATTTCATTTGCATGTGTAATAAACTCATCTATGGGTGTTGATGAAATTAAATATTTATCTCCCTGGGTTGGAGTTAATCCTATAGGAGTATTAACAATAGATATAACACTATCTTGCCATGTATCTGTTGCCATAGGAATAAGACTAATTACTCCCTCTATTTCTCCTTTAATAAGAGATTTTAAAGAAATAATAGTATCAGATGGTAATTGGTGTAAAAAATATCTATAAGGAATTTTTAAAGAAACATCAGTATCTATATCAAATAAATAAGGAGTCTCAACACCTGCTATTGTCAAATAATAAAAAGTAATAGTATAAGGTCCTCCTTCTGTACAACTTAACTTTCCGTAAACTTCTGATCTATCAGAATAAATTTTTCTATTATTAATAGTTAAATTTATTAAAACAATATTATGAGGACTAGCGCTAATTACACCATTTTCTGTTTCATCAGCTGAAATTCTTATATCTATAGGTTTACCTTTATAACCAGCTGTTAAAATAGTTGTTTCTAATGTAGAATAAATATTTACACTAGAGCTATTAATAGGTATAGTAAATGTTGAAATGTTTATATAGCCTCCAACTATTCTGCTTATTTGTTTTGCTTGTATGTGTTCTTGTTGCATTACCAGTAATATATTTCTAGTTTATCTGTAGTTTCTAAATTAAATTTATTATTTGTCCATATTAAATTTGCATTAACTATGGAATAATCTGTTGTATAAGTATATTTTATACCATTTATAAAAAGCTTTGAAAGATTAGGTGATGTAGGAATAAAATCTAATGAAAACATAGTTTGATCATCAGCTGCTACTGTTAATATTAATAAATTTTCTATACTAGATGAAGTATTGTAAATATAAAACTTATGTGAGGTTTTATCATAATCAAATTCAACTAATTTTCCAATTTGACCTTTATCAATTATTAATAAATCTCCATCAACAAAATCTCTTATTGTAATAGTATATGAACCTAAATCAAGACTAGAATCAATTGCAAAAATAAATTTAGCATTAGATGTGACTGCATAGTTTTTTAAAGTAATAACTATATTTTCGGTTAGAGTACCAGTAATTAATTGAGTAACACTATCTATATATGCGAGTAAATCAGAAGTAGTTAAGTTTAAAACAGATCTTCCTCTTTTTCCTATTGTAGATGATGAATCAATATGTACGTCTGATAAAACCAAACCTGAAAACACACCTGTTATATTACTAAACGTACAATTTGTACAATTATCTGATATAATAGAAGAATTAAAAATTTTAATATTAGAGGAGTTAGATAAAAGTATAGTTGAATTAGTTGAATATATACCTTCACAATTATCAATTGTTCCTACAGAATTTATTAACAATGTTTTTGATGATGATGTGATTGCGACTTTTGAATTAAGCAATTGTGAATTTGATTCATTAACATCATCAATGTTTGCTATACTATTATTTATAGTATCTAATGTTATTTTATAATTATATTTAGTTGAACCTATTATTGTTCCTGATGGTGTAAAATCATTTATAGTTAAAGCAAGTACTCTAAAAACCTGTCCTATCCCTTCTCCTATTTGATCTGTTGTATCCGTAATATCATACCACTGTAATGCAATAAGATTATCAGTGTTTGCCAAATCATAATAAGCGGAAAGTGTAATAGATATAGGATCAGAGGTTATTGTAATTAAAGTATATACGACACCAGTCCATTTATAATATTTTCCTGATGTTAAATCAACATAATATTTATTTAATACTGGTGTAATTAAAATAGAATACCCAGCATCTTCATAAAACAAACCATCTATATTATTATAATATCCTTCTACAGCATCTGGTGGAATAGGTCCACTACCTCCACTTACATTTATGTAATTATTATATAAAATATTAGCAGCTTCATGTAAATTAATAGCAGCTAATTTAGCCTCAGCCTTTGATTGAAAAGTAAGAGATATAGTTTCATTACTTTCAAGTAATATTAATAAAATATTTTCTTCTGTATTATTACTTAAATATCTTCCTATGTTTATATTATATAAAATTATTCCTGATGTATTTTGAAGAGATAAAATTATATCAGATGATTGATAAGGAACAATAAATGTATTTGGATTAAGTGCCATTTTTTTTATTTATAAAATTTATAATAGTATTGCTCCATTCATAATTTGTTTAAACCTAAGTTCAGCTGTTGCAGCTTCATTTGAATTTATAAATGTTAATTCCGTTGGTTGATAATTGTTTACCTCCTTGATGACCAACGTTTGTCCTTGTTTGTAAAAAATAAGAACATTTCTTAAAATAATTTGATGTATAGTTTGACCGTCAATAGGGTGTTTGATTACAGCTGTTTGTCTTTGAATTTCCGTTTTAACATTTAAAGCAACAAGATTACCTGATGTTAATGGATTAACTACTGGTACTGTTGGAGTTACTGTTTTTTTCTTTTTATCTATAAAATCCATTATTTATATTGTATTTTAATTCTTGTTCTATCATTTGGTGTTGGCAATGTAAAACTTTCTTGATTATTTGCAAAAGTAAAATAACCATAATAAGTTCCTGATTTTTTTATAAATAAAGGATCAATGGTTGTTAAAATTTCTGAATTTTCCATATTATTTATATTAGCTGTACTGTTTGTTATTAAATTACCATAAACATCGTATAGTTTAAAAATAATACTATATCCTGATAATAAAAAAGGTGTTTTATCTCCAAACAAATTAGTTCTTTCATAAAGGTGAACTAATATTTTTAACTCACCTCCTAAATTACAGTTATATATATCTTTTTGTAAAACTATAAAAGGATATGTATTGTAAGCTCTTTTATCAAATATTTCACAAGTATCCGCCATTTTTTTATTTTAAATATAGTTTTTGGAATAACTTTTTAAAATAAACAAGTAAAAGTTTAATTGTTAAATTTTTAAACTTAACTTATAAGCATTTCTTATATTTTTATTTAAATAATTTCTTAAAATATTAGTATTTTTTCCCATAGGATATTTACTAAAATCCTCTAGTGATGTTTTAGAAGGAGAAATGTTTGAGTTTTTAGATTCAGCATCTACAATTGTTGGTAAATCTGATTTAGTTTCAATAGCGTTTTCTTTTTCTTTTTTAAGTTTTTCGTCTTGTGCTTTTTTTATTTCTTCTTTATTTGGAATTTTTATTTCTTGTTTTTTAAACTGAATAATATCTGCTAATATTCCAAAATTATAATGTAAATTTAAACCCCAAATTCTATTATTTTTAACTTCTAATATCCAAACTAAAGGTCTTTTGTCATGTATATCTTCAGCATTATATTCAAAATAATATAACATTCCCGGTTTTAAACTATTAGGATGAGCTCTTTGAAGATTAAAAAATTGGCTTATATTATTAATCGTTAACTTCATTTTTATTTTTTCGATTTTAATAAAGATTTAATAAAATCACCTTCAGATTTAAATACAATTTCGTCAATATCATCTATTGCTGCGTTTATATATTCTATTTTTTGTTTAATGCCTTCAAAAATATCTTCTTCTATTGTATCTTTATAAAAAGGAAAATATATTTGTACTTTTTGTTTTTGACCTATTCTATGTATACGTTTTTCCCCTTGTAAAACCAAATGTGGTGAAAAAGGCAAATCGTTCATTATCATCATTGTGGCTGATGTTAAGGTTACACCTTCTGATCCAACTATATAATTACAAATACAAACATCAATAGAACTATTAGATTGAAAGTTTTCAATATTTAATTGTCTTTGTTTTTCTTTAATTCTTCCATCTAAAGTAACACATTTTTTGCCATAAATTTCTTTTACATAATCTACAATAGCGGTAAAGTTTGTAAAGACAACAACTTTGTGTCCTTGTTCTATGCAACTATCCAACATTTCTTTTAAAGATCCATCTTTTATTTTTTCTAAAGCACAAAACATTCTTTTGGCAGCAAGTTTAACAAAACCTTCTCCCGAAAATAAATTTTTTTGATAATGTTCTGATTCTGGATTGTTAATATTATCATAAATTTCTTGAAATTTATCATTTACTGCTTTTTCATACGCTTGAAACTGCCTTGATGAAAACTCTAAATAATAAGGAATCCTTAATTTACTAGGTAAATCAATAGCCTCGCTTGTCATCCTTCTGAGCATAACATCCTGTGTTCTGTAATGTAAATCTTTTAAGTTTGATGCACCACTATAATCCCAGCCAAAATCTGTTTTTTTACCGCCACAATATCTTCTACCAAAATCTGTTTTGTTTTTTCCTAAAGTATGTTTACAAATTTTTAATAAATTAAAAAAATCCATTGGTCTATTAGCCATGGGGGTACCTGTTAATAACCAAGTAGTTTTTGTTTTATTTGCAATTTTACTAAAAAACTTACTTCTTCGAGATTTAGAATTTTTTACATAATGTGCTTCATCTGCAACACCTAGTTTAAATTTTGCTTTTACAATTTCATTAATGTATTTATGAATTTTATCATAATTTATAATAATAACCTTATTATCAACCCATTTGTTATTGATTATGGAAATATTTTTTTCATCCATAAATATAGATAATTCTATTTTCCAGTTTAATCGAAGTGTTTTAGGGCAAATAATTATTGTTTTTTCATTCTTTTCTACAATAGCCATTACTGTTGATTGTGTCTTCCCAAGCCCACAATCGTCAGCTAAAATTCCCTTTAATTTATTTAATAACCAATTAGTTCCAACTTTTTGATGAATATAGGGTGGGCGAATTTTATATTTTCCCCAATCAATTTCAAAATCTTTTATTTCATCAATTGGTAATAAGGTTTTATTTTTTTGGATAGCTGCGACAGAAACAAGCATTTTTTCTGCCATAGAATTTTGAGTTAGAGTTAATTCTTCCCCTTCTTCTAATTTTTTTTTTAAAATTTTAAGATATGGATGAGGTCCTTGGTATTTTAAAATTAACTCTGAAATCTTTGACATATTCTTTTATTTTCTTTAAAAAACTATTGTTTTTCTTATTAAATATGTATAAATATTTTTTTCTCTCTTCTTCTGAGTTAAAAACAATGGTTATAGTGTGAAAATCTTTAAATTCACTACAAATATAACTTAAATATAGTTCTATATCTTTATCAGTTACTTCTCCATATATTTTACCTGATAATGGTAGGAAAGTAAGATGTAATATTTTATAATTAGTAGATTCAAAGTATTTAATTGTTTCTTTTATACTAAATAAAGTTTTGGTTAATAAATTTTGTTTTTTTATTTTATCTGTTATTATTCTTGAATTAGGTAAAACACTATGAATAATTTTATCTATTTTTAAAATTCCTGAATTTGTTACAACATTATCTCCAAATTTAAAGTTTTCTAACTTATAATCATATTTAATATTATAAATTTCTTTTTTTACCGAAGAACCGGCTTCTTTGTGTACATTAATAAAAGTTTCGTCTCCTGCTAACAGGCTACTTGAGGTCCATAAAATTAAAATATCTGTTTTGAAATTATTAAAACAGATATCTTGAGTAACAAATTTAAAAGTAGGAGATGATAACATTTTTTAATAATAAAATAAGAAAAAAAAATAAAAACATGGAACTTGAATCTTTAAAAACATTAAAAAAAACTTGTGAAGAGTGTGGTGAAGTTTTTTATGTTAAAAAATACTTTCCCAATGCAAGATATTGTAGTAATGAATGTAGACTAAAACATTTAGGTAAAACTAAAAGAACTATTACTTTAATAACTTTAACATGTGCTCATTGTAATAAAGAGTTTACAGTAAACTCTGCTAGAAAAAAACAAAAATATTGTTGTAACAATTGTAGATTTTTAGCCAAAAAAATTTATGTAGAGAAAATAAAAAAAATATGTATTGGTTGTGGTAAAGAATTTGAGGTGCATCCTATTAGAGGAAAACAAAAATATTGTGGAGATAAGTGTAGAATAAAATATCTTAATATTTATCACAAGCGCGAAAATAAAGCTTATGTTAAAAATTGTGTTATTTGTGGGAAAACTTTTACTTCATATAATATAAACGCAAAATATTGTTGTTATGGTTGTTTTAAAGATTATTATAGACCTATTCTTATAGCTAAAGATAAGGCTCGTACTAAACCAAAACCTATTATAACTTGTCAGTGTTGTGGTAAAGAATTTGAAGTTTTAAATTGTAATGCTAAAAAAACTAAATACTGCAGCAACGAGTGTAGAGTAATTTCTATGAGAAAAAATGCTATTAAAAAGAAAAAACTTAATAGTATATATCATTGCTTAAATTGTGGAAAACTTTTTAGTAGTCCTTATCCTAAAAAATATTGCAGTTCTAGGTGTAATCTTAAGGTTAATACTTATAATTTAAAACCATCAAATAAAATTAAAAAAATTTGCAAAAATGAATTTTGTAAAAAAGAATTTTATGTAAAAGGTCACGATATAAAAAGAAAATTTTGTTGTTATGAATGTCATACTTATTTTATGTCAAAAAAATATAAAGAAGATTTATTAAAATTGGACAATAAACAAAGTATTCTTAAAATTTGGAGTTTATAATTAAAAATTTATATTTAAAAAAAATATTTAAATGAAATTAATTTTACTAGAAACTTATAGTTTTAGAAATAATATTGTAAAATATATTTTATCAAAGGATAGAAACTATTTTATATATAAGAAAGCTTTAAGTTTAGCTAAAAGTAGAGGAGTTGACATTTTCAAAAATAAAGAATTAGCTTATTATATACTGGAAGATGAAGAAGTTATAGCTGGTTTATTTATATCTGATAATTTAACAGATTTCGGATTTGATATAGTTGTAGATAAGGAATATGAAAACCAGGGTATTGGAAAAGAATTAACAAAAAAAGCTTTAGAAATTTATAAAAATTTAAAATTAATATATGGTGATGATTATTTTTTAGATGTTGAAGTTATTAGTCCTAAATATAAAGATATTTTAACTAAAAATTTTAATTTAAAAATTAAACAGGATTTAAAAGATTCAAAATGGATTATGACGGAGTAATAGTATTAATCAAAAATAATGCTTTAAATCAAAGAAAAATGCACAAAAACATTAAATAAATACGTAATGAAGATCGGAATAAAAACATTAATTGAAAAATTACAAAAACTATCGGGTAAAAAAGTTATACTAGAAAGATTTTCTGATGAAGAAATTGGTCATTTTATTGATCAAACAATAACAATCAAGGGCGACAAAATAACTTATAAAGGTAATCTTACTTATAAAACATTTGAAATTTTAGCAAATAAATATAGTAATTATACTCTTGATGTAATTGGAAATGTTTATATATTTAATAGAGGATACAAAGAAATGCCTATACAGTTTGGCGAAGTAACTGGAGATTTTAAATGTTATAATAATAAACTAACCTCATTGAAAAATTTTCCTATAGAAGTGGGTGGAAAAATTGATTGTTCTGGAAATTTAAAAAAATTTTCTGAAAAGGATATTAAAAAAATATGTAATGTTAAAGGAGAAATATGGAATTAACCATATATCTTACCAATAATATCTGATTCTAAATACTTAACTTCAAAAATTCCATTTGGATATCCCTTAATTATATTATTAGTAGATACCATTTCATATTTATTTCTATGTCCCTTTATAGGTGTTGGAATTATGTCAGGATATAATCCAATTTCAATAGGTTGATAAACTCTTCTTGTCGCAGGGTCTGTATTATCTTCACCTAGACCTATAATATTATAAATTTTTAATTCTGCTACATTTATTACTCCACTTACTTCTTGTAAAACAGTTGTTATATTAGACAAATATATAGGTTGATTCATTTGCCAATTTTTAACATCGAAATATTCTTGTAATCTTTTTAAACAATCTATCAGTATTTGTTGTTGATTGTTAGAATCCGCAAAAATAGTAAACTCAACTTGTATGTTATATATATCTCCATCAACAATATCTATCCAATCTCCAATAACTCTTTTATCTATTAAATAATTTTTAATATTTTCTTTTAATAATTGATTTGGAGAAACCCATATTCCATTTGCGTTTTTTTGTTTAGTAGTTAAATAACCATCTTCATTTCTACTTAAAATATATAATATTCCCTTTTCTCCTAACCATAAGTTTGGATCAAGAGTTAAAATATCAGTTGTTGTTTGATCTATTTGATAGTTTCTAAAATAGCTTTCTATTTGATTTGCAATTATTAATCTATTTGCTTGTGTTGTTGCATTTACAAGTTGATTTGTTAATTCTAATACAGTATTTTCGACATCTTTCATGTTTGCTACCTTAGGCCCAAACAAATCATAAGATACTCTAAAAGGTTGTCCATATTTAGGAGGCATCATTTGTATCATGGCTTTGATATCTTCAGGTGTAACCCCTCTATCTTGCGCTGCAAAAGTTTGACCTGATATTTCTCTGATTTCCTCAATAGAAGGAATATCTCTACCTCCAGTGGCTGCTGTTAAATTATTAACTTTAAAAGATCCTCTAACTTTAGAAAGTTTTGTTAAATCAAGAGAAGAATCTGGTAAACTAAACTCTTTTGAGGTTATCAAAGTTATAGTTTCTTCTGATACGTTTGTACTTAGACCTCCTCCAACTCTATATTTAATAAAAACAGTACTGTTGATTGGAGGTAAAAAACCTAAATTAACATCATCGTGAACATTATTAAAATATTCATCAGCTGTTACAGGTGAATAAATTGCCTCAGGAATATCTTCTGTAGATTGATTTCCAAAAGTTATTGTAACTATATTATTTACATCTCTTCTTACTATAAATCTTTTAGGTATATCTACCCACTCTCCTTGTTTTATAGTTGAAGAATTTACATTTGTTTCAAAAAAAGCTTTAGATTGAGTTAAAGCTCTCACTTGATAATATGCATTATTATAATCTATAAAATCATAATCAGCTGGGGCTACTGTTTGATTTCCAGGAACAACAACTATTCCTACAATTTCTGTAATATCTCTATCATCTAAAACAAAAGATAAAAAAGGTTTATGAAGATTTTCACTAACATAAAAATTTTGTATTTTTGTTTCTCCTGATTTGGCAAAAACCTCTTTAGTTACAGTATAATCTATAACTTGATTATTTCCATCTAAGTTAGGTAAAACAACTCTATCTTGTTCTGAAGTAAAATTAATAACATCGGGTACTTCGAAAAAAACACCTGAATTAGATTTTAGTCTTGCACCTGCATTAATTATTGGTAAGTATTTATAATCAGGTGTAATTATTCCATCTGTCGAAACATAAGGTATACGAACACTTATATTAACATATACAGAAGAACTAACAGTCCCAGTGTTATAAAAACCTAAATTGTTTGCTATTCTAACAAGAGATTCTGCAGCTTGTGCTGTAGTTCTAAAATTTTCATTAAAAGATTTATCAATATAATAAGATAGCATATCTCCTACATATGCACACATTTCAAGATACATTATATCTGGATTTGCATCATTAAAGAAAATTATTTTATCAGAGTGATATGTTTTAGCCCAATTTACAAGGTCGCTTTTTAAACTTGTAAAATCTCTGTTTAAGTAATTAATAGCTGGTTGCATTTTATTTATCCTTCTTTTGTTATTATTTTGTTGCCCACTTTACATATTTTTTTAATTTCTTCTTCTTTAAATTGTACATTATTGCTATAACATATTAAACTTCCTTCAACTTCTTTAGGAAATTCTTTTAAAGATGCTAATTTATTATTAGAACAATCAAAGTTACCTCTAATAATTTTAGGACAGTTTTCTAAAGATATTAATTGATTATTAGAACAATCAAAATTATCTCTAATATAAACAAAATTTAAAGGTATTTTTGTTAATCCTGCTTTGGAAATATTTACATTACCTTCAACACTAAATTCAAAATCACTATATTCTTTTGTTAATATTTTTAAACTTTTTATATCTATATCAGATTCATACATTATTTTAGATTTATCTAAAAAAGTAATATAGGTATCTAATATTGTTTTTTTATGCTGACTTTTCTGTTGATTAGATCCTTGCGTCCAACCTAGAGGTTTAAATGCAATATTTCTATCTAGTATATTTAATAATATAAAATTTATATTATCCATTATAGATTTTTTAGTTGCTTGATTAGTATTACCACTTCCTAATAAATCTGCTAATTTTTTTTGAAAATATACATTATTATAAGTTTGGTGAGCTTCTCCTGGTTTTAAAGTACGAAAAATTACTTCTTCCTTAAAAGATTTTCTTAATAAATTAACACTATCAACAATTTTTTGAATTTTTGCCAAAGGCATTTTATTTCGATACAAACTAGTTAAATCTAAATTATAAATAGGAGAACTTTTTCTCATATCATCTGTAAAATTTCGAATAGTTAAATTATCTAATTGATCATCATCAACTATACCACTTTTCATTTCTTTTACAACTGTTTCATAATCAGGTAAATGTGCTGATTGCCAAGCTCTTTCAAAATCTTGAAGAAATTTAGGTGTATAAAAAATACCAGCTCTTTGGTGTTGCTTAATAAAAGTTATAAGTCTAAGGTAAGTATCTTCTCTGATTTTTCTTTTTACGTTTTTACTATTTCTTAAATAATTTAAAACCTGTATTGTTGTTTTCGCAGCTTTTCTTATATCTGCAGTTTCTGTTGTTGAGCTTCCAGAAGAATAAGATAAATTTCCTAATATTTCTTGTAAATAAGCTTTTAATAATAGGTTATATTCTTTATTCTTTCTTTGTTTTTTCTTTGATCCTGTTGCGGCATCTAAATAGATCATCCATTCACCATTAGAAGCTTGAAATCTATATTGTGCAAAAAATACTCTTGCATTTTTATATCTAATAAATTTTTCTTTTTGTGCACCCGTTTCACTAAAATCTTTTTTAAATTTAATTACAACACCTACTTTATCATTATCTCTTTTTTCAAAACCCATAAAACTAACTACATATTCGTTAGTTTTTATATCTTTAAAAAAAAACTCTGGTTGTTCTAAAACCCAACGTTGTAAATCTGGTGTGCTTTTAGCAGCTATTTGATCCATTTTTTTTAATTGTAGTGAATCAAGACTGTCATAAGGGTCTGTAGCTTCTAATATAATTTTTTTATTTACTTTGTTTTCTAATAAAGTAATTAAATTTTTAAGATTAATACTTTCTTCAATAAAATCTTTTAATTGTTCAATAGACATTTTTTCAGCAGTATTTTTTATATTATCATCTACTTCAGAACTAGAAATTTTACCTAATTTATATCCGTATACTAATTTCATAAAAGCTAATTGCTTTTCACTTACACTAGGCATTATCTAAATCCTCCTCTTTTATTAAAGTAAAAGAAAATTTATTACCCCAAATTTCTTTAGAGTTTTTACATATTGTCATGAATTCTTTAAAATTAACAGAACTTGCAATAACCATACAACCAGCAGACCATTTTCCAACTACTGTACTTTCTCCTTTTTCGTTTGCTCTATGTATATCAGTATATCCTATTTCTGTAACAATAGAATTAATATCAAAATCAAATTGATTATCTTTATCTCTATCTCTATAATAATCCATAGCTTTACATTGACGAAGTGCTTCATATTCTTTATGAAGTCCTATTTCGTAACATTTTTTATATTGATTAGGTACCATAATTGCTGTACCTTTGACATTCATAGGGTTTTGTAAATAATATAATCCAGGATCGGTTGTTGCATTATAAAGTTTTAAGTTCCAAACTCCTTTGTATTTCCAAATTAAACAAATAAGATCGTTAAATGTATTAGGTTTTAAATCACTACTTCTAATACCTATTATATTTAAATTATAATCCTTTTCATCTTTTTCAAAAAAATCATATTTTTTTTTTAAAAATACATTTTTTATTTTTTCTATAGTAACTTTATTTTTATTCATTTATTCACTTTCATTAGAAGTTATAAATTTAGAAAATTCTTCATATAAAAAATTAATATCTTGATTATTAAAATTTTTGTCTTTATATTTTATAACAAAATCACCTTTTTTATTTTTTTTAACGTTATTTAAATAATATTCATATATAGATTGAAAGCTTTGAAATTCTTTAGTTGATAAAGGTAAAATTTTATTGTCAGCTACAGCCATAAGACCTGTATTAGTCTCTTCATTTATTTTCTTTATTTCTTTCATTACAATATTTTTATCTTTAAATATAACTTTTTAGACTGTTTTTTAAACAATAAGAGATAAAGATTCTAATTCCTTTCCTGGAAGGGCAAAACTAATTTCTATATAAAGTGTAGGTACTTTTAAATCTTCATCTATTTTTTGAGTTATTTCTATAGTAGGAAATGAAATACCACTAAAATATTCATTTAATTCTTGCTTAACCTCATCTTGGATTATATATAAAGCTTCTTTTTGTATAAGAGTATGTTTGAAATCTGCTACAACACTACCTATTGTATTTCCTCTTCTTTGGTATTTTTTTGTAAGAAGAAAGGCACGAATTGCAGATTTTACTGTATCGTTTACATTTTCAGTTCTTTTTAAATAAACTTGATTTTCTTCCTCAGATTCATCAAAAGGAAACAAAACTGAACCATATTGTTTTTTAGCCATTATTTTAACTTAAATATATTTTTTCAAATAAATTAATTAATTTTAATATACATACTTTTTCCTGAACCTGGGATTTTTAATTTAGTTAAACTTATAGCTGTTTGAGCAACTGCAGCTGTTAATGCAACAACAGATGGATTAGGTGCTATATCATATCCAGGAATAGGTAAAACAATTTTGCCAGGAAGAGATAATATAGTTGCTATCTGACTTAATAAATTTTGAATTTGTGTTAAATGATCAAATAAAGGATCTGCAAAAACAGGTCTATGTTCTTTTGTAGAATTTGATGATAAAATATCAATATTTTTTCCTTTTAACTCTATTAGTTTTGAAAGAATTAATTTAGCTTCATCTAATTTACCTTCATCTTGAATTAAGATAGTAGATTTTTCTTCAAATAATAATTTATTGTTTGATTTTCCTTTAACTCCTACCAGAAAATTAATAGTTGATTTTTTATTAACAATTTTATTTCCTTTTCTATTAGGATAATGTTCTCTTATAATTTCAAAATTTTCTTCAATTAATTTCCAAGCTTTTTCACCCTCTTCTTCTGGTTTTAATTCCGAAAATATATTTTTTTTATAAATTTGTTTTATAGGAGTAAACCATATTCTTCCTCCAAAAGGAGTAGAAGAATCAAGTAAAGCAACTAAAACTACACTATTAACTTCTGGAGTTTCTATAAACCTACCTAAGGCGGGAATACACCACGGTAGTTTATCATCACCTTGTTTTTCATCTAATTGTGCATTTTTATTATAATATAAACTATCATCAAGCAATGGTATTCTTACTTGAATTCTATTAGCGTTTTTATTATCTGTAACATTACGAACTTGTCCTAAATAAAAAGTTCCAAGCGGTGTTGTATTTCTTTCTACACGATTATCTACAATAGCACTTGCGATTAATTCTCTAGGGTTAGCTATCCGTATTCTGTCTTTCATTAACCAATTCTGTTATTTCTAAAATTTCTATATATATATTTTCTAATTCTTTTATTTTTTTTTCTAATTCCTTTTTAACTAAAATTGATTTATTATTTAAAAAAACTAGCTTATTATTTAACTCATTTGTTGTTAAATTTTCGTATTTTTTATGTAATAATTCATCCATTTTATTTTTGAGTCTTTTGCATTTCTACAACTTGATTAGCTATGCTTGATATGAAAGTATTATCATATTGTGCTCCAGCATCTTTTTTATCATTAGTTACTCTATCTTTAATCATTGCTGCAATTTTAATCACTTTATCTCTTATAGAACCTTTTACTTTTAAAGAATCATTATATAAATTACCATAAGCATCAAAAGATACTTCATCTGTTGACATTTTGATTTTATAACTATTAATGTTTTCCTGAGCTTCTGTTAAATCTTCATTTAAATCGCTTAAAATATTTTGAATTAAAGTTTTTAAACCAGTATCATTAATTTCTATCTTTTCTTTATGTATATCCATTTTATTTAGAATTTTCTTCTTTTTCTTTTAAATATATTTTTATCTTCTTTAATGAAGCTATAACTGTATTATTTTTCAAACCAGTGTAATTTAATAATAATCTATTAAATTCATTTTTACTACCAAATTCAAGCTTATCCCAGTTGTTTAACATATAAATCAAACAATTACAAACTAATAAATCATTTTTTGTAGTATTTTTTATTAAACTAAACATTTTTAATTTAGTAATAACATCTTCTCTTTTTTCATTAAATATTAATATACTACCGCCTTTATCTTCAATCACATTACTAAAATCATCAACATCTAAAACGCCACCGTGTCTAGCTATTTTTTTATCATTTTGGATTTTGGCATATAAAATATAGTTTTTTGCAGCAGTTCCAAAATAAGAAAAGGCTTTAACTGGTTTCCCATCTTTCCCAAGAGTAGAAGGATTAAATTTTTCCATACCTGAAATAATATGATGATATGTATCTTCAAACAAATCTTCACGAGAAACTCCTATTATTTTTTGAAACATAGGCATTTGTAAAACGCCATCAACTAAACTTTTAAAAGCCGGATCTATTAAATCTTTGAATAAAGTATTTTTTTCTCTTTGATTTTCTGAAAGAAGAAACAACCTTATAGCCACTTCTTCTTTTTCTCCAAAATAATTTTTATTTTCCATTATACTTCTTTAGGTTGATAATCTTTTCTTGCATTTTCAAATAATTTGATTTTTTCTTCTTTGTCTATTTTTTCTAACGAATAATCAAAACTAACAGATGCTAAAATTTTAGGAACTCCTATAACGTTTACTTTTTTAGAAAGAATTTTATTAAGAAATTCAAACTGATAAAAAATGTTTAAATCTTTTTTAAAATTATATTTTTGTAAAATTTTTATTGGAATTAAACCTCCATATATAGTAGTATCTAGCTGCATTAGAGCGCCTTGTTTATCTAAAACTCCAGGATCTTGAACTAAACTAGGCCACCATATAGAACTATTAAGAATTCCTTTAAAAACATTAGAATTGTCAGATAAGCTAATTAAGGGCAAATATAAACTTTGATCATTATCATAATATTCTTGTATAATAGATAAATAATTATCATATAAATAATTATTATTAGGTAATATTATTATATGAGTATATTGGCTATCAATTTCTTTAATAATTTTATTAATAATAGTTGCTTCGTCTTGTTTATCTATTGTTTTAACTATTTGAAAATCTATTTCTGGAATATCACTTGGCGTAGTTTCGCCATTTATTATTAATGCTAATATTTTCATCTTATTTATCTGAATTAGTTTTAATTATTTGAGCAATCTTTGTTCTTGAAGTTTTCGTTTTAGGAATAACATTTTCATATAATTGTTTTGCTTCAACAAAAGAACATTTACTTAATCTCATTATTTTTTGAATTTCTGTTTTAAAATCTTGTAGATCTGATAAGGAATTCAAAGAATCAATTGATCTTTTTTGTTCTTGTTGTAATTTTTGAGCAGGCGTTAGTTTAGTTGAATATCTTTTAATTTGAACATTAGGTTGTGATAATATTTCATTAATTTTTTCATTTTCATCTTTTTCAACAATAGTATTATCTTCTTCTATATCGCCGTCGTCTTCATTTTGATCTTCAAAATTAATTTCATAATATTGTCTTAATTCTTCGTTAGACGGCATTCCTGATAAATCTATCAACGATTCTTTTTCTTCTACCAAACCTTCCTCTTTTAAAACGATTGATTCTCCAGTTAAAAGTTTATTATTGATTTCATCAATTGTATCCAATTCTTTTTTCAAATTATCTTTTGGCGTAGTGATATCTATAACTTTACTTTTGTTATTTTCTACATGTTCTTTTAAAGCATTTTTTTTTGCTCCAAATACTGATTTTATTTTTGTCATTGCTTTACTAATTAATTATTTTTATCTATTTTTCCCTCATCTATTAATTTTTCAATAGCCGTAAAGGTTTTTATTTTTTCTTCTTGTAAATTGTTTAAAATTTCTATTAAAGATAGTTTAACATTTTCTTCTTTAAAATTATTTAAAACTTTTTCTATTTCTATATTAGAGTGTTTAAAAACAGAAGATGGATTACTACTCCAAAGATCACAAAAATTTGCTAGACAATCTGTAATTTCAAATTCATCCATTGTTTCTGTTACATAAAAAGTATCTACTCCTTGGAACGAATTTAAAAAACTATTTTTATGTGTTATTACTGGTACTTGTGTTGCTAAAGCTTCTACTAAAGGTGCTGGAATCGCGCTTTTATCATCAGCAAAAATAACTACTGCACATTTACTTAATTCATCACAATATTGAGAAATTGATAATTTTTTTAATACTTTAAATTGAAAATAATTAAAATATTTATATTTGTTTGTAAATATATTTACAATTTTAGATGCTAATTCCCTATCTCTTATCATTAAACCTATAGTAGGTTTAATTTTTTTAGATTCTAGTGGTGTTAATTTATCAAAATCAACAACATAACTTGAAACATAATAATTTAGATTTGGAAATAAAGATTGGTAATTATTTTTTATATCTTCTGATATACATATTACATCTTTAAATCCTATAGCTTCCCATGTATAACCTGGTTCCATTGAAGCTAATCCATTATATCCTATAGCCAAAACAACTTTATGCAATGGATTAATTTGATAAAAACCTTTCATTATTGTAAAAAAACCATCAGGGATTATAATAGTATCAGAAGGTGCAAATTTGTATTCAGCCGCTCCTCCTTCTTTAGAGCTAACATAATCTTTTTTAATATCTTTAGCCCAGTCAAAATCAAACCATTTAGGAATAAAACCTTTAACTTCGTGTAAAACAATTGTTTTATACCCTAGTTCTTGTGTTATTTTAGCATATTCGTATATAATTTTAACTAAAGAACAGCCAAAAGGAATGTCTGGACAATAAAAAATATATCTATTTTCTTTACTTGCTAATTCATCAAAAATATAATCTACTTTTTTATATCTATTTTCCTGTCTTTCTTCAAAAGGTAATTGTTTATCTTCTTGAATCTTTCTTGCATTCTCAAGTTCTTTAGCAAATGGTGATTTTTCTTTTTTTTTCATTTTTATTTTTTATTAGGTCTAACTTTAACTTTATTTTTTTTTGATTTGTTTCTTTTTGGTTTATTTTCTTTTTCTTTTTCTATAACCAATCCTTTTTCTACCCCTTCCAACCAATCGAGAAATTTATTATTTTGTAAAGTATAATCAATTTTTTCATTTTTAAATTGTTCTAAAGGATCAAATATATCAAAAAATTCTGGTCTTCTTCTAACGAGTTCGTCTGATGATCCTATATATATTAATTCTTTAAAAATTACTCTTGATTTACTTAAAAAAGCTAAAGTATTTGGGATTTTTCTTCCAAAAGCTCCTTTATCTATTAAAACTACATCGCATAATTTACTTTGACAAATATTAATAAACTCTGTATTAATTTTCTTTAAAGTTTCTGCAGGTGAATAAAGATTAAAAACCCAAGCTTCTAAAAAATTTGTTAAATCAGTAAGACTAAAAAAATAAGATCTAAAAGTATAATCAAAATTTGGACCATATACAGGAGTGGGCGTTTTAATATAAAAATCATAAGCTTCTCTACTATTTTGACTTAACTCTTTAAAATAAGTAGAATTTGTATTTTTATTTTCAGTTTCTTTTGCCATCTCTCCTTCTAATATATCTTTTTTCATTTGATTATAACAGGAAGTAAAATCTGGAAATCTTAAAGTATAATCTATAACTATACCTACTTTATATCTGTTTTTGCTTATTAAATTACTCATTGTTTACTGGTATTAAAAATTCTAAATCTTTTAAAAAATTATATGAAATAAAAAAGTGAGTGTTTGTGTTAAGATTTTCTAGACTATCTTCAAACATTACTATATTAACTGCTTTAATAATAATTTTTTTTAAATCTTCATTATTATTAAAAATTAAAAAATTTTCTAGTTTCTTTGCATCTATTTTTTGCATCTATTTTATTTTTTTTATTATATCTTCTTTGATTACTTTTTGTTTAGGACAATCAGTGCATATATCTTTTTTAAAAAAACAATAATCACAATATTTTTTTAATCCTTTTTCTATTTTTATTTTAGGTAATGTTTTTTCATCTTTAAAAGTATATATTTCTTTTGCAACTTGTTTTATATCTTCTAATACCCACTCTCTAAAATCTTCTGTTATATTAACTCTATATTCTTTAATTCCTATTGGTTGTCTTGTTAAAGCACAGTATTCAACATCTATTTTATCTATATCAATATCGTATTTTTTTGATAAAAAATATTGATATAAAGCTGTTTGACCAAAAAAGATTTTTATTCTTAAATTTTCAAACTCTTCTTTGGATAACTCCTCTTTATTTTTTATTTTTTTATAAATAACATCAAAAGGAATTTTTCCTACTTTTTTTTCTAAATTCCACTCTCTTAGTGCACTTTTCCAATCTAAAACAATGTATTTGTCTATTTTTTTATATTGTCCTATAAAATCTATAAACCCTTTAAAATAAATAACTTCTCCGTTAACCTCTACAAGGGGTTCATATATATTTTCTTCTATTCCCGCAATATCTATTCCTTTGAATCTATTATAAAAATCTAAAGAATTTACAACTCCAACAGCATCTTTAATTAAAGTTTTCCCAAAAAAAGATGTTGTAAATGCAGAATTTCCATTTTTTTTAACTTTTTGTGTTGCAATTTCTCTTATATTGTTTACTTTTAAGGGATCTTTTAAAATTTCCTCTATAGTTTCATGAACAGAACTGCCAAAAACTAAAAATTCATTTGTTGGCTCTTTAATACCTAAATAATATTGTAAATACCATCTAAAAGGACATTGTTTATATATAGAATATTCCGAAAAAGAAATATGTTGTTTTTTCGGAATATCTATATTATTATTTATTTTTTCAGGCATTTTTTATTATAAATAAATTTAAAAATTACTCCCGTTATCTTCACAGAATTTTTTATAAGAAGCAACAAAATCAACATCAGCTGAACACCCAGGACCAAATATTCTAATTACACTACTAAATTCTCTAACAGTATGATCTATTGTAAAAACTTTTCCTTTTTCACTATCAACAGCTAAGTGTTCTAATTCATGATAAACTAATCTAAATTTTTGATCATCTGAGGCGTCTTCCCATGTATCATATGATATTTGAATAATTGCATCATAACCATGTAATACTTTTTGTAATTCACTCTCTGTTTTTGCCGTTCCTAAAACAACTTCACCATCTTTTTTAGGAGCTTTTTGTTTAAATACATATCCTATTTGATAAGGTGCTAAATCTTTTCTAAAGCGATCAATTAATTGCTCACCAATTTCAATAACTTCTTCTGCTAATATAAATTTTTGATCATCAGATGGCCATGCGCCTAAAGGTGCAGATTTTAACTCAAATCCAAATTTTTCACAGGTTTTATTACCTGTATCTATTAACTCTAATTTTAAATCGTCTTTTTCCATATTTTGTTTGTTTTTAAAAATTAATTATTGTATTAAATAAACTTAATGTTAAATCGTTTTCTTCTGTTATTATAATGTTTTTATTAGCATCATCAACGTCTACAGAAAATTCTAATTGTTCTATATCCCATTCAGGAAAAATTAAAATTATTAAATTTGTAAAAGTGTCATAAGCTACGCATCTTAATTGATCCTTCTTTACTTTAGAAAAAACTCTATATTTTATTAAAAGTTCAGCATAGTCTTTAAATGTTTTACTAGAATTTTCTCTATTATACTGTTCTAAAAACATTATAATAGCCTTTCTTTGATTAATAGGTATACTATTTTCTTTAAAAAATAATTCTAAATTTAAGTTCATTTTTATATTTATTAAGTTTATTTAATTAAAGAATTTAGCTCATCATGGCTAATATTGTCAGAAAAACCATTTGGTATTCCACTTGTTATTATCGAAAAAGCACCGTGGTTATGTAGACTTTCTGAGTGTAAACAAACAACTCTAAAATCTAAAATTCTTTCATCTTTGATTAATTCTTGATAAAGTAATCGAGCTGCGTCTTCTACAAATTTTAAATAAGAACCATTTAATTCTGCAAAGGCTTGTTCATCTTCTCTTTTTACCATTACTTGGGTTTCTGTTTTTAAAGCCTCTAAACATATTTGCTGTAAATCTTCTATCCAAATAAAATCTTCAAACTTGATAGATACTCTAGCTGTACTTCTTTGAGAGTGTGGTACAACTGCTTTATTTCTTGTTTTTTGCGCATGTCTACCTAATTCATAAGAACAAGGGCAAGCACTGGAATAAATAAAATCAAAATGTAGAAATTTTTCAAAATTTCCTGTTTTATCAATTTTACCTTCTAAAGTTACATTATAATACTGCCAACCACTAAGATTAGATCTTAAAGATTGCTGTCTAATTGGGTAACTAAAATTCATTAAAATATCAGCTTCAAAAGTGTCTAACTCTTGTTTATATTTTTTTAAAATTTCTCCTAACGTATCTAGTCCAAAAATATTATTTTCAAATTCATAAAAAGTGCGAACTATTCTACTCATATTAATTCCTTTTTTATCTGCTTCTAAGGATACAGAACCACAAACAGAAGTTTTTAAATTAATAGAACTTCCATCTTTAGTTTTAAAAGTTAATGGTAAAAGAAAATTATGAATTCCTACTCTTTGTATTTTAACATTTTCTCCCTTGATATAGGAGTTGCCTGAATTTTGTAAATCAGGAAGAGTTGCAATGTATGCCTCATCTATTTTTAAATTACTATCGTAATTAGTACTTAAATCTTTATCAATCATTATAAACGTTTTTGAAATTAACTATTTACTATAAAATAAGAAAAAAAAATCATTTTATTCATATTTAAAGAAAAAAAGAAATGGATAGAGAAAAAGTATTAAATAGTATTAAAGAAAAGACTCCTATTAGAGTTTCTATTATTAAAGATAATATTACACATATATTAAAAGTTATTCCTACTAAAATAAATAGTGATGATTTAATTATTGGTACTATTGAAAAAACAAACACTCCTATAGTTTTTGGATTAAGTAAAGTTTTAAAAGAGGCAACTACTGGAATTAAAGTCAGTCAGAAAAATTTAAATAAAATGGATGTTAATACTTTAGCTAAGGTATCTGAAAAAACTCAAATAGAAATTACAGAAGCTGATGAAGAAGGAAGTTTTAATGTTTCAGTTAAAGAACCTGAAATAGAAAACGAAGCAAACGTTAAAGATATAGATATATCTAATAACATAAATATGGCTAAAGAAAATTTAATAGCTTGGGCTACTCAAAAAAATATTGATTTAGATAAATTTAGTGATTTAAATAACAACAACGGTGAAATTGTATCTAAACTTTTTGTAAAAAATCAACCTCACTTAGTTTTTATTCAACCTAATGGTAATATTAAAATAGGTGGACATAAAGTTGAAAGTTATGATACTTTTTCTGATTTGATAGATTTTTTTTATAGTGTTTAATAAATATGCGATATATTTACTTAATAAATAAAGAACATACTGACGATTACAAAATAGGAATTTCAAATAAGCCTGAAAAAAGATTAAAAACTTTACAAACTGGAAATTCTAAAAAGCTAATAATAATTGATAAGTTTTTATCTAGTTTTGCTACTAAAATAGAAACTCATCTTCATCATCAATTTTATAAAACTCAAAAAGTTGGAGAATGGTTTACTTTAAATGACAATGATGTTAAAGGTTTTAAAACTACTTGCGAGCAATTAGAAGAATCTTTTAAGTTTCTTTTAAAAGAAAATTGTTTTTTTCAAAAAGATATTAACAAATTAAAATATTAATAATTTTCAAGTTCTTTTAATAATTCTTGTAATTTTGAAAAATTTGATTGTTCAAACATAATTATTTCAGAAACCAGGTCTTTTAATTTTACATTTTGAGACTCAAGTTTTATTTGTTGATACATATTTATAGAATTAATTTTTTCAATCATTGAAAATCTTAAAAATTCTATTTCTTTACTATTACTAGGTTCATAATTACTATCTATGATTTTTTTTCCTATATATTCATTAAAATTAAACTCTTTCATTTTATTTTTTTATAATAACTGTAAATCCATTTCCCACTTTATCATCTTTGTCGTGATATTCTATAACATTATATCCTAAATAATTACAAAGCTCAACCATATCTTCTGTAACCCATATAGTCCAATGTCTGTGATCATCAAAATCATCACTTGGATTTAAATCTCTTTCTATTAATTCATTTAAAGTTGTTCTTGGTTTATTTCTATCTATTGTTCTTTCTTTATGAGGGCATATTGTAAAAATATAACCACCTGGTTTAACAACCCTGATCCATTCTTTTAATGTTTTTATCGGATTTTTAAAGTGTTCTATAACATGACTTGATAAAACATAGTCTAAAGAATCGTCTTCGAAAGGTAATTCATCTCCGTTTGCTACAATATCTACATTTAAATATTCACCACAGTCTTTGATTTGTCTAGTTTGAAAAACAGTCATTTCTTTTGTATAATCTACATTTATACAATCTTTTATATTAAAAGGGTTGTGTGCTCCTCCTCCTATTTCTATTCCCTTAAGACCATCTAAATATTTATGTGCTAATTCTGATTCTTTTGCTTTCATTTTTTATTTTAATAAATGTTTACTATCTGAAGAGTTACCTCCTCTATACCAATGATATAAATAAATACCTTTCATTAAAAATATTTTTTCATTAAAGTTTTGAAGTTTTCTACTAAAGTCATTATCTACTCCTAGCATGCCTTCTTCTAAAAAACCACCAACTTTTTTCCACGTACTTTTTTTAACCAATATTAATATTCCACTAAAAGGCTCTTTTGCCCCTACATTTGATTTATCTTCACATTGTGTTCCTAGTTCATCTTGTAATTTTCTCCCTAATTTTCTATGATAGGTCATATCATCATTATCCCAATTTGTTTCAGGGGTTAATTGCCACTTACATCCTATTCTATTTGTAACTGAAGTAAAAACACCCACGTTTGGATTCTCAATTATTATTTGCTGTATTATGTGACCATAATCTGTTGTAGTGAAAATTGTATCTGCATCTACAAAACAAGCATAATCATTATCATTTGGTAAAACTTTCATAAAATCATTATAATATTTTCCAATATTCTTGTTTATATCATAAGGTATTGAGTAATATATATTTCCAATATCTCTATAATCTAATGATTTAAAATCTTCATCTTTGCCACTACAACCTATTGTATTCCAATTATAAAACTTTGCTTTATCGTTTGATAAAAGCCACATTTCTGCTTTATATCTATCTGTGTTGTTTACACCTGGTCTTATTATTTGTATATTATCTATTACTTCTAATTTTTTTAAATAGTCACTACTGGTCCACCAAAAATTTCCTGAATAGTGATTGTTATACCAATCTTTACCTTTAATATAATTAGATCCAACAGTATCATATTCGTTAAGAAGTTCAATATTTTTTTTCCATTTTTCAATATTAAAATATTCTAAATATCTTCTCCAATGAACTCTACTATAATTATGTAAATTACCAAAAGATCCTTTTGTATGAAAATATAAACACTTAAACTCTTCTTTTAAAGAATGTTCTTTTAATTTTCTTAATATTGGTAATTCTGCAACCGTATAATCTGTATTTTCATATATACATTCAAATTTAGAAGGTAATTGAGGTAAAAAAGATTTATCTCCTACTATACTATAATATATTTTATCTACATAGTTATATAATCCTGTAACTTGTAATAAATGTAATTGGTCTTTAACTATACTTGTGCATAGGTTATCATACGCACCTATATGGTAATAAATATATGTTTTAGGTTTAGTTTTGTTTAATTTAACATAAGAGAGTATAAGACCTCCTTTTGTATTATTTTGGTGTACTAATGCATCTTTATTTTCTTTCCAATTTAATAAATGGTTTTTTATTTTTGTTATATTATTATATATTTCTTCGTTATTTATAGACATATATGATCTGAAATCAATTTTATTATCATAAGATTCTTTTAAGTATGTATAATGGTGCATATACATGTTTGATATGTGATAATTATTTTCTTTCATTTTTCTATTAGGATCAACTAAAACAGAAGAGTGAGTAGCCTCGAATTTTCTATTATTTATTTTATAAATAGATGCGACAAAATAACTATCATCAAAATAATGATTTCTATCATAATAATAAGAACGAATAGGACAATATAAAGTATCTATATCATTATAATACATGAATTTTATTTCGTTTTTTAATTCATCTGCGTTATATAACTCGTCAGTATCTAAAGGCATTATATAATGACAATTATTTTTTTTACAACACTCCAATCCTAAGTTTCTTTTTTCTAATACACTTTGTTGTTTACTATTTTCTTCTTTTTGATTATAATATACTATTTCATCTATTAGTTTCTCATCTATTAGTTTTTTAATAATAGATTTATTTATACTTGGCTCTTCTTTTCCACTAAAACCTATTTGTTGGTGAACAAGCACTATATAATCTACTACATTTTTTATACTTCTTATAGATTCTTCTATTAATTCTAAACCATAAAAAGTATTATATGCTGCTCCTACTTTAATTTTTATATTATCATCAATTATGTTAGAATTACAATAAAAACTTTTAAGATTACTTGTTTCAAAGATAAAACTATATTTGCTTTTACCTCTTTTTGAATTTATATAGTTAATTTTTGAAGCTAATACTTCTTTATTATTGAAAAGATTTATAGATAAGTTTTCGTTAAAAACTCTTTTTAATACAGTAGTCTCTAAAATATCTATTTGTTTGAAATTATTAGAAACTAATCTATTTATTAAATCATAATCTGAAACACTCTTCCAATTTGAATATCCATTTAGTTGTAAAAAAGTAGATGTTTTTATACAAATTATATCATCAGTATTAATAAAATTTGATAGTTTTGTTTTATCTGGATTGTTAAACTTTTTACAACCAACTCTTATAAAGTTATTATTTGATAAGCTTGATAGATTTGTTTTAAAAAAATCATTAATCATTAAATCTTCTGCATTAAAAAAACATAACGTATCATATTGACTTTTTGAAACTAAAGAGTTTTTCATTAACCAAACTCCTATATTGTTTTCAGATAAAAATATTTTTAAATTTTTATATTTATGCTTAATAGAATTTAATTTATTACAAGTATCCTTGCAAGTATCTACTCCTATTAAAATTTCATATTCGTAATTTAATAAGGATTTTTGAAAATTAATAGAATTTAAACATTCCTCTATATAATTATGTGCTTTATTTGCATATATAATAATAGATAATCCTTGTTTTTTATTTAAACAATCCATGTTGTAAATAATTATTTATTTATTAGAACCCCTTCTAACAAGTCCTAGATAAATTGATTTTTTTCTTTTTTTACTATCTATTTTAGGAAACCAATAATGAAAACCATCTCTTTCTATACTATAATGAAAAGTTCCGTGATGAATATCATCAGGTGTTTGTAAGGATTGAAAATCTTCAACTGCTTCTCCACCATCATCAGAATTAATCTCTATTGGACTATTACTAAGCCCTATATTAATAGTAGTTGTTTCTTCTTTTAAAATAACTTTTTTGTGTGTTATTCTTTGAAGTTTTTCAATTAATAGTTCAATTTCTAATTGTTTTTCTTTGTTTGTTTTCACTATAATTGGTTTATTCTTAAATATAGATTTTATAAATTTTATTGTAAATATAAATCAAATATATCATCTTCTGTTAATCCGTCTCCTAAATTAACAATGTTTCTTTCAATAATAGTTTTCATACCATCTCTAAAATCCGCCTGTCTTCTTTCTATGTGAAATATATAAAACATCGCAATGGTCAAACTCATTATTAAGTCATCATGTTTGCCTTCCGCATGATCTCTTCTCCCTCTTTTACTCCAAATCCATGTATATAATTCATTTATTATCATAGGACAAGGTATAATTAGTTTTTTTGTATTTAACATTTCTTCTAACTTGTCACCTCCTAATGTTCTAGTTTTTTCGGTTTGCCAAAATCCTATTTTACGCTTTTTATCTTTTTGTGATGGATCTTCTCTTTTTAACGTAGAATAAAACAAATTTGTATATTTATATGTATCTCTTAAAGATATTAATACAGATAATCCAAATTGGTGTTCTACTATTACCAATGCGTTTCCATATTCTCTAGCTACTGTATTTATTATTTCAGCAAATTTAGCTGTTTCAAATTGATCTTTATATGTAGCAACTATTTCAAAATTATTTAAATTTATAACTACAAAAGTTGAAAAGTCAGATCCGTCTCCTGTTGCAACGTCAGATACAAGAATATATTTACAACCTTCTTCATATTTCTTCCATTGCTTATAATTCTTCCATGGTCCACTTGTTATTTCATTTAATTGTTTATATTCTTTTGCTAATATTTCTAAATCTCTAACTATTTCTGGATTTAAAACTTCTCCACCAGAACCGGCAAAACTACAATCTAACTCACATCTAGTTTTTTTAGCTCCAAGAACTTTACTTTCTGCATCATACCAAGGGCTTCTTATTCTACCATCTCTAATAAAATTGTAATCTTCTCTACAAGTACATTTATATTTACGTCTATTTTTTATATTATTCATATCAGGCCATGTGTCACCCTTCATAAATTCTATATAACCACCTTCAGATTTAGCTTTATCTTCTATCCATCTGTATTGACCTAAATTATAAATAGGGTGTTCTGTCCAATGTGCATTGATAATATTCCAGTTGTTTTCTTCCGCATTTGTATATTGCTCAAAGTACCACCCCTGGCTTCCTTTTGGTGTTGAAATTACTATACACTTTCCTTGTGATCTAGTTAAAGTTAAACCAGCGGCAGCCCATATATCCTCCATCCACGATATGGCAGCGCAGTTACTACTTACAACTTCACTTGTATAATAAATACTATTTTTTTCAACATCGAGTAAATCAAATAACTCTACTTCACCTACCTTTTTTCTTTTAGAAATTACTCTATCACCCGTAATAACTTCATCATTTTTTTTAAGTAAATAAGTGTATTTAAATTCTCCGTTTTTCATTAAAAACTTATGATATGGAGAACATTTTAATAAATTTCCATTACTAAACTTAATATGATAACAATATGGTTTAACTATTTTTTTAACTGAAGAAAAATTACTCCAACCTGTAGGAGTTAATACTTCCCAATCAGATATTTTTTTAACCTCTTTAGAAGATTGCGCATCTACATTATCAATATCAATAGTATTAAAATCTAACAATTCGTCGTTAACTTCTATAGATATATTATTATCTTTTATATGTTGTTGTAATTCATCGTAGTTCATATACTATATTATAGTTTTTTCTAAATATAATTTTTATTTAAATAAGATAGAATTTAAATTGTTTTCTACAGTATTTTTTTTGTTTTTTAGATGATATCACTAAGATACATTATTTATATTTAAACAAGAAAAAAAATAATTTTATTTGTATTTTTCTAAATAAAAAAGATCTTTTAAGTCGATTGTTTTTGTTTGTTTTGTAATTTTATTTCTTACAACTACTTGATTATCAACTGATTCGTCGATACATAAGAGTGAAATTGTGTCTCCTCTACATGCGTCAGGTTTATTTGCTTCGGCTAGTATTGTACTATCATTTTTTAATCCAAATGATTCTTTCGCATTATTATTTTCATCATAATCTGGGATAAGCCACGGTGCTTTTTTTCTTGCCCCGTCTAAAAAATCTCTAACTCCTTTTAAAAACTTTTTAGATGTCTTTTTTTCTTGAGCTAATGCGTTAACTACTTTTTTTGATTTTGTAGCCATAAACCACGCTACATAGGCTTGAGCTACTGTAGTTAATCCTGTTTGACGAGTTTTCATAGTCATATTATAATCATATTCTTCAAAATCTTTAATTGCAACATTTTGATAGGGATAAGGATCAAATAAAGTTTCAACTCCTGTATTTGGATCTGTAAGAGGAAAATAATTAGTTATAGTATACAAAGGGTCATTCATACACTTTATATATTCATTAGTTAAAACTGTTACTCTTTCTTTCTCTGGTAATGTGTTTAAATATTCTAAAGTTAACATATTTTATTTAAATGTATTTGTAAATATCATCTTCAACAGAAATTCCCCATGTTTCATCAGTAATATCGTTTGATAATTCTATATTATTATATTCTTCATAGAACCATAATGAATATATTTGATTTTTTTTATCTTGAAATATAAAACCATAATCATAAAATACCATATCGTTATATCCTTCTTTAATATAATCTAATTCTTCAATTATTTCATAATTTTCATTTGCTTTAATAAGATTATAATTTTTTTCTATAAATTTTATTTTCTCTGTACTATTTGTGTTAATTACTGTTGAAAAAGGGTAAAGATTTCTGATTGCAGAATTAGTATTAGTAGGACCATCATAATAAACGGTTTTAGAATCTTCATCAATTTTAACATGATCTTCAATAAATTTATTTTTTATAATATAATTTGAATATTTATTTATAAGATATTCTTCAACTTTTTCAGATACAGTTGGAATGAGAATCCAAACTATTTTTTTTTCTTCGTCAACTTTAATTATTTTTTCTAATCTTTCATCTAATTTAATAGGTTTAATATATTTTGAATATGCCATTTGGCTATTTTCCAAAATAGGTGTTTTATTAATATTTTTATTATAATAATCTTCTAAATTTTCTTCAGATTCAAAATATTTAATTTCACTTTTAATTGGATTAAAATTAACCATTTCTCTTCCTTTAATAATTATACCATCATATCCTAGTTTTAACATTTCAACTTCAATAGTAGTATCTTTACGAAAATCTCTTTTGTCTTTATATTTTTTTGCTATATTACCCCAAAACCAAATTTCCCAATCATTTAATGTATTAAAAGTTTTAGGGTTTTTAGGAATAGCACCTAATACAAAATGAATCTTACCAAAAGGTTTAGCCATTTGATGATTAGATAAACAAGCTGTATATAAACCATCTCCTAACATTGCTCCACCACCGTTAGGGACTCCTTTTTCTCTCATTCCTCTAACTGTAACGTTTTTACGTTTCCATTTTAAATAATCAGAGTGAACATCTTCTAATAAATTTTCTTTTTTTAATAAAGATGTATGTTGTATAGTTTTTTCTCCATCTTTAGTAGGTTCAGAATAAACTATTTTTTCAGGATTAACTACATATGTTTGATCTTTAAACATATCAATATATTTTTGTCCCTTTCCAGATTTTAAATAAGCTATTGTCGAATGTGGATTGTAATCAGGATAATCAGAATGATAAGGAAAAATATCTGTTAATTTTTTATTTATTGAATTTAAAATATTTTTTTTAGAATTATGCTCTCTACATTCAAATTTTAAAACATCATATTCTTTATTCTCAAAACATGATATATTATATAATTCTAAAGCTGGTATTTTAAATTCCAAAATACAATCAATTATATCTTTATAACTTTCTATTTCTTTTGTTTTAAATCCATATAATAATGTTGTGTGTGGTTCAGTCTCTAAACCAAAAGTAGGTTTGTCATATATATCTTCAGTATTTATTTTTTTTTGAATTTCTTTTAATTTATCAAAATTAAAAAACAACATAGCACATCCATATTCATATTTAGGCTTAGTTCTTTCTTCTAATAATACTTTTTTATTAGTAAGTTTCTCTAACATTTCTACCATTGTTTTAACCTTTGATGGATTAAAACTTGATTTCACAGTGGTTGATACTAAATCTTTTCTAATATATCTTTGTATTTTATCATCTAGATAATTTTTATCTTGTTTAGAAATTTTCTTTTTAATTATTCTTTCTATAATGTCAATAAGAGTTCTAGAATATGTTGAAGGTGAAATATTTCCTTTATTTACTCCAGTTCCTAATTTAATCATCTTGTTTTGATCTTTTTCATTTAAATTCCCAATAGTATTAGCTTCTGGTATAGTTCTTTTAACGGCAGCCATTGCTATATTTAATATAACAAATCCTTGGTTATCATCTGAGGGAATAGGATAATTAATATTCATTGTTTTATTTATCTTCTAATAATACTTTTTTGTTAGTAAATTTTTCTAGTTTTTCTATTAAAACTTCTAGATTTTTATTAAAATTTTCAACATAAATATATTTTTTTACATTACTATGCTCTTCTATCTCTTTTTTCGTAAATATAAGCGCATTAGAAGCAATATTAAATGTTCCGCCTACTTCTCTAGGGCAATTTTCTAAACTCTTTAAATCATTATTAAACACATTAAAATCGCCTGTGACAGAAATAAAATTAACAGGAATTTCTTTTAAACTGCAATTAGGAAGCTCTATACTGCCATTAACTCTAACTTGATAATCAGAATAATAATCTTTTAATATATTTAATTGTTCTAACTCTATATTTCCTTTATATAATAGTTCATTGTGGATTTTATCACTAGTTATAGTAACATTTTGATCAAAAATTTCTTTTTTCATTTTAAATTTGTTTTTTAAAAGTAAAGGTGGCGCTTTTAAACAGACAACCACCTTTTTAACTCATTAAGCTCATAACCATAATTAAATATTAAAAAAAATAAAAAAATTATATATTTAAAAATAAAATTAACATGAAAGAGATACAATTAGCCAAAATACTTGTAGATTATTACGAAAACAAAGGATATGAATGTTATAAAGAAGTGAGTTCATCAGGTAGTGGTGGATCTAAAAGAGCTGATTGTTATTTTATAAAAAAAGAAAATGGAGAAATAATTGATTCTTTTTCAGTTGAAACTAAAATGACACTGGGATTAAATGTTATAGAACAAGCTTATAAGTGGAAACCTCAAGCAAAACGTGTATATGTGGGAGTTCCTCGATTGAAAAGAAAACCTGTAAAAGCAAGAAAGTTTGCAATGTTTGTTTGCAATAAATTAGGCATAGGTATTATTGAAATAGCAAAAGGAGATATTAAAATTATACAAGAGGTAGAAGATAATTTAAAATATAAAATGCCACCATTATATGAAGAACAAAAAAAATCTAAAGCAGGAAATGCAAAATCTCAATTTTTTACAAAATATAAAAAAACTATAGCTAATATAGATAAATTTATGAAAGACAAAAAAGAATATAGTTTAAAAGATTTATTAAATCAAATAGAACATCATTATTCAAATAATCTTTCAGCACATGGATGTATAATAAAGTATATTAAAAAGGGAATTATAAAAAATTATACTACTAAAAGAGGAAATAAGTGTATAATGTTAGTTAAAATTAAATAAGTTCCCACGACAGGATTCAAACCCGCATTTTCAACATTCAATTACGTATACTTGATCCGTATTCAAGCTCGGTTACGTAGGAATAAAAATAAAAAGTCTAGTGTGAGGGATTCGAACCCTCGGATAATACTACCTGTGTACCACCGCACGCTTCCAAGACGTGCATCTTAAACCTAACTCGACCAACACTAGTTATAATTAGTAGCCCTAGATTGATTCGAACAATCATCAAGTCATTCGTAGTGACCCATTCTATCCGTTGAACTATAGAGCCTCAAATTTGCTGATTAGGTACGACTCGAACGTACAAGCTCTTTACGAGCACTTGCTTCAAAGACAAGTGTGTTTACCAATTCCACCACTAATCAATATTGTATCCATAGATGGGTTTGAACCACCGACCGCCAAGGTATAAGCTTGGAACTCTGACCACTGAGTTATATGGATATATTTCAATTAACTTAATCTAGTCGAGGTGGTGAGATTTGAACTCACGAACCGACGTTTCCAGGACGCCGTTGTATAACCATCTGCATAACACCTCGTTATATTTTTTTGTTGTCTTACAAGGATTCGAACCTTGAATACCTGGATCAAAACCAGATGTGTTACCATTACACTATAAGACAATATATTTTAAAATCTAATTCTATGTTTCTCTGTCTATCGATCCTTTAAATTAGTAACGGTCTCCTGTATCGTCTAGGTAGTGAAATTTGAATTCACGTGCTCTGCATCCCAAATGCAGCGAGATAAACCTGACTCCTCTATACCTAGTTATATATTTTTAAATTTTAAGCAAAAAAAAATCTCAATCAAATTACTGATTGAGATTTTCTATTAAAATATGAAATATTAACGTAAAACTTTTAAATTTTAATATTCAATTTTAAACATGACTCAATCAGGCTGCTTCTGCGCGGCTGTTGAGGTATTTGTATGTTTAAAATTGCGTTCATTTTGTTTATTTTATTTTTAAATATTACTTTTTTATTTATTTATTATTAATATAAGAAATTATTTTTGTTTTATTTCTATTTTGATACCCTAAAGATATATTTTTTTATAATACAAACCTAATATTTTGAATTATTTTTTAACACTATACCATTTTTATAAACTTCATACTCATAAAAACGAGGTAATCCATATTTTAGAGCTTCTGCTAAATCTGTCCATTCTTCTTCAGAAACCATATCATCTGGATAAGAAAAATTACCTTTTAAATGAGCAGGTATAGGTCTTAAATTAACTAAAACTAATTCACCTTCACCACCTTTAACATCTATTGCTAATTCTTCTGTGCTCCAATCTGATTTAGTATCGATAATTTCTTCAACTCTATCACGAATTTCTTTTTGTGTATAAATTTTAGGTGTTGGAGGATCAGGAAACATATCTTCTTTCAAAATTATTTTTTTTCCTGAAATTCTTTGTAATTTTTCAGTAAGCAATTGTATCTCTAATTGTTTTTCCTTTTCTGATTTCATTCTATTTTTCTTCTATATCTTCAATTTCTACATCACTATTTTCAAAATCTATAGGTTCTACACTTATTTGTGGTTGAGTTTCTTCTCCCTCTAATGCTTTATCAACACTGATAATTTCACAAGAAACTATGTTAGTGAATACTTTTAATCTTTTATCAATTGCATTTTTAAGTTCTTCTTCTGAAGGTTCAAGATTATTTGTAATTATAATTTTACCTTCAATAAGAGTAGGTTCAAACCCTTCAAATAAAACAGATACTTTAAATAAATAAGTAATATTGTTCCAATAACTATTCATTTCTGTAAAAACTACTTTCTTGCCAGATATTCTTTGAATTTTTTCTGTAAGTAATTGTATCTCTAATTGTTTTTCTTTTTCTGTTTTCATTATTGTTTATAGTTATACAGTTATTTTATTCCAAAAATCATTTAATTTTTTATCTGCACCCACTGCTAATTGAATTATGTCTTTAGATATAGGTCCTCCTATGATTTTAGCTGATTCTATAATGGCTTTTAATTTTTCTGCTACTATTAAAATATCTTTTATATTATTAGTGGCTTCGTTTTCTTTTAAAACTACTTTCTTGCCAGATATTCTTTGGATCTTTTCAGTAAGTAATTGAATTTCTAATTGTTTTTCTTTTTCTGTTTTCATTATTAATTAAATACTGATTGTTTTTACTTCTTGAATATTTAGTTTTCCTGGAACTACTATAAAAGTAACATTTTCACAAGTCCATTTATCATAATCATCGAATGATTCATGTTTGCACTCTTCAATAAGCTCTAAAGCATCTTCTGATTCTTTTTTATCTATAAGAGTTAAAAAATTAAGTAAGGCAATTTTTCTATTGATTCCTTTTACATAACTTATTTCTGAAACGTCTGCATTTCCTGAATTAGATTGTGAATAAACAGTAAATATTTTTTCTTCTTCTTGAGGTTCTCCTGGTTCCATAAGTTCTTCGATAATATCTTTGTCTTCACTTTCTGTAAAAACCACTTTCTTGCCAGATATTCTTTGAATTTTTTCTGTAAGTAATTGTATCTCTAATTGTTTTTCTTTTTCTGATTTCATTTTATTTATATTTTAATTATTTACTTTAAATATAATTAATTTGGTTTTCCTACTAAAATTTTATAATGTTTTTCACCTGCAATGTCTCTTAAATACCAGCCTTCTTTTATATTAGATCCTTTAGGATTCTCTCCAACCCATGTTACTTTCTTTCCTAATACTTGTTCTACTTCTTGTTGATTGTTTATAATAGGTACATTATATCTTTCTAGAACTTTCATTATTCTATTATCAACTTCACAATAAAAACCTTGATTCTTTACTTTATTTGCAGCTCTTTCAAAATAAGATATAATAGAAGCTCTTGCTCCATCGTGTCCTACTCCTACTAATTTAATACCGTGTTTAGTATTTTTTCCAAAATATAATACATCTATATCAGGATCTTGATCTATATCTACTACTTCTACATAAGAAAAATCATCATTTGATAAAATATCATTTGTTGACTTTATATTACTATGACCTCCAATTTGAGAATATGCTATATTAATAAGTTCAAGAAATTCATCTACTAGTTCTGGGTGAGATTTTATATTGATTTTCTCCCACTCATGTTTTTTTAATCCTAATTTTGATGATTCTTTTTCTATAAGAATGACTTTGCTTTTAGAAATTTTTTCTAATTTTTCAATTAATAATTGTAAAATAGGTTTCATTTATAGCATTTTATTATAAATATAGGAAAGTAAAATATAAAAATTAAATTTTATAATATTTTTTGTACTCTAGGTCAGACTCGAACTGACACGCTTGAGGGCGACGACGCTTAAAATCGTTGTGTACTACCAATTTCACCACTAGAGCATTTGTGATCTAAGAGAGATTTGAACTCTCACTATTTACATAATTAGCTTCTTAAACTAACGTGTCTACCAATTCCACCATTAGACCATATTTTGCGGAAGATGAGGGGGTCGAACCCTCGTAACGGTTTTTAAGCGTCCTAATTGTTTAGCAAACAATCCTCTTTACCATTTGAGTAACCTTCCATTTTATTTTTGTAGATTAGAAGGGAGTCGAACCCTCACTGAATAGTTTCTAAAACTATTGCCTCTTAACCATTGGGCTACTAATCCATTTATATTTTTTGTACTCCAGGTCGGACTCGAACCGACAGTGTTTTCTCAATGAGTGTCACCGTTTAAAAGTGATGCGTTTCAACCAAGTTTCGCCACTGGAGCATATTTATTTTTTTATTTGGGTGAAAACGGGGCTCGAACCCTGTCCTAGATATTCACAGTATCTCATGCTAACCAATAACACTATTTTCACCATATATTTGCGGAAGAAGTAGGATTCGAACCCACACACCCCTAAAGGCCCTCGGTTTTCAAGACCGCCGCCGCTACCCTGCAAGCTTTCGGCTTATTCTTCCATTTTTTTATTTAGGGTGAAAGACGAGTCACGATCTCGCATTAAGTTGTTACACTATTCCAGAACCACAATCTGGTCGGCATCCAATTACCGGCTACTAACACCATATATTTTTAAAATAATATTATAAGCCGTACACTTTTCACAGTCGCTATGGGTTTCAACCATTTAGTACTTATAATATTATTTAAAGCGGAAGAAGAGAGATTCGAACTCTCGAAGCTTTTACACCCAGTTGTTTTCAAAACAATGTCCTCATGCCTACCGGATTTCTTCCAAATTTATTTTTTTTACAATTATTTCAATGAACTATATACAAACAAAAAAAACCCTTGATCAATTTATTTAGATCAAGGGTTTTTAATATTAACTTTTAAAATTATAGAAATTATCTTTTCGTTAAATCATACCTTGATCCACATCTGCTACTTGATAACAGGTGTAAATGCGATAACAACGATATGATAACTATTTTTTTCATTTTCTTTTAAATATTACTTTTTTATTTATTTATTATTAATATAAGAAATTATTTTTGTTTTATTTCTATTTTAATGCTCTAAAGATATATTTTTTTATAATACTAACCAAATTATTTTAAATTATTTTTTATTTCATTACATATAGTTGGTATTTTCCTTTAGGAAATTCTTTAATTTCTTCAGGTGTATTAGCTGTTGCTAAAACCTTAGTTAATGTTCCAACATAGTAAGGATTATAAATTTTTGCTTTTCTATTATAAAGAGATGGAAGTTTAGTTGTACCATTTCCATCATCAAATAAATATAAATCTCTATTATCTTTTAAATATTCTTCTGTTTTTCCTGAACCTGATAAAATAATTGTTTTATCATTTCCCACAAGTTTAAGTAAAAAATATGCTGTCTTATTTTGCACAAACTCATTATTTAATGGATTTTGCGTATCAATTTTACTATCTGAATTTAAACAAGCTATTTTTATTCCTTTCTTTTCTTCTTCTAATATAATACTTTTATTAGATAATGTTGAAAATGCACTTTCATTTAGCACTTCAAAAACCAATATACCGTTACCACCAAATTTTGAATTATTTCCTACTAATTGTCCCTCTTCATCAAATCCTAAATGAGACCAACCATCTTCTTCTAATTCTTTTTTAAATTCAGGATCTAATTCAACCTCTTCTTTTAAAACTACCTTCTTACCAGATATTCTTTGAATTTTTTCAGTAAGCAATTGTATTTCTAGTTGTTTTTCTTTTTCTGATTTCATTATTTTATATTTTATTTATTATTAAGTTTTCAGGAATATCAACTATATATTCTCCTGATGTTAAAGGGTCCAAAAATAAAAGTCCTCTTGGAGTACTTAAAACTAATTCTTTTCTTTTAGTTTGCGATGGATTTGAAATAAACCCTAAAACTTTTCCTACTTCAAAACTATTATAACCATTATATCCTATATATTGGTTTTGTTTAAGTAACCACAAACCTCCTGTTTTATCTAAATTTTTAATATGATCTTTAATACTATTATTAGATGTAAATTCTTCCTCAAAACTATCACCCATATCAGGATGTACAATTAAAGGATTTTTAACTAAAGGTAATTTAACTTTATAATCAGGATATATTTTTTTAAAATATTCTAATACTTCAATTTTAATAGGAGTATTTTTTAAATTAATTATTTTATTTTCTTCATTAATATTATCAATAAAATTTTTTATTCGTTCTTCTATTTTAACAGGTTTGGCATGTTTAGAGTAGTAAACATAATCATCTTCCAAAATAACCTTTTTATTAACAAGGTTTTCTAATTTTTCTATTAATATATTTATGTTCATTATTATAATTCGTTATAATTTTCTTCTGCTTTTTCTAATTTTGGAGATAATTTTTTAATTTTCTCTTTTATTTTTTCAATTTTACTATTTAAATCATTCATTTCTCCTCCTATTTCATTAGCAACATTTTCACCTTCACTTTCGCCACCCTTTTCTATTGCTTGAGGAATTAATTCTTCTTGATCTATATATAATTGTCTTAATTCTCTTTTATAATCTTCTAATTCTCTTTCTAAGTCATCCATCTCATATCTAAGATTATCATATTTCTCCTCAACCCTATCTTTTCTGATTTGTTTATTTTTTTCTATTCTTTCACTTCTTTTATTTGCTATATCATAATCAGATACTGTTATGCTTCTATCAAATTTTCCATTTACAAAAGGAGACCAACCTCTTTCAGTTCTTATATGTTTAATATCGTTTATAAATTTTATTGTACCTATAGGAATTACTGGTTTTGTATTGTTTTCTTTTGAAAAAACAGATTTTCTAGATTCTATTAAACTAGCACTAGAATTTGAATAAGAGAATTTTTTTTCTTCTTCTATTTGCTCATATTCTTCTCTTGTAATGATTTTTGTTTCAACTTTAACTATTTCTATATATTCAGATAAATTTTCTTCCCATTTTTCTAACGCTGTTTTTTCTATTTCCTCTGCTTCTTTTTTAGTTAATATAACATCATTATAATCTCCAGCTATAATATCACATTGACATCTACCTACACTATCTATCCATTCTGCAACAACAACAAATCCTTTTATATCTTCTATTTTGTTTAATTTATTTATTTCATAAGCAGGGACTTCTTTAAACCCAGTAAATTTAGGTTGTTTTAATTTTTTAAATTGAGTAGCTTCTAATAAATCATCTTTTTTTTCAACTACATAATATTGATACGCATTATCTATCTCTTCAATAGAAGGCTTTGCTTTTTCAGAATATTGATCTCTAGTTATTCCTTTATCATCTAAAGCGTGTATTTTTTTCCAATCTTCATCATTATATTCTTCACCCTCTTCAGTTATTACATCATCTTCTTGGTTTTCTTGATTTAAAAGATCTTTATATTTATTAATAGAAATAGGAAATGCTCTAACGTTTGAAGTGTTATAATTTTCTGGATTATTACTTTTCCATGTTTTTAAAGCTTTATTACACAGTTCATCTGCTTCTTCGTATGATACACCTTGTTCTGTAGAGTGTATTATATCCCATTTTTCTTCACCATCTTCTGTCCATTTACATATAGCAACATATGAAGTTTTTATTATATCTTTTAGATTTCCATCAGAAATAATAGATGATTCTTCAATAATACCTTTTATGTCTTCTATAATATATTCTGTATAAGATTTTAAATCTATAGGGTTTAACTTTTCAGGTTTTATATTTGTTAAATAAGATATTATTTTTATTCCTTTTTCAGAATCTTTTATAAAAGAATCAAAATCAGATATTTTTTTATTATTATCTTTTAATTTTTTTATTATATTTTCTTTTTCTTTTATAAGAATTTGGTCAAATTCGCTCAAACTAATATATTCTCTTTCTTTTTTATCTAATTCTATTAATTCTTCTTTGGAATTTACTACTGTGTCAGATATAATACTATTTTTATATTGAACTTTTATTTCTGTGAATGGTTTACCAAATTCAAAATTGGTATTTTCAAAAGCTTCCTCAATTGTTTTTCCTTCTCCTATTTGCTCTGATTCTTGTTCTACAAAACTGCTTTCGTGATCTCTTACTACAATATTCCATCTATAATTAACCAAATATAAATCTTGATTTCTATTATATTCAAAACTATAACAATCATCGTTCTCAATTGCTTCTTGATCTTCATCAGACATAATACGAGGTTTTCCTCCAATTAAATCATCATTATAAGTTAATAATGTTTCTATTAATAATTCATCGTTAGAAACAATTTTATTTTTAAATAAATTAGAAGTAATAAAAGAGGGAAGATTATCATATTCTAAATTAATATATTTTTCACAATCATCAGGATCTTTAATTATAGTCAGTAACAAATTACAACGCTCATCAGAATTTAAAATTTCCCAATCTTTATTTGTAATTAAACTATTTTTATTTTCTTCTACAACATAAAGATTATCAGTTTCTTCTGTTAAACTTTTTACCAAAGATTCTTTTACTTCTTTTTCTACATCTTTTTTAATATCTTCAAAATTCTCAATAAATTCTTTAGTACAAGTGCCTCCCGTAATTGTAACCCTATCTGTTTGATTATAATGTAACTTATCAGCAGAGTATATATGATCTATAATTTCAGAAACATCTTTGCCCCATTTTTCTTCTATTAAATTAAAAATTCTAATTAACTCGTCACTTTCTAATTTATCGAACTTCTCCCATATTTCAACTAACCAATTTTCTATAGGGTAAAGTTCATCAAGACTATATATCTTGTTAGAGTTTATTGATTCTTCAATAACATCATTTGATTTTAATAAAGCTTTATTTAATCCTTGCATAGTAATGTCTATATTATCATTTACTGTAAAATTATCACCTGCAATAACATTTGTTCCTTCTAAAACAACAACACCATAACCACTATCACCATCAGGTTCATTATCATTTACATTTTCTTTTAATAATTCCCAAGCTTTAAGAATACCATTTTCAGTAAACTCTTCTGTTTCTTCACTATAATCACTACCAACATCTCCAGTGAAATCATAAAAAAATACACATACCTCATTAATCATTTCTTCTAAACTATCGAAAGGTCTAATTGCTACACTTTCATCGTTCCAATAAATAAAAGAATAAGGACTAGCCTCTTCTTCTTCTAAATATTCAAAACCTTTTACTTGTTTTTCGTTTGTTGTTATATGAATTGTTTTATAATCATAATGATTTGGAAAACCTGCGTATATTTTCATTTTTATATTTTTTTAAATTCTATCATAGCTTTATAAAGGTTTTCTAAATCAGAATCAGAAAAAGATAAAGTATCAATTTCATGATTATGTAATATTTCAACCATTTTGTCAATTTTTTCATCACTTATACTTTCCCAAATAGAGGAATCATAATCTGATGTAGTTCCATCTTCAAACTTTAATTTAATTGTGTTATCGTCAACTTTTTGTATAAATTTTCCTGTTTGACCCTGTTTATTAGCTGGATCAGTAGTTAAATTTCTAGGAACTGTTAGAGATTCTCCTATTTCGTGATAATCAAAAATGTTTTCTTTTAATACTGTTAAACCACTATTTAGTGATTCTTCAAATACCTCTCCCTCAGTAGCATCCTTTAAAAATTTAATAATTTTTTCTTCAGGTGATAATTTATCAGGTGTTTCACCCATAGCAATATCGTATTTGTCAATTAATTCAGCTTTTTCTTCATCGCTGTTATTTTCATTTTCACAAAATTTAATTACTTTATTAAAAAAAATTCTATCATCTTGAAAATTTCCTTTAATTTCATAATTTTTTAAATCCTGAAAAGTGGAATTATTATTTGATGATTCTTTTAATATGTCGATTGATAAAACCACTTTCTTACCAGATATTCTTTGGATTTTTTCTGTAAGTAATTGTATTTCTAATTGTTTTTCTTTTTCTGATTTCATTATTAATTAATTTATTTTAAATATTAAATTTTACTTTAAATTATTAAAATAAATTAATTTTCATCCTGATTATCTTCTATTTCATCAAAAACTTCTTCTTCCACTTCATCATAATCAAAATATTCTTCTTCCTCATCACCATCAACTTCTTCAATTTTTTTTACAACTCTATTTTTAGCAATATCGTCGCATTTTTTACCATTTTTTTTACACTCAAATTTTAAAACATCTAAATTATCTTTTATATATTCCAATAAATCTTTATCAGAAATTTTATTATTATATATTCCTAATAAATATTCAGCAGGAATATTAATTAATTTTCGTCCCTTATAAGGTCCAAAATTAATTATTGAATCATCATCTAGTATCATTAAAATTATTTTTTTTGTTTATAAATATAACTTTAATTTAAAATAAGTAATTTTTTTAAATTTAAAACATTGTTATTGTATTTAACTTAAATCTATACAAAATGTATTATATGAAAATACAATCATTATATTATTTTATGAGCTCTAAACAATTATCTTTCTAAATATGTAACTACATGTCACTTTAAATAAATAAGCTCTTTAAACAAAAGATTTCTTATATTAAACAATAAAATAAGGTTTGTATCGTAGTGGCGTACCTAACAAATAAAGCGTTAATTTTGTAAAACACCACTTGTTCATGTTCTTGTAATAAATAAAAGTCTTGCTCTGTCTACAGGTGACAACAAGGACCTTAAAGCTGGTCATACCAAAATTTTTATTACACCGGTGGGAGAAACGGATGGAAAGGGTTGAGCATTTATAACCAACGCAAAAATATGGTTATAGAACTTTTTTAAAATTAGAGGATTTTGTTTACACAAAGGCCTTTAGCTTTAAGGGAGAAAACCTGAGGTATGTATAAAAAATTATATTTAAAGATAAATAATAAAATACAAATAAAATGAAATCAGAATTAGAAAAATAATTAGAAATACAATTACTTACTGAAAAAATACAAAGAATCTCTGGAAAGAAAATTGTTTTAGAAGAAAGTGAAAAGGATATTTTTGATTTATATCAAACATATCCAATAAAGGGAAATAGAAAACTAGGTGTAGTAGAATCGATAAATGGAAAAGATATTGAAAAAAAACAAACAGATAAAATTTGTAGTGATTTAGAAAACTTAGGATATTATACTCATGTTGTTAAAAATAGATTTGGTTATTATGATATTATTTTTTATAAAGATTTTAACAGTGAAATTGATAAAGCCATTAAGCTTTATAAAAAATACACGAGCTTTTCTATGATAGATAAAAAAGACACAATGGATGGATTAACTAAAGATGAACATATTTTTTTAGGAAGAATGTTTGGTATAAAAGAATCAGAAATAAATAAATTTGTATTTGATATTTTTAATGACGATAACGATGATGAAGAATGGAAAAAAGCTGTTGAAAATTATATAGATGAAAATGATGCTGTTTTAATAAAACCTTTTTTGGAAGATAAAAGAAAACTTTCGGCTAAATTTGAAATGCAAGGAACAACTATTATTGTAACTTTTAACAAAAAATTTATATTTCCGGAAAATTATAAAGCTGATTTTTTCTTTATGAGATTAATGGTAACACAATTTAATAAAGGTTTAAAAAAATCAAATAAATTAAAAATAATATCTCCTAATATTATAAGTTGTGAAAATATTCCAGGAGAAATAGATTTGGATTTATTTAACGAACTTGTAAAAGAAATAGAGGAAGACCTTATTTGGGCTGCAAAACGATATTTAAAAAATACTTCAAAAAGATCTTAGGTAATATTAAAAAGCCTATATTTATATAGGCTTTTTAATATTACGTTTATTTATTAATTAAAAGGTTTTAACAATTCTTCTTCTGATTTTTAAAAACCTCCAACCATTTCATCAGAATCACCCCAAGAATCACTAATAATTTCATCTAAAACATCTTCAGATATTTTCCTTTCAAAAAACGCCTTACAATATCTTGCTAATACAGTAAAGTATTTGATAGTTTTTGTTAAAGAAAATCCCACATAAGGATATCCTTTATCACCACTTTCTTCATTCCATTTATTCCAATAAGCTATAGCTTTTTAATAAGATTTTCTAAAATTCTAAGTTAATTTTTATATTTAAATCAGCTAAATTGTCTTTTACAATAGGAGGGCTAATTTTAGCATATACTAAAGGTAAACTATTAACATTTCCATCTCTATTAGTTATATGAAAAGCAATTTCAGATATTAATTTTTTGTTATGTAAACTATTTCCCTCATCAAAAGTAGGGTTAACAGATTTATTCCATTTATCCGCTTCTGCTTTAATATTAAATGTTAATCCATATTGAGTTACTTGTTCTTTGTGGGATAAGTTGCCTATTAATATATGAGGAGTAGCCATAGTTGTAATTAATTCTGATTCTATTTCGTAAATATTAATAGAATTTAAATAACCAGCTAAATCTACTGTAACTTCCTCTCCTACAACATAAGGAATTGTATTAACAATTTTTAGATCTTTAACCCCAGTTATATTATAAGGATCCTCAATATCATAATCATATTTTCCTATTATAATATTAGCTATCATACTACCCATATTAACACTTGTTATATTAAATTGAGGTAAATTAACTTTAAATAAACTTGTAGCATTATTATAAGACCCATCTTCATTTTTACTAGGAATAGAAAAATTAAAAGGAATTAATTCACCACACAATATAGATTCACAATGTTCGTTTTCTATATTATAAGTTATAAAATATTCATAACTAGGTTTGTTAGAATAAGTATAGCCAGGTCTACCAGAAAAACTTGGAGTTGTTAAAAGAATAGGTTCTGTAATCCAGTTAATGTTTCCGTAAACGCCACTAATATATTTAGCTACATAAAAACTATCTTGATCTATAACTTTGTATACACATAATATATTATCAGGCGTAGAAGTAAAAATAGAACTGTTAGCGCCTGGTACATCTTTAATATAAATAATATCACCATCTTTATAATTATGAGGTTGATTTAAACTAATAATTGTTGTACCGATTGTTGTGTCGTATCTTATTTCATTAATAAAACTAACACCAGTAGGGGTTATATTTGAAAAAGTTTCACCTGCAGTTATAGGTAATAAAGTATAATTTCTATTAGAAGAATATCCCAACGCTAAAGTAATTTCAGTATCAAAAAGTAAAACAAGATTTAAATCATGTAATATGTATCCAATTTTTTTAACACTATTAAATAAAGTATATAAAGGTGAATAATTACCTAGAGAGTTATTATCGTTTTTTAATTCATTTATATTATTTACAAACCAAGCAGGTTCTACTCCATTGTTTTTTTGAATAATTAAATATGGAATTTCTAAAGATATATTTTCTGCTATGGTTATTCTATCTTTAATTTGTTCGTTTAAATTAAGTACTGTAAAAGGCGTTTTAAAACCTGTTATAACTGGTAATAAATCTTGAAGTTGACTTTTTATTCCAAAATATTCTGATCCTTTATAATTTATATAATTTTTTTTACTTGAGGTATTATCCCCCAACATTTGATCTCTGTGTATTTCACGTTGTTGCCATAAACTATTATACAAATCTTCAGTATTCCAATTTCTATTTAAAAGAATAAGTAAATATTTACCACTTCCAACAATATTAATGAAATTTTTATCAACATCTATATCAAAAGTATTTCCAATTTGTGTAACACTAGTTATTTGATAAATATATGTTTCTTGATTAAAAAAATAAGGAATATTATTAATTCCATCAGTTCCAGAAGAAGCTCCTAATATTTCGTTTGGTAAATATTGAACTATTAAATAAGAACCATCAGTAGGAACAGTATGAACGTCTTCAATAATTATTTCTTTTATTATTTTATCAGATTCTATTGTTAAAGTATCATATAAACCAATAGGGGTAGTGTAAACTTCATTCCAAAAATATTTAGTAAACTCAAAACTATACGAATTACTTACATATGTATCAAACATAGGAGCATTTATTAATGCAGATTCTAAAAAAATATTAATTGAATTTTCTGTATAAGATAAAACTTTATATTTTCCTGTCGGAATTACAACAAAACCTCCTATTTCTATATCTATAGGAATAGTTATATATTCAAAAGAGTTATTGTTAAAAACTTCTCCTGTATATAATATTTTAACCTCATAATTTTCCCCTGTAGTCTCATCAATTAATTCAGTAATTTTATTAAAAAAAATAGATTTATAAAATATACCTTTTTCTTTTAAAGGAGAAGATAATATATTTTCATAATTAGAACAATTAACAGTTTCTCCATAATAATTATTAGTTAAGTTTTGTTCTAATATATTATTTCCTTCAAAATAAACTCCAAAGGGATATAAATTATGATAATTGATAGTACAATTTCCTAATAATTGGCTTTTGTGTAATTTTAAAAATTTTAAATCTGTATTTTGAGCTAAAATATTACCATTTACTAAAATTGTTATTATATCAGAAGATCCTAATACTATTTGACCTTGAAGATATATTTCTGCCATGTCTTTAAAATAACAAGTATCTGCTGGATATTCAGCAATTAGTTCTACTTTCCAATTACCTTGAGGTAAATTAATAATTTGATCAGTAGTATAATTATATATATATTCTTTATATATAGTATTAGTAATAATGTTTTTTATAATATATTTTACATTATAAAACCTTGTTAAAAGATTTTTACAATCACTTAAAGAAAGTTCATAAGTATGGCTTCCTTGCACAAATTCATCAATATTTGTTATCCCCGTGTTACTAATATTATCTAAACTTAAGGTTAGAGTTGAAGTTTCGTTATCTATAATTGAAAGAGATGAACGTTCTAACGTTTTTATTTTAAAAGTAGGTAATTTAAAAGATGTTTTATAAACACTACCAACTTCTCCATAATAAGTTGAGAAGCTATTATTTATTATAACATATATATGTTTTATATTAGGACCTGATTTAATTGAAGAGGCCCCTATTAAGGGAACACCTATTACAAAAGTATCAGATGAAGAAAAATTAACAGCCCTCCAAGATGAAGAATTTGAAATAACTTCTACAAATTTTCCGGCAGTATTTGAGTTAAATACGTTATAAGGAGTATTTATAATATATTTAAACCAAGAATCAATTGAAACAACACCTTTAGTGTTATTAATAAAAATTTCAATACCTTTTGTTGAACTATTATATCTTCCTGAAGTGTTTGTTTGATAAGTAAGCCATGATTGATTTAAATTACTTCCAGGGTTACTTGTATCGAATCCAGTAGCTAGTAATTTACCTTCTACTTTTTGAAAAATATTAACAATTTTACTAGTTTTAGCAATAGCTAAAGATGGATGAGTAATATTACCACACTCTACACTTATTTGTGAATCTATATGAGGGTTTCCATTAACATGTAAAAATAAATAAAAGTCTATTTTATATTCTCTAGAGTTGTTTCCTAATCCAGTTGAATCAAAAGTCATGTTATAATTATCTTTAATTCCAATAACAGGTATAGAACTAGATACGGGCACTCCATTGTTATCTTCAAAATCACTTACTTTGGTATAAAAATCTCCTATTTCATAAGCATTAGTTACATTAGTAATAGGCCTATACATATATCCATTAACACTACCAACGGCTGTTGAAGGATAGGAAATAACTACAAGTGTTTGCCAGTGATTAATATGAGTAATACCATTTTCATCTATACTAGTACCCCCAGGAGCATCAGTACTATAAGTTATAGTAGTTTTATCATCTATTTCATCTTGAACTTCAACTACGAAGTTTTTTAAATTTATATTTTCTATAATTTTTGAAGAAGTTTGTATATCTTCTATATAGTCATTTTCTAATTTTAAACCATCAGAGGTTAAACAATAGAAATAATTTTTAGTAATACTCATTTTTAATATTTATAAACTAATTGTTTTTTTATTGCAGATTCATTACCTATAATACTTAATATATTTTCTCGTCCTAAAGTATTCCAAGTTTTAGGTTTAAGAAAAGAAAATGAATTATTATCTAAATCATATATTATTTCCCACCCTGTAGGAATATCTGATTCTATGGGATTTGTAAGAAAACCATTATTATCAAAAATTAAAGGCACGTTATTATTTAAAATAGTATAAGGTTCTTTTAATTGTAATAAATTACCATTACTATCTGTATAATTATCTATAAGAGTTTTAGGCAATATAACATATCCATCAGTGTTAGGTTCTGTATATAGTAAGGTAAAAAAATTATTTGCATTTATTAAAGTAGGTTTACTTCTTTTTGTAAAAAAAGTAATTGAATCGGGAGGATAATTATAGTTAGAACTTAATTCTACAACATTATTAGGTGTTTTAAAAATTTTAACAACATTAGCATGTATTTCTCCACTTACGTTATTTATATCTCCAGTATATATTAATTTATGCTTAATTCCATAAGATTTAAACGGAGAATTAAAAGATCTTATATTTTCATAAGAAGCAGACATTTCATAATCGATATCACTATCCCCTAAAGAAATATTAGATATTTTAATACCACTAGTACTACCTCTTTGAGAAAATAAACGTCTAAGTTCATCTTGTACTTTTATATCTAATGTAATATTATTCATTTTCAATTATTATTTTTAAAACTTCATTATAAGAAATCTTCTTTTTATCTATTATACTTTGAATACACGTTCCAGATTCATTTAAAAAAGGAAGAGCGTTAATTTCTAAAATTTTATATTCTCCGTTTTTTATCATAAAATCGATTGTACAACAAGATTTTATATTTAGTTTTTTATATATATCTTCAAAATCTTTTTCTATAAAATTAAAAACAAGATCTTTATTATCATATATATATTTTACTTCTTCATTGTTATTTTTATTCCAAGTAGAACCTTGTTTTTTAATTAAAACAGGAGAACAAACTTTACCTTTTAATACAGTTATTGTATATTCTGTCCAATTATCATCAACAGATAAATATTCTTCATATAAATAATTATCATCATATTTTTTTTCGTTATTTATTATTTTAACAGCAGCAGAATTTTCTCCTATTTTAGGTTTTTTAATACAAGGAAATTTTATATTAGCTTCCAAGTATGTTTTAGGAATATTTATTTTATTTTTTTTAGCCCATGTTTTAAATTTGGTTTTATCACCACAGATTTCTATAATCTCTTTAGAAGAAAACAAATAAGGCTTTTGATATTTATCTAAATATTCCTGAATTAACCCAGACTCACTCCAACCAAATTGTATACAGGGTAAAATTATATCAAATTCTATTTTTTTTACAATATGTTCTAAATCTTTTATACCTCTAATATCGGTTAAGTAAACATCGTGTTTATCTTCTTTTAAGGTATTATAAAGCTCTCTTGATACTATTTGAGTTAAGCCACTGCCTTCACCAATTGTTTTGTTTAAAATTAATATTTTCATTTTATATTGTTATATAATATCCTTTACTTATTAATACTATGTTTTCTTTTATATCAGAAGGAATATTGAATTCCAATTCAATTTGTTCTCCCTGTCTTAAAGAGGTATATTTATCTTTAAACTCATAATTAATAGGTTTAATAGTTATATCTCCAATTTTTATATAAATATAATCTATATAAGATATTTCATTTTTTTCTTCTTTAATATATATATTTAATTTATTATCTTTTATATAAAAAGAATCTATACTTGTTTCTGATATTTTATCATTAAGAATACCTTCTTGATTTTCTAAAATTTCTGAATAAAATATTTGTTTATTGTTATAATTTAAATATAAGTAAGGACAAGCAATATCAATATAAGGACTAATTATACCACCAGATGTACTTCTTGAACTACTAAAAAGAGAATGATCACATTGTATGTCATTAAGAGTATATCTTGTTCTTAATTGCATTTGTGAAAAAGTACTGTTTTTATTTCTTGTTGAATAAATTTTTGGGTTTTCACTATATGATACATCAACTATTGAAGCTGACATTACCATCGATTGATCAGATTCAGGAGATTTAATAGATATAGTAGTTTGTGGTGATAAAACATAACCTGTATCTGGAGAAATACCCCCAAGACCAGTTACTGTTATTAGTCTATGTAAAATTCCTTCAATTTCGATATCACTGTAGGTACTATAATAAACTGATTTACCATTATAGGTAATATTATTTCCCAATTCAAGTGAAGGGATACTATTTATTGCTAATAGTTGATTAAAAGAATAAACAACTCCGAGAAAATTTGATCCGTCATAACTCATTGTAAATAAAGGATTATATAATGTACTACCATTTTTCCCCTTCTCTACTGTTATATAAATTTCGTCTGTATTAGCATCAACAACAGTAGGAATATCTAATATTTTAAAAGTATAAGTATCACTATCATAACTTAAAGTATCTCCAATAGATAAAATTGGTTTTATTCCATAGCCTTCGGTACTTAACACAGGTGTTAGTTTTATAGTATTATAATTTACAATAAAACCAGTAAAAGTATTATTAGTCACATCTGTTAAGTGCTGCAATTCTAAATATTTATTTAATTGTATTGAACTAAAAGCAACAGGATTTGAGTTTCCGGCAACAGGACGTTGAACCAAAGATCCGGGAGTTGAACTGTATGTAGCTGTATTAGTTAAATTATAAGCAAGTTCTCCAAGATAAATTTTTCTTGTTAAATCTTTTAAAGATAATATATCTCTTTTTCTTATAAAAGTTTCATCCATATCAACAATGTCACCTAATTCATTAGTATTCCAATCATAAGGCTTAGCTGTTTCGCTTGTTCCTAATATATAAGAATATCTAGCAGTGCGAATAATATGACATTTTTTAAATATAGTATCTTCATATTCAACAGGAGAGGCGTTAATATCAAAAGAATTTTCGTCACTATAACTAGTTTTAGGGATAATAATACAACCAAGATCTTCAAATTCAGGATCACTAACTCCAAAATAATTTCCTTGATTTAATAATGCAGCAGCTTCTATAGAATAGAATTGTTTATTATAATAAACAATACCAGGGTTGCCTATAAGAGTGTCAGATCTTTGGTTTGCGTGTTGTGTTCTTAAAGGGAGAAAATCTGCATCTAATAATATTGCTTGATCGGCATTAATATTAAAAGAATTTAAGAATGTATAAAAAGCCTTATCACTTCTTTCTTTTAAAGTTATAAAATCATCTTTCCTAACAGGGTGACCACTTTCGTGAAATATTAAATCTTTCATTTTATTTTTTTGTTTTTATTTTGCATATAATTGTTTATTTACTGTAATTTCGGCAGCTTCGTTTTTATCATAAATATAAATATCAAAACCATTTTCTCTAGTCCAATAAATATAATTTGATGGAATAATTTCTTTTGGCTCACTATACCAAACTATTAAATCATTACTTCCATATGTTTCTTCGTGACAAGCAGATAAATCTTTTGGAGTACTAATATATGAGTATATTGATTCTCCGTCTGTATTTGTAGTACTAAACGCGCCATTAGTTTCAAAACCTATTTGTAAATATAAAGTTGAAGGATTTCCATATTGATTTACAAAATTTTGTAAATTAACAGAGTTTTCATTTCCTAAACTTAAATAAACATCCAAACCGTTGTGAATACAGGTAATATAATCAGAAAATTCAGAAGATATACTATTCATAAGATTTGTTACTAATGAATATAAATTATTATTATTTCCAGTATTATATCTAATTAAGTTTTCTATAACAACATTATCATTTTTATCTATAATGTTTACAACAAAGGTTTGGTTTGTTTTTGTAGCAAGAACCTTAAAACTTGAGTGAGATGGAGAGTTTAAATAATGTCCTTCGTTTTTAAAAAAAGCCTTCGGATATCTATACTTACTTATAAAAAAATTATATATTAAATTAAATCCAGTAATGTTAATTACAATAGGAATAAATTGTTTTATTATATTTTCAAATTTTAAGCTTGTATTTTTAGAATATCTTAATAAATCTAGATAATTTAAAACTGTATCAGAAAAAGTATAATAATTATTTATAATAGATTCTAAATTAATATATGTATAGTCTTCATGTATAGCGTTTGTCCAACCATTTTCTTTTATTATATTTTTAACAAAATTATTATTTAATATTGTTTCTACTGCGTTTAAAGAAGTTTCTATAAAAACAGGATTAGGGTAGTTTTTAAATAAAGAATTAAAATTTGATCTGTTTACGTTAGATAATTCAACTAGATTACTATTTAAATTAAAAAAAGAATTAGTTTTGTAAGCAACAGAAGAAGCAACAGAAGTAGAAGGTAATGAACTTCTATAATTGGCAATTATTTTAATATAATCATTAACATATTCATCGTTAATTTTCTCTTGATCAGAAAAATTAAACCACCATTTTTCTATTTCGTTTCCTAAAGTATTTGTTAAATTAGTATCTTCAATATCTGGTTGATTAATATATAATTTTTCATAAACTGCTATTTTATGAACATACATATTAATATTCACAGGCATTCCTGTAAATAAATCCCACCATTGTAATTCATTATTATATTCTACACTAATAGGATCATTTCCTAAAAGTTCCAAAGAATTCAATGGTAAAACTCTTCTTTTTAATATATCAGCTTTAGGAAAACATGATGATCCAAGAAAATTCTCAGTAGCTATTTGTTCGGGTGTTTTGGGAACATCTTCAAAACATTCTCTCCAAGGAATAAAATCATAAAATTTATAATCTTTAAATATTTCTATGCCTTCTAATCTATATGTTAGTTTTATACAGTGATATAAACCATCACAATTAAATATATTTTGACATATAGCAACTCTATCATAAATACCAGTCGATCCTGGAGCTTTAGATCTAAGTCTTAATCTTACAACTAAATCATTTTCTTCTAAAGAAGCAATAATATATTCACTAGCAGGACTAACTTTATAATTTGCATTAACTGGAGCAGGAACTTCGTCTGTAGGGTATTTGTTGGGTAAAAAAAGTGAAATGTTATTATTCCAACTATAAAATTCACTCATACCTCCATAAATTTCTCTATAAACTTTATTTTCATAAGCTAAAGAACCATTTAAATCACCATCATCAATGCAATTAAACGTAAAAGTATCAGAATCTAGTCTAGTGATTTGTTTTAGTCCTATTGTTTGTATAAGGTTTGAAATATATGTTACATTTATTTCATCACCAGTTACATATCCATGAAATTTTGAATATACTGTAATTTTAGAGTTTTCGCGAGTCCAAGAAACCTTTTCATCCAAATCTCTTAATAAGGGTATTTGATAAGTATAATAGTTTTTAATTTTATCTATACTTATACCCTCCGCATAATTAACATCGTTTTCTATTATAAAAATAGAACCGTTATATGAATAATAACTTGATGTGTTTACAGCATGATATTTAAAAGAAACATTTCCTATTATTAATGTATCAAAAGTTTCTTCTTCATACATTAAATTATCGCTAATATTAAAATATACATTATCTATAACTGATGTATAAGTAACATCATATTCACCATATTTGTTTAACTCATCTAATTTATATAATCCACATAATTGAAACTTTGCTTTGTTTAAATTATCAGGAGAATCTTTATCTATAAAATAATCAATACTTACACCACTAAATTTTTCTGGAAAAGATAAAGGTAAAGCATAATATTCAGGATTGTTTATTCCATTTCTTTCTATAGGTTGAAGATTTAAATAGCTATTTTGTTTAAAAAGCACATATTGTTTTATGTTTTGTAAATATTTGGAAATATCATTAGCAATAGCCTCTGTAGGATCCATGTTTAATGATATTTCTCTTAAGTTATATATATTTTCATTATCATAAACAGGTTTGTAATGATATGGTTTATTTTCAGGACTTGAAGGATTTGTTTTATTAACAAATTTAGATGTATCTATTGTATATGTAATATTGGGAACGTTAACTTTTTCATTATTTGATTGTTTATATCCAAATCCCTCAGCATTGTTCCAATAATATTCATATTCATATATATTAGTCAATCCATTAGGAGATCCTAATAAGTTAATTAAAGATTCTATACAGGCAATAGTACCTTTTTTACTATATAAATATAATAAATTTACTAATAAATATTTTTGTCTTTTTTGAGAGAACTCTCTTAATTTAGAATTATCTAATAAAACTTGATTATCTGTATACATAGAACTTCTTGTATTGGTTTGATCAAGTATTAATGTATTTAAATAATCTTCTTGGTTTTCATCATATAATTTAATACCATAATGATCTGAGTATAATTTATAAAACTCAGGGGATAATTGATTAAATTCAGAATAATTTAAAGTATGAGTATATTGTAAAAAATCTATATATATTTTAATATAATCAAACATTTTACCAGCAAGTAATACATATCTAGTAAACATATTACTTTCAGATTCATTCATTTCATTAATTAATTCATGAGGAATACAACGTCTAATTAATTGATTAGTTACATTTTGATCTAAATCAATAGCACCAATTAAATTATTAGAATCATCTTCTGTTTCTCTATAATATGAAAAATCTGTATTACTTTTATCCTTAACCATATTATCTGGATTTTGAATCCAGTGCTTAAAATCATCTCCTTCTATTATAATATTATTAGTAATAGGTTCTCTAGGCCAAGGAGTAGGATTTAGAAAGTTTAACAAAGCTTTTTGTACACCATCTAATTGATTTTCATAATCTATAATATATTCCAAGTTAGGAGATAATAAAAATCCTTTATAAGTAAGAGATAGCTCATCAGGCGTTTTGTATGATATGTAGTTAGCTTGAGTTAATCTTCCATTTATTTGAACGTTTAAAATATCATCAGGTAAAACCATTTTAATTTCATAAACATTATCTTCTATGAATTGTTCTATATCATAATAAGTATCTTCAACCAAGTCGGGTGTAAAAAAAGTTATAATAGTTTCAGAGCCTATAACACTAATATCTTTTATTCTTAAAACAGCTATAGTTTCATAATATTCAACAATTTCTTCAATAGCTCCAAAACCAGTATTAACAAAATAATTTCTTACAAAAGAAACTTTATCATTTTCTTTAATATGCTGTGGAAATCCTAAATTAGTATCTAACTTAATCTCTATAGGATCCCCTAAGGAAGTTATTTCAGTAGTTTGTATATTATTGGAAGTATAAGATAATACAGCCGTTTTACCTCTTTGTAGTATTTCCAAATCTTCTAATTCTGAAGACATATTAATAAAATCAACAACTGTATAAATTCGATCAATAGAATAAAAAGGATATTGTTTATCTTTGATAATGGTTGCTTCTCCCAGTTTTGTATTTAAAGTATCATCTTCATAAAAAGTTATAATACCTCCAAGTTTATAAGTTTCAGGGGTTTGTATTTCAATAACATAGCCAAATTCAACATCTTCACTAGTATATGGGGATACACTACCTATTATACCTGTTTTAAATATATTAAAATTAGATATAGGATATCTATTGTTTTCTTTATCTATTATATCATAATTTTGAGTCCAATTATAGTTTCCATTATTTGTAAAAGAAATTAATCCTTTAAAAATAGTATCTTCTTTTAAACTAAAATAAAAATATGTATTTAATCCCCTAATATAAGGCTCAATTAAATTTTCTTCCCCTTGTTCATTTAAAATTCGAGCAATAAAAGCTTTATAAGGATAAGATTCTGATAAATAACTTATTTGATAACTTAATTCAGTATAAGAAGAACCAAAAAAAACAGTATTTCTTATATCTTCATTATCAATTAAAAGTTGAGTATATTTTGATAAAAAAACAGTCATAGCGTTATCTGATAAACTAGAATCAGATGATGTAATTTGAGAATTAAGACTATTTTTAATTTGCTCAAGTGTAAGAATTATATTAGGTGATATTACATTGTTAGAATTAGTAACAATTGTACTGTTTGGAATATTAGAAAAAACTCCATTGGGAGTTAAACTACTTCCAAAAAATTTACCACCTTTAATTGCATCATCTCCACTAGAGGTTAATATTGTTGGCATTTTATTCTATATTTAAATTTTTTCTAACTTCTTTATTGTTTACTTGAGATATTTGATAAGAAGCTATTATTGTACCATCTATACTTCCATCTTCAGAAACAGTAATACCATTATCATCATATATTTCAAAAACATTAGTTTGCAAATCTCTTGCAACATCATTTTTAATATATTGAGATAAACCAGTAATAGAATTATTAATAGATTGAAAATTTAATATAATAGATATAGCATTGAAATATGATTCTTTTGGATAAATTTTTAATATATCACCAACAATTATATTTTGAAATGGAGAATCATATCCTATATAATTAGGAGAGAGTTCTAGGTTAACTAAAGCATTTGTATTAATATCATCGTTAGATATAAATTTAGTTGTTTTATATTCACCAGATGAAGAATAAACCTCTACAACAGACCCTAATAAACGTCCTTTTTGTTGTAAATGATTAATGTTTTCAAATTCCCATATTGTGTTTAAAAATGGATTTTTATCTACACTATAATAGGTTCTCCTTTTTAAAGAAGTATTTGTAGAATTGACATAAGCTGTAGAAACAGATAAACTTCCACTTGTTGCTTCATAAGGGAGATGTTTTCCTAGACTAATAGTAGAAACAGTCGTAGTTATACACTTGGATTGAATACTTAAATAATATAATCCATAATTATATGTATTATCATTATAATTTTTAAATCTATATTGAGGAATTTCTAATAATTGAATTTTATTTCCAAGAACTTTAATTTTTTCTTCATCGTTCAAAAATAAGTTTTCAGACTCAATATTTTCATTACTAATAAAAAAATCTGCAAAAATAGGGTTAATAATATGAATAGTATCTATCGTTGATACACCTACATATTGTGTTGGGCTTTTAAATCCAGGGAAAAGGGGACTAAGATTGGTTCTATTAGCTGAAAGTAAAGAATAAGGAGTTTGACTAATTCCTTCATAATTAGTTTGACTATTTACAAAATCTTTTAATATCCATGATGCACTCTCTTCTGTGGGTATAAACATCATTTTAGGAGAGGTTGGTGAAATAGGTATATAATTTACTATACTATTATCTGAAAAATCAAATTGTCTCATGTTTTTAACGTTTTAAATAAATATCTCTATCATTGTAAGGAGAAGCACTTACATTATCAAATCTAGTAACACCATCATAAATTAATTTAAATTTATAAGTATCTGGGCTTGTTTGTAGTCTTTCTCCGTTTTTAAACCTAATGTAAACTTCATATTCTATTTCTTCATAAAAATAAGATGTATCTACATAAAAAAATATCTCTTCACCATAAACACTAACTTTTGACCAAGGACATATTTCAAAATCACTAGTAGTAAGTATTTTATATTCAAAATTTGAAGATACAATATTTTTTCTTTTATCTTTTGCTATAATATTAAATTTAACAATATCATTTTTAAATATTATATTTTTATTATAATAAGTAGTAGGATAGAAATATAATGTTGAATAAGAATTTTCTATAAAATTATAACCAGGTTTAGTAATCATCATAGATTTAGCTATTGTATTAGAATTTATAGACCACGTTTCTTGAAACTCTCCAGATGTTAAAGGTAAATAAGTATAACTATGAATTCCATTTCCTAAATAAGTAACAATAGGAATTTTAATTTTATCTATATCATCTATAGGTAATTGTAAGTCAGTAACAACAACAGATAAATTTTCAATTTCTGTTAAGTTCCAATTTATAAGATATAAAGTAGATTCCGTATCTTGTTTTAACATATATCGAGAATCAACAATATTATCTTCTATAAAAAATTCTAAATAAGGTTTAAATATAGTTTTAGTATGTCTAGATTTTACAAATTTAGTATATAAAACATCATCACTATCAAAAATATCAAAATTTAAAGCAAAATTACACTCTACTTCATTTTCTATGGAATTTTTTACAGGATCTAAACCGTTTTCTATAATTTTATTATAAGTAAAGGTTAAATCATCTGCCCTAGATTGTAGTTGTAAACTAGTTAAAGGTGTTTTAAATTCATCAGGTATAGGATCAGAAGTAAAGAAATAAACGGTTCCATTCCATTGATAACAATTTCCATTTATTAAATTATAGTAATAAGAATTTAAAATAGGAATGATAGGAGTAGTAAATGTATCCTCTAAATAAAATAAATTATCTGCTGGGTTGAAATAACCATTAATATAATTAACCCAATAATCATTATTAGTTCTCTTTTCCCAATTACTAACACTTTCAAGAGCATTAGGTGGCGAAAAATTAAAACCATCACCTTCAACAAATTCAGAGTTAAAATAATATAAATTAATAGGTTTTATATTACTTATACTGTTTTTATTTATGGGAGTTCTACCTATATCTCTAAGAACACCACCATCATATAGTTTTAAATTATATGTATAAGTTTTACCTTCTAGTTTGGTTTTTAGTTCGTTTAAATTAAATCCTAATAATATTCTTGATTTGCCTGCACCATCATTTAATTCAAACACAGGATTTTTTCCTGTATTAATTAAACCTTTTTGAATAGTTGAAGATCCAGTAGTAGGTTTAAAAATAGTATTATTTTTATCAGGGTATATTCTTATATAAGACATTGTAATAAATATTTTTAATTAAATACAAGTTTAACAAACATTTTCGTATTTAAAACAAAAACAAATTAAACATTTTGAAAATAATATAAAATGGCCAGCTCTATTAAAGTAAATAAAACACAAATTCAAGCTGTAGAAAATATCTTAATAGCTAATACTGTTTTTAGAAAGGCTCATTTTTTAGCTCAATGTCATGCAGAAACATCAGGTTTTTATTATAAAGAAGAAAATTTAGCATATGGAACAAGAGCTTTAAGAGATTTGTTTGGAAAATATTTTAAAACGTTAACAGATGCTCAAATAACTAAAAATTATGCTTATAAACCTCAAAAAATTGCTAATAGAATATATGCTAACAGAATGGGTAATGGAAGTGAAGCTTCAGGAGATGGGTGGAAATACAGAGGAAGAGGATATATTCAACTTACAGGTAAAAGTAATTATATAGCCTTTCAAAATTCTGGATTGTTAGACTCGGGAGATAATGTTATTGTCAATCCTGATTTGGTAGCAAGTAAATATCCTCTTAGAAGTGCATCTTTCTTTTTTAGTAAAAATGATATATGGACATATTGCGATCATGGTGCGGCAGACCCTGTAGTTGTTTCAGTATCAGCAGCTGTAAATACAGGAAATCCTAATTCTAATCCAGATAAAATTATTCATTTAGATACAAGAAGAGAATGTTTTAAGGCATATTATGAATATTATACAGGAACTACTCCTCCAGGGTATGATCAATCAAATGAAGGACTAATACCAACAAGTGAAACAGGAAAAAAAAGTGAAGAACAACCATCTTGGGAAAAGACTTTTGAGCAAATAGGGGTAAATATAGCTAATATTGAAGCAGATCAGGTAGACGTAACTTGGGGTAAAAGAACAAATTCTAGTGAAGATAGTGATTGGATTAGTCTTAAACAGTTTATTTTATATCTAGCATCTAAATATACACCACAAAGTCTTTTACCTTTTGTAGAACTTATACCAGAGGTTTCAATGAATAACGGATACTATGATAAAGACGGAACAGTTCCTGATAATGTAAAAAATAGTACAGGAAGCAAATCATCTAAATTTAAAGATAAAATAATTGAAAAAGCTAAAGAGTTAGATAAAGAATTACCTAAAGGATCTTTTTATACAGATTCAAATAAAGCTAAATTAGGACAAGAAACTTTTAATAAAGGTAGTGGTGTAGCAGATTTAACAACATTAGATCCTTGGAGAGAAACTCAAGATTGGATGGGGGTACCTAACGAAGGAGGAAAACAAATTATAGAACTTAGAAAGGTTGGAGTAAGAGCTTTTGGACAATTAGTTTTATCACCAGGTGCTTTAGATAAATCAGCTTCAAAACCAGGACCAATAGGATTTCAAGAGTTTGAAATAAAATCAGGAGCTCAATGTGATAATGGATTAGCTTTAATATCTATGAAGTTAGTAGATATACAAGGAAATAAATTTACAGACTTAACTTCTCCTTGGTCTTTTATTTATGATACAAGACCCGGCGCTGTTGGTGGAGATTTTTGGTTTAGATATGGTTGGCAATTAAGATTACCTTTTTATGATAAAAAAGATAAAACTTCTTGGGGTTTTTGGAATCACCCAGGTTGGGATATTTTTGGAAATGAAGTTAAGTGGTATATAATTAATCAAATATTACCATGGAAACCTTATATTACTTTAACTCAAAACCTTAGTGCATCAGATTCTAATACTAAAGATAAAAATGGCAATATATTAGGAGATATAACTAGAGATGTTCAATTTAACTCCATGTTTGATGATGGAATTCAATATGATGAAGAAAGCGGTTCTGTTACTATATCTAGATCTAATTTAACTGAAGCTAATTATGTAAAGTTAGCTATTTTAAATCCTGAAATAACAATGAATCAAAATGGGTCTTTAATTGCAGACTTATCTTTCAGAACAACAGGATCAATTTGTCATCAAATGCCTTTAGCTTTTGCACATAATTTAAGAAGAGTTATATCTGAAACAACAAAAATTATATTAGGTGATCTTTTAGTGGCTTACTTAAGCGATTTAGAGAGTTTTCAAAACCTTTTAGATTCAGATGAAGTTAGAAAAAAAAGAGATTATTTAAATTCAAAAAGATCTTCTTTAAATTTAACAAAATCTAGAAATTTTGATGGTTTCGTTCACATAGTAGGTCTTGGAAAAGGAGCAGGTGCTGGAGGTTCAGTACACCCTGACTCTATATGGCTGGAGGTAAGCAAAAAGAAAGTAAGGTTGTTAGAGGATAAAGTACCTGATAATGAGATGACTATTATAAGATGGTTTAGAGAAGTTTTAGAAGATAATGGTTGTGCCTTGCAATCGGCTGCAACAGGATCGGGTGCAGGGATTAATTCAGCATGGATAATTGCTGTAACAGATGACTTTGAAGAAGAAAGATACAAACCCAGCAAATGGAGACAATCAGAATCAACAAATGGAGACAGTAGTATAGATGGAACGAAAGCAGCAGCTACTACTTTAGCTTTAATGCAATCGGAAAAAGACGTATTTTCTTATAGATTTCAAGGGGCTTTAAATACACAAATTTCTGTAGAAAAATCAGATGCCCCAAACGCAATGAAAGTTGATGTTAATTTTGCTGTTGGTGATTTTTTAACATATGATGGAGAAAGTGTTAAAACAGAAAAAGTTCCTGTAACAACAACAGATAGACAAAGAAATTTAAAAATATTATTTGCACAAATGCAAAATGTAAAAGTAACAGCTTTGTGTCATCCTTGGATAGGTCCAGGAAAAAATATTTTTATAAAAGGATTAGGGTTTTTTGATGGGGAATATATGGTTTTATCTTGTTCACATAAGTTAGATAATAGTAATTCATTTACTTCTGAATTAGAAGCAGCAAGAATATTAAAAGATGATAACACAGCAGATATACATAAAGAAAATGTAGATAATAAACAAGAAGAAGGAGGTAATACCAATAAGTCTAAACAAACTGAATATCAAAAAGAATCATCAACTAAAGAAAAACCTAAAGAAAATAATCCTGTTTACACTAAAGAACAAAAAGACGCTGTTATGAAAAAAAAATTAAAAAATCAAGAACTTACAGCAGAAGAAAAAAAAACTTGGGATTCTTTAAGTCCGTCAGATAAAAAAGGAGCTTTTAAGGAAATGAAAAAAAAGTAAATTATTCTGAATAAAAAGGAAGTAGTTTCTTTTTTAATAATTTTGAATTTTTAACATAAAAATAATTTAAATCATTTTGTACCTCTGTTAAAATTAAAGATTGAACAGATGAGCAAGTTGATAACAATTGTTTTATTTTAGATTCTATTAAAGATTCATTTACATCAGCATCTAAAATTAATAAAACGTTAGTATCTGTTAAAAAATCCAGTATTTTATCATTAATCTCTGTACCTAATAAAATTAAAGAATTAGGAACAATTAATCCATCAAGTATACCTTCTGTAATTATAATAATAGAATTTTTATTAATAAAATTTTCATAAAAACAAACAAATTTAGAACTTAAATGTTTTTTATATTTCTTTGTATAAAAATTTTGTGAAACAAAAGCAACAAGTTCTCCATTTTTGTTATAAGAAGGATATATTATATTATTTTTAAAATTCCCATCATAACAATATAATATACCTCTTTCTTTTATTATTTCAAAAGTTAACCCTCTAGATTTTAAATAATCGTAAATTTCAGGATAATTATATACAGTTCCACAATTTGGTGGTAAAATTAAAGTTTTTTCTTCAACTTGTGATTTGTAATTGTCTTTTTTATCTTTTTTAAATAACTTAGCAAAATCAGCATAACCATATTTTTCTATTATAAAAGACAAGCCACCTTTTAAACCGCAGGCCCAGCAATGGCAGGCGTTTTTATTTAAAGAAATTTCAAGATTATATTTATCAATAGGATTTCCTAATTCCTTTTCACATCTAGGACAATTAAATTTTAATTGACTTCCATCTGTTTTATATTCACCCAAAGGTTGAAGTGCTCTTAATAATTGCTCGTAAGTTCCAGACATTTTAAAAAAAATAATTTTTAATAATAAAATAAGAAAAAATTTAAACAATAATTATATTTAAGTAAAATAAACAAGGTTTAACAAAATGGAAAAAGAATTACAATTACTTATTGAAAAATTACAAAAACTTTCAAACAAAAAAGCTTTTTTGGTAAAAACCAATATATTTAAAGAATCTTTAAATAGTGCAAAACAAAAATATTTAATAAATAATTTAATTGAAGAAGATATATTTAAAAAATTATTAGAATCTGATAAAACATCATCTAAAAAATATATTGAATGGATGTGCAAAATATATTTAAAAGATCAGCCTGAGTTACATGAATTAAAAAATGCAATAGAGGAATTTAATGCTCTTGTTTTAGATAAGAGAATAAAAGGAGAAGAGTCAAATATAGAAAAATATAAAAGTTTTAAAGAGTTTAGTGAATATATTGATAGAAAAAATAATGAAGAAATAGTTGTTTCTAAAACACAACAAGAGAATGATTATAAAATATTAATAAATAATTCTGAACTTTTTGTGGTAGCTCCACATAATCATGCTGCTAGTAGAAAAGTAGGTTTAAAATGGTTCGCAGTAAGACCTAACACTAAAACAGGAACAAATGATTGTCCGTGGTGTACAACATATGGTGCTGAGTCTCATTGGAAGGGTTATTGGGAAAGTGGCCTTGATTCTTTTTATTATGTTAAAGTTAAAGGAAAACTTAAAGAGAAAATAATATCAACACCTGGATTAGGTCCAAAATGTGAATATGTTGCTTTACAAATACATATTACAGGAGGTATTAGAGTTTGGAATACGGATGATAGTCAAATTTCAAAAGGTGGAGAATATATGAGAATATTAGAAGAATATCTAGAAGAAAATAATTTAATAGAGAGTTTTTGGGAGTAAATTAATTAAATATTTATAGAAGTGTATACAGCAATATTATTAGAAGATACAAAAAAATTTAAAAAAGGTGATTTAATAAAAAATATTAAGAGATCACCTGAAGGTATAATTAAAGAAGACGATTTAATACCTTATGATAAAGTATTAATATTAAATGAAGCTTTATCAACACAAGATATTGCACAAGTAAAAAAAATAGTAAAAGATATTTTAAAATTAGTTTTTTGGAGATTGTATACAAGAAATTCATTTGTTTTACAATAATTTTAAAAAACAGTTATATTTAAATAAAATAATAATTATATATTTCAATGAATTCAAAAAACTTATCGCAAAAAATTGATAGTATTTTAATGAAAGAAGAACTTACAGATAAAAAAACAGTTAGTAATTCTGGAAGAGTTTATGTTCACGAAACTGTGGATGTAATCTTAAAAAATAGAAACTTTAATCAATCTTTACAAGATGATTTAGATCTTACAGAAGAAAATTTTAATAAAATTAACGATAGTATTTTAAAAGAATATGTTGAATATTGTGGGTTTAATTATTCTAATCGCAATCAAGCAATTCAAATTTTATTTGAAAATAATAAAGTTAATCAAGATGTTATTTTTTCTTTAGAAGATAAACAACGAGAAGAACAACAAGAGTATGAGTTAAAAGAAGTTTTTGAAAATTACAATAAAGTAATAGAAGAAGATTTTCAAACTAAATTTGGTGAAGATGTTGATTTTAGAAATATAGAAGAAAAACAAATTTTTGAAATAGGTAGTTTAATATATGAACAACTAGATAATTTTGGAAAAGAAGATTGGAAAGAATATATTTCTATATTAAAAGAAAATAATGTAGATTGTTTTTATGATACTGAAACTGATAAATATATAGTTAAAAAATTATTAAAAGAAGATATACAAGAAAGATATCTCATAGAAGAAGCTGATAAAAAAATAATTGAAAATATTATAAAACCAACAAGTTTTACTTTATTAGAAGTTAGAGGCTTACCTAAATCAACATATAAAGATTATGTTATTGAAACCATTGTTGAAAAAGATGGCCAACAAACATTAATAGAATATCATGATACGCAATTAAGAAAACCTTGGAAAATAGCAAATAACGAATTTCAATTTTTACAAGAAGCGTTACAATCAATAATCCCTCCAACTAAAGATTTTTATAAAGAAAAAAGTTCTGAAGTAAAAAAACCTACTATTTTAACTAAAATAATTAAAGAAAATTATAATAAAACAGATAATCTTCCATTGGCTGAAAGTCAAAGAAGAGAAATGGAATCTAAAAAATTAATTTCTAAGTTAGATAAATTACATAACTCTGATAATATTATTGAATTATTAGAAGAAGGAGTTAAAGTAAAAACAAATAAAGGTAACGGAATAGTACGCCATATAGATTGGATATATGGAACAGTTAATATTAACACTAAAGAAGATAATAATGGAATTAGTAGCTTTGTTTCTAATGTTAGTTTTGATGACATTTCGGAAGTAGGAGAATAATATATTTAAACGTTATTAAAACTATAGATTATGTCTATAGTTTTTTATTTACAAGGTGTTTAAATTTTTTCTTATTTTATATTAAATGGGACAGTTCAAAAATAATACACAATGAGTAATTTTAGAGACGAGCTAACAGATTTTTATAAAAGACTGTCAGGAAAAGAAAGAATAAAAATAGCCAATTCAAATGTTAACATACTTAATTCTGCCCCAACTGAGCAAGAAAGAGTTATGAAACAAAAAATCTGGCAATTAAATCAATATGTTAGATTAAAAAGTAGCAATAGGAGATATTTACAATTTTTTGATGAATATCGCCAAATGGATGTTACTTTCCCTATTATAAAGGCAGCTCTAGATATATATGCAGAAGAAACAGTAAGTAAGGACGTAAGTGGAGATCTTATTAAAATAGTAACAGAAAATGAAAAAGTAAAACAATTGCTTGAAGAATGTTATTTTTCTAATTTAGATTTAAATAAAAGAGCTTTTATAATAGCTAGAGAGTTTTGTAAATTTGGAAATGTTTATGCCTATCTTATAACTAGACAAGATGATGGTGTTGTAGATTTAGTCTTTTTACCAGCAGATGCTTTAGTAAGACAACAAATGTTAGGATTAACTGCATATGAAGATCAAATGGATTTTGAAAAAATAAATGAATATCAATTTGTATGGCATGGTAGTGGTGGTGGTGGAACTGTTTTTGAACCATGGGAAATTGTACATTGGAAAAATTCAGAAGATTTAGAATCAGAACCATATGGAGTATCAATTTTAAGACCTATTGTAGAAACGTGGAGAAGAGTTGTTTTAATGAGAGAAGCTTTAATTGTATATAGAATTTCAAGGGCACCTCAGCGTTACTTATTTAAAATTGCAACAGATGGCTTAACTGGAGAAGAAGCTTATAGGTTTGCACAAGATGTTAAAAAAGAAGTCAAAAAGAAGCCTTTAGTAGATCCAAGAACAGGGGAAATAGATTTTAAGCATAACCCCATGTCTGTTATGGATGATTTTTTTATACCAGTAGCTCAAAATAATTCTTCGGATATACAAGTTTTAGATGGAGCCAGTAATTTGGATGCTATAGAAGATTATAAAATTATCAAAGACGATTTGTTTGCAGGATTAAAAATACCAAAAGCATATTTAACTTTTGAAGAAACGTTAAGTAATAAAGCAGCTTTAGGGGAAGAAGACGCAAGGTTTAGTAAAACAATACAACGTATACAAACAGAGTTTATACAAGGTTTAGTTCATATAGGTATAGTTCATTTATTTCTTAATGGATGTTCTACTGAAGAAATACAGTCTTTTAGTTTAGAAATGGCCCAATCTTCTACAATAGCGGAACAGAGAAAATGGGAAATAATGACAGCTAAACTAGATGTTGCTGTTAAATTATGGGATGAACAAAAAGCAGGATTGAATTTTATGACTTATGCGGATGTTTTAAAAACAGTATTTAAATTTACAGATGAAGAGATACAAGAAACTATAAAAAAACAATTTATAGAAAAGAAAATAGCATGGAGATTAGAACAGATAAAAACAAATGGTTTTTATGAAATGCCAGAACTTGATAATTTAACCGATAAGTTAAAAGGATTAACTCCTGGATCTAGCATGTCAGATAAAGACTTAAATATATTTAAATCTTTGAATTTTGAAAGTTTTGAAAGTATAAAACCTATTATTGACCAGCACATAGATGAAGAAATAGCAACTATGTTTAAAACTCCTTCTATAAAGCCAACAAAAAAAGATATAAATAGAGTAAAGGGTTTACTTACAGATAATATAGAAAAAACAAAAAAGGATATAAAAGTTTAAGTAATTATCATCAAAAAGTAAAAAAGATCATATAAATTTATATGATCTTTTTTTTTATTTAATATTTAAAAAAAACTTTAATTTATAAAAAGAATGAAACTTACAAAAATAGAATTTCAGTGTTTAACTGAACAAGAAAATAAAAATCTTAGCAAACATACTTTTTCTATGTTGGAAAAATATGCTAGTAAATTATCACCTAAAGATAATTTTTATACAAATAAATGTATAAAGGTTTTAAAAGAGGAAGTTAAAAAAAATATTGATATTTCAAATACAATTTTTAAGGTTTACGAATTAAAAGAAAATATATTAAACCTTTTAAAAGAAGATAGTAATGGAGAAAAAAGAGCCGTTATTAGAGATAAAGAAAATATTAAAAACATTGTAGTAACTACAATGGGTGAAGGAAAAAGAGACCTTGAAACAATTTATGTGGATTTTAGTATTATTGTTAAGCCTTTTGGAGATTCAAAAGCAGCAGTTGGAAGAGAGATAGAAAGAATTATAGTTAATAATGATCGTTTAGGAACAAAAATCATAGCACAATTATTACCTCAAATTGATGGATTTGCAGGAACGGGAACATATCAAGGATATATAAGATCAACACCAGTAGCACCAGGAGATTCAATTAAAGCTAGAAATGATATATCTATTGATACTACTTATGCTAAAGATCCTAAAAGTTTTAAAGAATATGTTGAAGGAATATCTCAATTGTTTGATCTTTTAGATGAAAAAGTTGTAAGTTGGTTAGATGTTGAAAATTACGATGATGAAAATGTAGCTGCAGGCTCTGATGAAACAGAAGAAGAAAAAAGAGATAAAGAATTTAAAAATTCTGAAAGAGAATTTGATAATCCTGATGATGAACAAATTGAAAAAGGTATTTTGAGTAAATTACGCAAGGAAGGTTTGAAAAGAGAAAAAAATTTAGAGATTGAATTACTTACAGAAAAAATTCAAAAGCTTTCAGGTAAAACAGTTATTTTTGAATAAAAATAATTAACAAATAAAATAAAAAAAGATCTTAAATAAATTAGGATCTTTTTTTTTGCTATCTTAATTAGTAAAAATAGTTAAAAAAATATTTTTTTAAGCATTAAGGTTATATTTATAAAAAACTATAGTTATATATTTAATGAATTACGGTAAGAAAATAAAAATTACAAAAGAACGTGCGTTGTTAGATGAGTCTAAAATAAACGGCCGTATAATAAATTCAGCAACTAATGGCTTTTTATTAGAAGCAGAAGGTGGAATGTCATATATGGAAAAGTGCAAACTTAATCCAGATTTACCAATATTTTTAACAGGAATTATACAAACTGGTGATAAGCCTAATAGAAATGGTAGAATATATCCATGGGACTATTTAAAACGTGAGGCTATTAGATATATGGAAAATGAGGTTAAAAACGGATTGTCTTTTGGGGAGTTAGATCACCCTTCAGACTCTGCAACTCCTTCTCTAAGTAACGCTGCACTAGCTATTGAAGATCTTTCCTTTAAAGGTAAAGATGTGATTGCAAAAATCAGAGTGTTAAATGCTTATATGCCTGATAACGCTCCAGGTAGAAAAGTAAGAGGTTTTTTATTAAATGGTAAAAATGTAGGAATATCCTCAAGAGCTTTAGGTTCTTTAGAACAATATTCAAATACAGAATATGACGTAGTAGCTGAAGATATGGAAATGGTATGTTGGGATTTTGTTTCTAATGCTTCTAATTATGGATCTGAAAAAATGCAATTATCAGAAGAAAACGGATCTAAACCTCAATTACATAAAAAATCTAAATTATTATTTGAATCTGAACTTCCTAAAATTCAAACATTAACAGAAGCAGAGAAAGTTTATTTAGAAATATTAGGAATTGAAAATTTTATAAAAACTAAAAACATTTTAGGATAAGATGAAAACAGAAAAAAAAATATTTAAAGAAGAGATAGCAATTAATTATTATCTTTTATCAAAAAAAGATATGAATGATTTTAAAGCTGATGAATTTAATAATGATAATTATTTATTAATAAAAGATATATCACAGTTAGATAAAAGAGATATATTGGACTTATATAAAGATAAAGGTTATATTAAAGTTATTCAAATAGGAAAAGATTCTTTTAATGAGTTATCTACATCTTTAAAATTTCAAAAAACACCTGGTTTAAGTTTAGTAGAAGAAATTAAAGAATATAAAAATAAAAAAATATTTAAAGAAATTGAAGCAAAAGATCCAGGATATCATAAATATGATAATGAATCTATTGTAGAAGATATTAAAAAATATTGTGAAAAAAATAAAAATACTGAATTAAAAAATATACAAATTGAAGGCGAATTACTTACTGTAGATATAGAGTTAGAATATGATTCTGAAGAAGAAAATTTATTTTTCAGAAGAGAAAAAGTAAAGCAACTAGTGTATGACACAAAAACAGAGTTAGAAAAAGCTTTAAGAAAAAAAGCACATGATTTTTTACCTTTATCAGTACAAGGTATTGATATTCAACCTAAAAAAGCAAGATTTGAATTAGTTAGTATGTTATCTTTTAAAACTCGAGCAAATATAGAAATGTATGTAGGTTAATCAAAATAAATTGATTAAAATATTTAATTTTTTTGAGTTAGTTATATTTAAATAAAAAATAAACAATAAATTTTTGTAAAATGGACAAAACTAAAATAAAAAAACTATTAACAGAAGATTTTTCTCTTAATTCCCCAATTGAAGTTATAGATGGTGTTGAGGATGGAAACATTGAAAATCCAGTAACAGTTAATTTAAAACCAGGGGATATTATTACTGTTATAGATAATGAAGGCTCTAAAAAAGGAGTAGTACAAGTAGCTGAAAATTCAGGAGATTTAAATGTTGCTATTGAAGATGAAGAAGAATCTTTAGATCAAGATGATTTGGATATTATAGATATTATAGATTCGGAAGATGAAGAAGAATCTTTAGATCAAGACGATTTAAATATTATAGATTCAGAAGATGAAGATGAAGAACAGGAAGAATCTTTAGAAAGTGAGGATTTACAAAATAAAATTGAAGAAATTAAAACTAGTATAGATAACCTACAAGAGGAAATAGAAAATATTGAATTGCAAATATCTGATAACGAAGAAATAGAAAATATAGAAGATAGTGAAATTGAACTAGATTTAGAGGATGAAGAAGAATCTTTAGATCAAGACGATTTAGATATTATAGATATTATAGATTCAGATGATGAAGAGGATAATTTAAACGCAGCAATAGATGAAGTTGAAAGCGAGACAGAAGAAATAAATGAAAGTGATATTTCTGACGATGATGATCTTATTGATATTTCTGATATAAATAATAATGATGAAATAGAATTAACAGAAGATATTAATATTAGTTATGATGACGATAAAGAAACTATAGAAGATATAGAAACTTTAGATCAAAATAGCTTAGATACTAATGATTTAGAAATAGAAGATTTAGAACCAGAAGATGAAGAAGTTGGTTTATCACCAGAGGAATTAGATGCAGCTGGCCTAGGAGATTTAAACCCAACGTTATCTGACACATCAGAAGAAATTACAGATACTAATATGTTAAATACAGAATTGGAAGATGAAGTTTCTGACGAAACTCTTTCTGATGTAGATGAAGGTGAAGCTATAAAAAAACAAGAAGATGTGGATGAGTTAGTGGTATCTTTACTTGATGACGAAGAATTAGAATATATTTCTGATTCACCTAATGATGAAATAGATCTAAAATTAGAGTCAGTTTCTAAAAAAGAAAAAATGTTACAAGAATCTGTTAAAAAATTAGAACTTGAAAACTATAAACTTTTAAAGGTTAATGGAATTTTAAATTTATTACCTGATTTGTCTTTAGAAACAAAACAAACATTGGCAGAAAGTTTTGATAAATGTTCAACAACAACACAAGTTAAAAATTTATATAGTAAAGTTGTTTCAACTGTAAAGGAACATAAAAAACCAAAACTTAATACATTAATTATAGAAAGTAATAAAGGCTATAATACAATAGGTATTCCAATGAAAGATAATTTTGATGATAATATTTTAACAGAAGATCAAAAAAGAAAAAATTATTTAATGGGAATAAACGAAAACGAAGAAGATTATTTCGGATAATTTTAATAAAATAAGAAAATAAATAAAAAAACCCAAGAAATTTCTTGGGTTTTTTTATTTCTGTAATATTTAAAATAAAATACATTAATTTAAAAACAATTTAAAAATTGATAAAATGAGACAATTACAAGAAAACACTGAAAAATATAATTTAGGCCGTATTCTTGACCGTTCAGAAACTACACGTATTACAGAAGTAGTTTCAGCATGGAAAAAATCGGGTTATTTATATGGTCTTAAAGGTAGAGACCTAGGTAAAATGGCTATTTTAGCTGAAAATCAAAAAAAACAAATTTTACAAGAAAATAACACTACTGCAGATATGGCAGTATTTGACACAATCGCAATTCCTATGATTCGTCGTCAAAATGCATTAATGGTAACTCCTAATTTAATTAGTGTTCAACCATTATCATATCCAAACGGTATTGTTTTCTATTTAGACTATGAAGTGTCTAACGAAAAAGTATCTGTTGGTACAGCAAAAACATGGGAAGGTAAATCAGGATATGATCGTTTTTACGATAATGCTGGTTATGATACTTCTAAAGGACGTATTATTGCACGTGGTTATCCTACATATGCTGGCCCTATTGCTCCTATTGATGCTGCTTTAGCTGCAGAATTTCAAGTTGCAGGTGTTGACTTAGGTGCCGGTGCTGATCTTAATCTTGCAATTGTAGAACTTGATGGTGCTGCAGTTGGTGGATTTGCAATGAATAACTTAGCTTCTTTAAGAGTATTTGCTCATAATGGTATTAAAGAATTAGTAGAAGGTGTAGATTATTTTATTCAAAAAACAATACAAGATTGGGGAACTGATTTATTATCTAAAAATCGTGTTGCAGGTGTAACAGCTTCAGGTAACGCAGGTGGACAAAATCAACCGCCAGCAAATACAGGTGGTGGAATACAAGGTCCAGGTGCAGGTGATAATATTGTTGAAGTAAAAATTATTCCTACAGTAGCTGGTTTAGGTGCAAACGTAACAGTTCGTTTTGGATTTAACGATTATGCTAACTTAGAATTAGAACCACAAAACAGTACAGAATTACGTATGAAAATTACTTCTGCTCCTGTTCAAACTCATATTCATAAGTTAAAAACAGCTTGGACTATTGAATTAGCTCAAGACTTAATGGCTTACCACGCAATTGATGCTGAAGCTGAATTAACTCAGTTAATGTCAGAAGAAGTAGCTCAAGAAAAAGACCGTATGATCATTAAAGAATTAGTATATGGTGCAGCTCACTTTGAAGTGTGGAATGCAGATTTTGCTACTGCTGTTGATCCTAATCCTGCTAATACAGTATTCCGTGGTACAGAAGGAACATACAATCAAACATTAGTTTATGCCGTTAACAGAATCAATGGTAAAATCCAAAAATCAACTCGTAGAGGTGGTGCTAACTGGATTCTTATCTCTGCTGAAGGTGCAGCTAAATTAGAAAACTTAGATACTTATAAACCAATTGAAGGTGATGCAGAAGGAACAAAATTTGCTGCAGGTGTTGAAAAAATGGGTAAATTATCTAAAAAATGGGATGTGTTTGTTGATCCAATGTTACCAGCTGAAGTTTGTTTAGTAGGTCGTAAAGGTACTTCTTTCTTTGATACAGGATTCGTTTATTGTCCATATATTGAATATATACTATCTCCAGTTGTTATTGATCCAGAGACTTTCAACCCTCGTAGACAATTAGCTTCTAGATTCGGAACAAAAATGTTAAATAATAAATTCTATGGTATTGTTCATATGAAAGGAATTGAAAAATTCGAGATATTTGACTAATAATCAAATAATTATATAAAATAAAAGCCTTGTTTTTTACAAGGCTTTTATTTTGTTTTAAAAATAATATCGAAGAATAAAGTATATTAAAAAATAATTCTTATTTTAAAAAATAAAAATGAGGGAAGAAATCCAAAATATTTTAGATAAAGATAAACTATATAATTTAACGAGAAAAAATTATTTAGAAAAAAACTATAAAACAATTTATGATAATTTATATATGTTTAAAAATATATATTATTTTAATATAGAATTACCCTTTGCCCAATTAGTTTATCTTTATTCTTACGATTTAAAAGAATTACCTGTTTGCTTAAAGTGTAATAGTAATAAGCTTACTTTTGTATCTTTTTCGCAAGGATATAAAAAATATTGCTCTAAAAAATGCTCAAACAATCACCAAGAAAGAATAGATAAGCGTAACCAAACTATTTTAAAAAAATATGGCGTTAAAAACATATCTCAATCTGAAATAATAAAAGAGAAAAAGAGAAAAAATTCTATAGAAAAACATGGAGTAGATAGTCCGTTAAAATTAAAAGAAATAAGGGATAAATGTGAAGCAACTTGTGTTCTAAAATATGGAGATTATAATGTTTCTAAAGTAAAAGAATTATATAATAAGCAACGAATTAAATATCAAAAAACATTAAAAGATAAATATGGAGTAGATCACATTTCTAAAGTAAAGAGTGTACAAGAAAGTAAAGAAAAAACATATTTAAAAAATTGGGGTGTTAAAAATCCCTTTTTATCCAAAATTATACAAGATAAAAAAAATAATACAATTCAAGAAAGATATGGAGTTAATAATGTTGGAAAATTATTAGCAACTATAGATAAAAGAGAAAAAACATATTTAGAAAAGTATGGGGTTAAAAACCCTATGTTGTTATACAAACCGGTTAAAACTTCTAAAATAGAAACAAAAATTTGCAAATTAATAAATGGAGAAAAATTTAGATTTCAAGGACGTGAATATGACATTAAGGTAGGAAAAGATATATTTGAGATAGATGGAGATTATTTTCATCCAAAAGAAAAGAAAAACTTAGGTATAATGCAAATGGGTGGATTGATAAATGATTATAGAAAATATAATGCTATTGTAGGTTCTGAATATAATATTTATAAAATATATACTTCTAATCTACCAAAAAATTTAGAAGGGTTAACAATTGATTTGCTTAAACAACTAAGTTATGAACCCAATTATCAAATAAACTATGAAGATGTTTTGATATCCAGTGATTACTTAAAAAAATACGTTAAAGAAAAAGGAGAAAATAAGTTATTTAAATATGTGTTTAAACAATTAGTTGATATTTGTATAGAAATAGGAAAATTAAATTTGACAAAAGAAGAAATAGAAGAAAGAGTAAGATATATTTTGTTGAACAAGTTAGATTTTAGTTTCAACAATATTTTAAATAATTCTTATTTTAAAATAAATAAATAATAAAATGAAAGAAGAAATAAAAGAAATTATAGATACATATAGTATTTTTAAATTAATTAAGCCACAATTTTTAGAGAAAGAATATAATAGTATTTTCTTAAAAATAAGCGTATTTAAAGAAAGATATTATAAAAATGATATATTACCATATTCTCAGATAGTTTATTTGTATAATCACAATATAATAAGTATACCGAAGTGTTATTGTGGTAATCAATGTACTTTTAAATCTTTTTCAGAGGGATATAGAGGCTATTGTTCTAATAAATGCTCAGCCAATTCAAAAAATAAACAAGAAAAAATAGAAAAAACTTGCACAGAGAGGTATGGTGTAAAAAATGTAGCACAAAAACAAGAAGTAAAAGATAAAAAAAGAGAAACTTTTTTAGCAAATGAAAAAAATATGATAAAAAATAAAAAAACTTTTATATAGAAGTGTAGCAAATATGTTTTAAAGTGTTTTTAATCTTTAAAAAATAAAATATTTAGTAAAAAATTAATATTTATATAAAATGTTAATATAGACTAAATGGAAAAAAATAAAACAGAACAATATAGACAATTATATCCCAAAGGAACACAAATAGAATTAATTTCTATGGATGATGATTTTACCAATTTAAAACAAGGAGATAAGGGGATAATTCAATTGGTGGATGATATAGGTAATGTTCACGTAAATTGGGAAAATGGTTCAAAATTAGCTTTAGTTCCAGAAGTGGATTCGTTTAAAATAATATCAAACAAATCAGAGATTGAAACAGTTAAGTTTAATGAATTAAAAGATAAATTTAAAGAAGAGTATTCATATCTTGATATTCCAGAAGATAATATAATTCAAAAATTTGCAAATAAAGCTTTAAATATAGATGTTAAAGTTGATTTACTTGCAGGATATGTATTGTCAGGGAAAGAAAATTCAGCTGAAATTGAAGAAAGTTATACTAAAGAAAAAGATGATAAACCTGGCTACCCAAGAGGAGATGAGCCTACCAAAATTATTGAAGAGGATGAAAATATTGAAGAAAAAGAAGAAAATCTTAATATTATCTCTTTAGGAGAAATAACTTCTGAAATTTTTGAAAACAACAAAGAATATATAAAAGAACAAATTATTGATAATTTTATTACCCAGTTTAAAGCATCTGGTGTATCTCCAGGATTAGCAGAAGATCAAGCAAAAGATCTTTGGAGAGAAAATTATGGTGAATTTACATATGAAGGTTTAAAAGAAGCTATAGATGATGCTTTTTTAATAGATAGTAGTTTTACAGTTGAGATTATTAAATAATAATTAAAAAATGGCAAGTAGATATACAAGAAGAACATTTATACAACCTACAAGAAAGATATCAATAGCTAATACAGATGTTTATCATACTTTTAATCAGTTTGATAATGTTGATGCTTTAGCTGATAAATGGTATCACGATGTAACATTAGGTTGGGTTATTATGTGCGCCAATCCACAATATAAATTTGAGTTTCAAATAAACCCAGGTGATAAAATTAGAATAGCTTTTCCTATTAATAGAATATGGAATGAATGGGGTTATAATAATGAAGTTTAACAAATATAAAAAATGAAATCAGAAAAAGAAAAACAATTGGAAATACAACTACTTACTGAAAAAATTCAAAATATATCTGGAAAAAAGGTTATTTTCAAAGAAGAGTTTAATATAGAAGAGGAAGACGATTATTATTTAATAACCTCTTTAGAAGATGAAATAGAAACTGAAGCTTTTATAGATAATTCAAAATATATTCAAAATAAATTTCCAAATGAAAAAGTTTTAAAAATTGATTGTGTTTATAATAATGATTTTTTTAAAAAATTTATAGGGTTTTTAAAAAAGAATAATATTAAATATAATATTAGAAAGGCAAGATTAGATAATTTTTGTAGAATCAATATAAATGTAAAAGATTTAAAATCAACAAACATTTTAAAAGAAAACGAAGAGAAAACATATAAAATATCAAAAACATATAACGATAAAACTAAAGTTATTGAAGATACTTTAGAAGGATTAATCAAATATTTTAGTTATACTTTAGAATCAGGAAAAAGTCATAATAGTTCAATAGATAAAAGACCTAAAACAATTAATAGTCTTATAAGTAATTTAAGAAAAGCTTTTGATGAATTAGAAGGAGGTTTTTCTAGAACAAGTATTAGGTTAATTAAAGAAAATGTTGAAGTATTAAAAGAAACTATGTCTGCTATCCCTCCTGTTAAAAGTAAAACATCTGATTTAGAGAATTTAAGAGCTGCAATTATAGCAGAATATGATGCTATTAATTTATATGATCAAATGGCTAATAATACAAAAAATAGTAAAATTAAAGAAGTTTTGTTAGATATAGCTAAAGAAGAAAAAACTCATGTAGGTGAATTAGAAGCACTTTTAAAAGACTTTGACAAACAACATGCAGAAGAAGTCGTTTCAGGAGAAAAAGAGGTTAAAAAAGCTTTAAAAGAAGAAAAAACAACAGTTTTAAAAGAAGCTATTAATCCTAGCAGTTGGAATATGACTAATGTGGCAAATAAAGTAGAAAGTTATGCAAATGAAAAAAATATACCTTTTGCTAAATTTAAAATTGAAAGAAAACCTTATGGGTATGGAGCTACTAGAACTACAGCTAAATTAAAAATAGGTTCAAATATAATTCTTATGAAAGTAGATAAAGTACCTGGAATGGGCAATAACGCAAATGACCTTGAGGTATATATGATAGATCCACAAGATGAATCTAAAGGTATAAAAATCAGCAACTGGTGTTATTTATCAGATATTCCAAAATTTTTAGATAAATGGTTTGAATCATCTCAAGTTAGTTCTGATATTAAAACAATGTCTAAAGAAGAGGTTGAAAAATTAAAATCAGATTTAAAAAAGGCAAGAATTGAAAATAATGAAGAAATAAGTGATGATCAAGCTTTTGATATAGCAGAAAATATTATAAATGAAAATCCGGGTTTAAAGGAATATTTAACTAGTATAGGAATTAAAGATATACAAGGCTATATAGCTAATTGGATATAAAAAAATAAACATTGATAATCAATGAATTATAAATTATTTTAAATTATTTTAAGAAAAAGGTTGTTTTGTATTAGAAAAAACCATTATCTTTAGCATAACAAATTAAGAGAAATAATACACTTTTGTAAAAATTTTTCTTATATTAATAATGAAAAATAAAAAATAGTTATATTTAAAAGAAACAATAAATAAAAAAAATGAAAAAGTGGTATACATATAGAACAATTATGACAGCCTTTAATAAAGGGGTAGAGGATTGTGGTGTACTCGATATTCGGATTTAAACATTAATAAAGTAATTAAATATTTAAACCCGAATCAGTAAAAAGTTTCGGGTTTTTTTATCCGGAAAAAAAAATAAAAAAAGTTCTTTGACATATTGGTATAAAAAAATGGTTCTGTGGTGAAAGTATCACAAGGCAGTCGATTCACAACAGTGAGGTATCTTCAGTCGTGTTACAGGTTCATATCCTGTCAGAACCACATAATATTGGATCAGTTGAGCAATTGGTTGGCTCGCCTGACTGTAGATCAGGTCTGAAAGGCGTGGGGGTTCGAATCCCTCCTGATCCACATGATATTTTTCACTAGGTTTTGTTAATCTGACAAAATAATAAACCTTTAAACATATTAAATAAAAAGTCAGAATAGTTTAATATGGGTTTTAAGACGGTTTAAGCGCCGATAAATTATTCATTCAGTGGAAAGTAAAGTTTAGTTGTGTAGCATTGTAATTATTTATAATGAATTAAATTTTATGGACTCCGAGATGATCATATATATAGAAAGGTATATAATTTTACAAGTAGAAGGCTTGTTATTAAAACTTATTTTTTTTAAGAAATATTCCTCTGTAGCTATTAATTGGTTAGAGCGATAAATTGTTAATTTGGGGGTTGTTGGTTCGAGTCCAACTGGAGGAGCAAAATAAAATGGATGAGTGGCGTAATTGGTAGCGCAATTGACTGTTAATCAATAGGTTATGGGATCGTACCCCATCTCATCCGCAAACAAAAAATGCCTTGATAGCGCAGGTGGTCAGTTCGCGCTGGACTGAAAATCCAGAGATAGTGGTTCAACTCCACTTCAGGGCACATAAAATAAAACGCACGAATAGCACGTAACTGGAAGCGTCCTTCTCTTCTAAAGAAGTGACTTTATGTTCTTGAAGGTTCGAATCCTTCTTCGTGTACAATTAAAATAATAGTTATTATAAAATAGATCTATGGTGTAGTGGTAACATTTTGAGCTCCAACCTCAACGTCCTGCGTTCGAATCGTAGTGGGTCTGCAAAAAAATAAAACATATGTCACGTTCGACTAGCGGTCCAGGTCGCCAGGTTTTCATCCTGGTTAGAGAAATCTTAACATCGGTTCAAATCCGATACGTGATACTGTAGATAAAATAAATAAAATAACACCCGTTCGACAAGTGGTTAAGTCGTCAGGTTTTCAACCTGGAGTCACGAGTTCAAATCTCGTACGGGTGACTAAATAGTTCGGTGGTACAATGGTGGTATAACTCGTTGTCTGCGAGATGGTTAGGGGTTCAAGTCCCCTCCGAACTGCAATAAATTAAATAAATAAATAAAAATTAAATTATAAGTAAAATGAAAAAACAAATTAAGCAAGTCAAACTTTAGAACAACACCTCTATCAAGGATACGTGTTGTAAAAATTAAAAAATTACAATGCGTTCGTAGCTCAATTGGTGGAGCACTCGACTTTTGATCGAGGGGCTGTGAGTTCAATTCTCACCGGACGTACAAGTATGCGTTTGTTCGCTTAGCCCGGTCGAAAGCACCACTCTTTTAAAGTGGATAGTTATTATAACTACATCGTAGGTTCAAATCCTACCAGACGTACTTAATTATATAGAGGTATAGCTCAGCCCGGTTTAGAGCAACTCTTTTACACAGAGAAGGTCGTTGGTTCGAATCCAGCTATCTCTACAAAAAAATAAATGGTCTATTGGTGTTAATGGTAACATGCTACACTGTCTATGTAGTGCTTTCGGTTCGAATCCGTGATAGACCGCACAATATATTGGAATATAGCTCAGCCCGGTCAGAGCGCGAAACTGATACTTTCGATGTCGGGGGTTCAAATCCCTCTATTCCAACATTTTAAAGTAATAATTAATTAAAAAAAATAAAAAAATGAAAACAATAATTGGAGGTGACAGCTTGGTCGCGATTTAATGAAAGAACAAAGAATTCAACTTAAAAAGAAACAAATTGATAGTAAAAATCATAGAAAGTTACAAAAATATTCTACTAATTTTAATGAAATATTTTCTTTTTTTTTAAAAAGCTATAGAAAAGGAATTTTAACCTTTTGTGGATCAAACGTTGAAGTAGATTTTGATTATAATGAAGGAAACAGTAAGTTTTGTTTTAGAAAGTATGATAATGGTGAATATAAGTTCCAATCTATTAAATCTAAACATCCAAATATTTTAAAATCAGTAATTATAGGAAAGAAAAGTTGGGGATTATTTTTACAACAATGGTCAGATGGTATAGTTGATTGGAGTTTTACAGAAGAAGAAATTTTACAAGAGTTTAAAGATAATAATATAACAATTCCTGAACCTTTGTTAAAAGATTTTCGTAATGTTATTTTAAAAAAGAAAATTAAAAGAAATGATGAATATTTAAAAAACTGGAGGTTATAAATGAAATTAAAAACATTAGAAGAAAAGGAAGATTATTTAAAACAATTAGCAAAAGAAAGAAATTATAAAAATCTTAATTTAACATTAAATCCAAATAAAAATATTACAAAAGAAATGATCATAGATGATTTAATATTTTTATTTGAATTAAAAAGAGATAAGAAAATGAAATTAATTTTTACAACTAAAGGTAAATAATTTTTAAAGAAGTATTTGTGAACATTAACACAATGGTAGTAAAAATGTTGATTTTCGGTAATAAGAACCGTTTTTTAGGAGAATTAACTCAGCTGACTAGAGTACCTACCTTGCACGTAGGAGGTCATCGGTTTGAATCCGATATTCTCCACAAATAATGCAAGAGTAGCTCAGGGATAGAGCGATTGATTACCAATCAATAGGTCGGGATTTTGAAACTCCTCTCTTGCTCAAATTTTCTCTCCCAAAACAAGATAAATAGGTAGGAGGTAGGTGTGTTAAATCTTTTAACATAAATTTTAAAGTTTTTCTTTTAATTTATCTTGTTTTTTATTATTTTTGCAAAATGTAGCTTAATTGGCTAAAGCACTTGTCTTCCAAACAGGGGATGCGGATCGTACCCGACATTTTGCTCATTTAGTTGTAGGATCTATAAAACCTTCATATTTGCCGAAATAACACAATTGGTAGTGTAGTTGATTTGTAATCAACAGGTTAGGAGTTCAAATCTCCTTTTCGGCTCAAAATTATATTGCGGTGTGCCTGAAGTTGGTATCAGTGAGGTCTCATAAACCTCTGTCGTTTGACCTCGCGGGTTCGAGTCCCGCTGCCGCAACAAAAAATATGCACATATGCTCGAGTGGTTTATGGGGCTGGTCTGCAAAACCAGTATTCGATGGTTCAAATCCATCTATGTGCTCAAAAATATACCAATATGCTTATTTTTTCTTATTTTATTTAAAAGATGTTTAAAATTTTTGAAGGTAATAAATAAATTCTTATTTTTAAACTATAAATATAAATGATAGAAAAGAATAAATCAAAAAAATATGAGTACAAAAAAAACTACCGACTTTGTTATACCTAATGAATTAGAATCTATTACTCAAGAAATGTTAATAGAATATTGTTTAACACAACCATTTCCAGGAAGTGCAAAATGGGAATCTCAAAACCCAATATGGGATGCATTTTTGCCTGGAAGTATGTCACCTAGAGATGCTTGGTTTGATAGAGATAAAATAACTAAAGCAGTTAAGAATATGTATTGGATAATAGGGAAAGGCGAAAAAGAAGGTAAATATTATGATTTTAATCAAAAACATAGAGATTCTTTAAAAACTTGTATTGTAGAGAATAATAAAATTACACATGCTGATATTGGTATATTGTATAAAGTTTTAACTCGATTTACGGTAGCAAAAATTGCTCCTAAAGTTACTGCCTTACGTTATTATAACATGTACAATATTATAAAAGAATCTAACATAGATATTTCTTCTGGAGTGTATATGCCAATGGCAGGTTTTGGAGGAATTAAAGAGGCAGCTGAAGTTTGGTATAAAGAAAATAAAATACAAAAACAAAAAGATAATTGGGATTATTTAATTGAAACTTATGATATAAACGCTAGTTTTTGCAATTATTATGGTTGGGAAAAGCGTGATATGCTAGCTCAGGTTATAGAAACCGATAAAACTTGTTTAGTTTGTCCTCCTTTTGGAAAAAAATATGAACATTGGAAAGGAACTCCTGATGATATGGCAGATATAACATTTATAGAATGGTATGATTTAATAAAAAAACATGTAAAAGCAAAAAACTATATAATTGTTGGTCCTGAGATTGATTTTACAAATAGTGGTTCAAACAAAGGGGTAGACTCTGAAGGAAATAGACGCTGTAGTTTATTCTCTAAAACTGTTGGGATAATGTTGTGGACGGATGAAATGATAGCTTTTTTTAAAAATAATAAAGAAGCTAGAGTTAAAGCAGGAATTAAAGAATAATACACATAAAAATGTATTACAATATGAAAAAATTTTATAATTGTTTATAGATTTTTATAAGATTTTTATAAGATTTTTATAAGATTTTTATAAGATTTTTATAAGATTTTTAGATCATATATTACCAATATGTAAATTTTTTTTCTTTATTCATTTTAATATTTTATATTTAAAAATTTTGCCACAGTATCAAATTGTTTATAACTCATCCAATCAATCCACAAAATCCAATTATATTTCTCGCTAGGTTTTGTTAAAGGTATAATTTTTTTGCCATTACTTAAAAAATCAATATTGTTTTCTAATTCTTCTTTAGTAATACCATTCATGAAAATTCGATCTTCTTGAAAATCAAAATCTATTTTTTGCTGATTTATATTTTCCCTCAAAATTACTTTCTTACCAGAAATTCTTTCTATTTTTTCGGTAAGTAATTGTATCTCTAATTGTTTTTCTTTTTCTGTTTTCATTATTTTTTAAATTTTTTATTTAACATTAGAAGATCCGACACGTATAAATTTTCCAACATTATTAGCATCTTTTGTTTTTAGAACTATAGTTGTTTTTTCATCACTTTCTAGTTTTGTAATTGTATATTTAGAGGGATATCCGTTATTAGATTTTTCTATAACTTGATATTTTTCTTTAGTATCTTTATTTGTAAAAAGATGAACAGCTTTATAACTCCAAGATCCCACATTACGTGTTGTATGACTATCTTCTTGTGTTAAAACAAATCCAGCTTTTTTAAATTCATATTTTAAATTCTCCCACTTGTCTTCACCAGCAATTCCAGTAAACATTTCTTCTTCTTTTAAAATTACTTTTTGATTAGAAATTTTTTGAAGTTTTTCTATAAGCAGTTTTAATTTTTTAATTGTATTTTCATCAAATACATATCCTAATTCTAGTTCTTTATAACCATATGCCTGTTGTGATATATCTTGAAGAGTAGAGAGTAAATTTTTAAGAGAAAAATCCTCTATATCATCTAATTTATAAGACCAATTTTTATCTTTACGCAATAAAGAAAATGTATTTTTAGTAACATTATATTCTATAATAAATTTTTCAGAACCAAATATTAATTTAATTATATCGTTTTGTTTATTAATAGATGTAATTTTTAACTTACTTGATAATCCCGGAACTTCATACTCATCGTTATTTTTTAAATCATTTAACCAAGATTCTAATTCATCTTGAGCTTCTAATAAACGAGGACTACTTAAAACTTTTGTAGGCAACCATTCTTTTAATAAAATTTTATTAGACAATAATTGTAATTTTTCTTTAAGTAATTTTAATTCTTGTTTTTTGTTCATTCTTAAAATAGATATTTTACTTATAAGGATTAATTTCTTTTTCATCTACAAATAAATGTCTTTCACCTTGATATTTAAACAATAGTTTTTTAATATCATTAACAATAGAGTTTTTTATAAAACCCTCACCATCTATATGTATATTAACTATTCCGAAAAATTCTTCACGTTCTTTTAAAACTACTTTCTTTCCAGATATTTTTTGAATTTTCTCTGTAAGCAATTGTATTTCTAATTGTTTTTCTTTTTCTGATTTCATTTATTATACTATTTATACAATTAAATATAAAAAAGAATTATTTTTCTTTTATTTTATTAGAATTTTCTTCAAAAGGACTTTTAGTTGTTATAGTTCCATCAGCTAACTCATAGTATATTTTATTATCTATGGAATAAACCAAAGGTATACCCTTTTTTTTATTTTCTTCTTGTATATTTTTAATAGCTTTATTTCCTATTGCTTCTATTTCAAATCCTTTTAAATAAAGATTTAAATCAGAAAATATTTTAACTTCCATTTATTTTGTTTTAATTAAAAAATACTTTTTAGCATTTCTTTTTTTTAAATATAAATTTAAAATAATTAAATTTATTGATTAAAAATAGGAATAATTTTAATACTATCCTATTTTATTAGAAAAGTTTTAGTTAAATAAAAATACATGATGTTTTTTTGATTTTTAAATGAAATTTTTCTAAAAAACAATTGTTTTTTAGAAAATACCATATTTAAAGATAAATAGATAGTATATCTTAGATTTATACAAGTTTAAAAAATAAAAAATATATAAATGGCAAAAAAAATAACAAGTATTTCAAGTGGAATTTACTTCCGTGAAACAGATTTAACCTTTATTCAAAACACTGCTGGTACTTTTGCAGGTGCTTCTTTAGGACTGATGGAAAAAGGTCCTGCTTTTGAAACTATGACTTCTACAAGTATGTCAGAACGTACAGTTAGAATGGGTGGAATAAATCCTTTGTTTCGTTCTTCTTATTTTGCAAGTGAATTTTTAAATCAAGCAAGTAATTATAAAGAAGTTCGCATGTTAGGATTGGAAGGGTATAACGAAAACCCGGATTACATAGGTGAAAATAATGAAACTAATATAGGCGGAAATGGTAAAATGTTTACCATAGCTTATAAAACAACAGGCTCAGAACCAGATCCAGCTAGTACACCAACAAAAATTACTTCAATAATAGTTGCAACAGGTGTTATTCAAATAGTTGTTGCTGGTGATTTAACAACAACATTTCCAGAAGATAAAACAATTATTATATCTGATATAACATCAGTAGCAGGGGTTAATGGAAAACACAAAATTCTTTCTAGCGCTTATAATGGAACAACTCATACAACAATAGAACTTACTACAGATGGTAGTGCTATAACAGATGGTACTTATTTAGGCGGAATTATTTTAGGCGAAGATCCTTTTGTAGCTACAACAGAAACAATAGCATGTATATTAAAACCTCGTAGAACAGGTTATGTTCCTGCAACTGTTAGTTATGTAATAGTTTCAACTACACCTGGAAATTCAACAGCCACAGATGATGAATTTACTGTTACAATATATTTTGAAGGTGATCAAACTCTTTATGCTCCAGTAAGTGTAATTTGTTCATTACGTCCAGGATCAAGTCAATATATTACAACAGTATTTGGAACAAGTCCAAGAGACAATACTTTAATAGGAAGTAATCCTTCTCCACTTTGGGTTGAAACTGTATTTCCATCAGTAACAGCTAAATTAACAGCTAAAGGAGAAGAAAAATATTATTACCCAGGTACAGAAACAGAAGGAGTAAGTGGTAAATTAGCTTTAGTAGAAGGTAATATTACTGTAGATATGAATTTTGAATATCCTTCAGCAGGAATTAAAACAATAGTTTATACAACGCCAGCAACAACAATTACAATTACAAGTGATTATGCTCTTGGTTTAATATCAGGAAGTTTAATATCTATAGATGGTTTAACAACAGGAGAGCCTGCTTTAAATGGTAGTTGGAAAGTTGCAACAGCCTCAGAAGTTGATCCTTTATTTACATATACTATAACAGCAATAGATGGTACAGTTCCTACGCTCACAGGATCATATACTTATAGAGCGGGTGTATATTTAAGCAAAACTTGGACACCAACATGGGAATCTCAAATTATTAATTTAGGAGGAAAAGATTCTTTAGCTTTAGAATATCAAACACCTACAACTCCTTGGTTTGTAGATAAATTTGATAGAAATGGTAACGCTAAACGTTTATTTAGAGCTTGGTCAATTTCAGATGGTCTTTCAGCAAATACTGAAATTAAATTAGAAATTGCTAATATAGATCCTTCAGGAAACGGAAGTTTTGGTTCTTTTGATTTATATGTAAGAGATTTTGCAGATACAGAAGATAAATCAAGAACAGTATACGAAAGTTTCACTAATTTAACTATGAATCCTAAATCTACTAATTATATTTTAAGAAGAATAGGAGATGGAGAAAATTTCCCATTACAATCTAAATTTATATTTATAGAATTAAACGAAAACGAAACATTGCCTAAAACAGCTTTACCTTACGGTATAGAAGGATATACAAATGTTACAGGTTTTAATTTACCAGATGTAACATGGACATCTCAATATGATTTAACTAAATCTATTACTAAACAAACTTTTGGTTTAGCAAATAATAGTTCTAACATGTTTAAAAAAGCAGATGGTTCTTATTTAATATATAAAAATGTTACAGGTGCTATTACAAGAGGACCAGGTTTTCATTTAAATCCAGCTTATGTAGATCCAACACCTGGAAGTGATGCGCAACAAATCCTTAATGGTTTTGTCATTGCTTCTGCAAATTCATATAATACGTCCGATACAAATTCAACTAAATTAGTAGGTCTTAACCTAGTAAGAAGAATGAAATATGTAGTAGATTTTGAAGGAGGTTTTGATGGTTGGAATGTATATAGTGAAAGAACTTGGGATGATACAACATCTAAAGATTATGAAGCTTTATCTAGAGCAATTGATGTTTTAGCAGACGCTGAAGATATTACTACTGACTTTTCGGTTTTAGTAACTCCTGATATTAACTTCCAATCTTATCCAGCTGCAACTTCTGCTATTCTTGAAATGGTTGAAACCAGAGGAGATGCTTTATATTTATTTGATTTTAATTATAGATATACAGAAAATCAAAAACCAGAAATTATTCCTGCAGATGCAGCTCAAGCTTTATTAGATAATACAAATATGTTATCTTCATATGCTGCAACATATTATCCAGATGTACAATTAAGTGACGATACAAATAACCTTAATATTTGGTGTCCTCCTTCAATTGTTGCATTTGCAACAATTGCAAGAACAGCAATGGTAGAAAACGTATGGCAACCACCAGCAGGTTCTTTAAGAACAGTAACTGATTCTATTGTTAGAATGCGTAAACGTATGAAACATGATGATAGAGAAATATTGAAAAAAGTTAATATTAATCCTATTACTTTATTTCCAGGATCAGGTTTTGAAATTACTGAATCCAGAACAACACAAGAAGCATTTTCAGCATTATCTTTTATTCATAATAGATTATTATTAGGATACGCTAAAAAAGCGTTAAATCAAGTTTTACGTCCTTTATTACATCAATTAAAATCTGATAATTTAAAATCTGAATTTAAAAATACAGTAACACCTATATTCGAAAGAATTAAAAAATTAAATGGGTTAGAAGAGTTTTCTGTATCAGTTGATGGAAGTGACGAGGATCGTACTACATTGAACGGGGTTATTACGATTGTTCCTTTATATCCAGTAGAGCGTATAATTGTCGATTTTGTTTTAAAAGACGGAAGTTTAGAATATAACCAATAGAATTATTAATAAGCTATAAAAAAGTGTTTTAAGAAATTAAAACACTTTTTTTGTTTTAAAAACGTAGCAACAAAAAAATTAAGATATTTAAAGAAAGTAGTATGATAAAAAATATAAAAGAAATATTCTTAGAAAAAGCTAATTTAAAACACAATAATAAATATAGTTATGGAGATTTTGATAATTTAAAAACAAGAGAATCTAAAATAGATATTTATTGTCCTATTCACAAAGAATGGTTTAAACAAAAAGTGAAACTACATTTAAAGGGTTGTGGTTGTCCTAAGTGTGGAATAGATCGAATAAAAAAAAAGCTTTCTTTATCAGATCAAGTATTCTTAGAAAAAGCTAATTTAAAACACAATAATAAATATAGTTATAGAAATTTAGATGGTTTAAACAATAATAAAGTTAAAATAGATATTTATTGTCCTATTCACAAAGAATGGTTTAAACAAAAAGTAAGTGATCACTTAAGAGGTTGTGGTGAAAAACAATTTAAACTTACCCAACAAAACGACCTTATCAAAACTAACTATTGTAAAGAAAATAATATTTTATTAATTAGAATAAGTTATTTAGATATTAAAAAAATTGATAATATTTTAAATAAAGTCTTTAACCTAATAAATTAATTAAAAAAACTAGAAAAACAATAAAAAAACTAATATTTAAAAATAAACTACTTTAATTAAAAATATATAAGATGAATACAGAAAAAAAACTCTTAAAAGAGGCAGATAGTAGAGTGTTAGATGCTGTTAAAGTATTAGCTAATGCAAAATCTAATTTAGATGAAGCACAAACTATTTTAATCATGAATTTAAGTTATCATTTTCAACAAATATATGGTGAAGATTTAACTCAAATTAATGGAGAAATAACACAAGCAATTAATAGTCTTAATGAATTGGCTAAGAAAATCAGAACTCAATTAAAACAATAATGAAATCAGAAAAAGAAAAACAATTAGAAATACAATTGCTTACCGAAAAAATTCAAAGAATTTCGGGAAAAAGGGTAATTTTTGAAGAAGGTTTTATATCTCCTAAAGAAATTAATATTTCTAAAACAGAAAAACTTCTAAAAGAATTAACTGTAATAACTTATGATTTATTTGATACGGTAGGAGATAAACCTTTTGTTGGTTATTTATTTAAAGCTTTAGAAGAAGGGCAAAAAGTAGTTGAGGATTTAAAAGAAATTCAAAAAAGTATAGGACAATAATGAAATCAGAAAAAGAAAAACAATTAGAAATACAATTGCTTACAGAGAAAATTCAAAGAATCTCTGGAAAGAAAGTAGTTTTGAAAGAAGGTACTTGGGCTATTCCTGCATCAGAAGAAGATTTTGAAAAAGCAGAAGAATTATTAAGAGAATTAATATCTTTAAGAAAAAGATTTTATAGTGTATTAGGTGATGATATTTTATTTGATGGTTTTGGTGCTGCTGAAAGTAGAGCTAAAGAATTAATAGAAATAGCAAAAGGAAATGTTAACAAAACATCAGAAAAAAGTAATACTTACCAAGAAATAAAACAACAAGTAAAAGAAATGAAAAGTTGCATTTCTGATTTAAATGATTTTTACAATAGAAAGATAACAGGGGATATTCTTTATAAAAGAATAGTAGAAAAAACGCCAAGTTTACAAATAGAAAATAAAGAAGCTTATTTAGATTTTCTTGAACAAATAAATAAACCAAAAAGATTTGGAGAATGGACTTTACCTAAAGAATCAAGTGGCTCTTTTTATACAGCTTTTTTAGATAGTGATTTTTTTTATGAAAACGAAGATTTAACTGAAAAAGAAGTTGAAGAATTAATAGAATATTTAAAAAATTAAAATTAACGAGAAATATAAATATATTGAAATAATGAAAAAAAATAAAATTAAAAAAATGGAATCAGATTTGCTTATGGCAGGTCAAATGTTTTCAAATATACCAAATGAATTTGAACCATTAAGAAAGGATTTATGGTCTCTTGAATTTCCTGGTTATATGGGAATTGATGAAAGATTTGCCGTTGAAGCTGAAAGACCTAAAGTAACAAATAATGTTGTTGATGTTAAGTTTAAAAACTGGAACTTTAGATATAAAGGTAAATCTCAAACAGAATCTATGTCTGTTAAATTTAGAGATGCTATCGGATCTTCAGTTTATGCTAAGTTAGAAGCTTGGCAAAGAGAACATACGGATCCAGCAACAGGTAAGGGTGGTTATGCAGCTACTTATAAAAAAGAGCTTACTCTTAACCTAGAAGATCCAACAGGAGCTGTTATGCAAAAATTTGTTCTTCATGGTTGCTTCATGTCAGAACTATCAGGAGGATCATTATCTCAGACTGATGATGAAATTTGTGATGTATCCTTCACTTTAGTGTACGACCTATATACTATGGAATATTAATAATCAAGTAGTTATAAAACTAATTAATTAAAAATTAAGTGCCTTTTTTAATAAGAAAAAGGCACTTTTGTTTTAAATTAAAAATTTAATAGTATGTATTCTCTTTTGCAGTTTTCAAAATTAACCAATATTCCCACACCTGTGTTAAAAAACTTAGAAAAGGAAAAGAAATTAATCCCCATAATTTCTAAACCAAACAAAAGAAGAAAATATTCTGAAGAACAATTATCTTTTGTAAAAAATAATAATATTTTAGATTATATCTGTCCTTTATGTAACAAAACATATGATTCTCAAAGAGCATTAGATACACATTATGGAAGAAGTCACAAAGAATATTACGAAAAGATAAAGAAAGATAAAATTATAGAAAAACAAAAAGATTTTAGTTTTAGTTGTCCATATTGTTATCAAAAATTTAAAGATAGAGTTTCTTTGTTTAAACATACGAATTTTACTCATAAAATAAAATCTATTCAAACAATTTTGTTAATAGATTATAATAATATTGTTCCTTTGTGTAAATGTGGTTGTGGAAAGGAAACTAGTTATGATTCTACTTTGTTAAAGTTTAGTGAATATTTAAAAGGACATATTGCAAGAGTAAATAATAATTATAATACTGATAAATCTAAAAAAAATTCTAAAAAAACTAGACAAATAAATACTACCTTGGGAAAGTATAAAGGTATTCCAAAATCTGAAGAACATAAAAGAAAAATCAGGGAAACACATCAGCGTTTAAAATTATCACCAGAAGAGTTAAAAAGAAGAACATTGTATTTAAAATCTCAGCAGATGACAAATTCAGGCTTAGAAGTTAAATTTGCAAAAATTTTAGATGAATTAAATATTTTATATGAAAGACAATTTTTTATAACTAAAAAAATGTATGATTTTAAAATAGAAAATACAAATATTCTTATAGAAGTAGATGGTGATTATTGGCATTGTAATCCTGTTAAATATCCAAATGGACCAAAATATAGAATGCAAAAAGAAAATATAATCAGAGACCAACTTAAAAACCAACTAGCAAAAGATAATGGATATAATTTGTTACGTTTTTGGGAAACTGATGTTTTACATAATCAAAAAAATATAATAGAAACCTTAAGAAAAGAAATTCTTATTTAAATGCGATTTAATAACGATAAATTTATTTTAATAGATTTGATCAGATATAATACAAAACCTCTTTAAATCAAAGAAAATCAAGTTAAAAGTTAGTGTTTTCATTGTTTTATACTAATTTAAAATTAAACAACGATATCTTCTCTTGCTTTACAATATTTTCTTACTTCTCCTTTTGTAAATTTTTTAAGATTATTAGAACAGCAAAACGATCCGCTTACTTCTTTAGGGCAGTGTTCTAGAGATGTTAATTGATTATAAGATACAGTAAAATAATTACCTACATAATTTGGACAGCCTTTTAATGATGTTAATTGGTTATTATTACAAAGAAAATTACCTTTTACATAATCAAACTGAACAGGTATCTCGTTCAGATTACAATTAGATAAACTAACACTACCATGGACATTAATAATAAAATCTTTATAAAACTTTTCAAACATTAATAAATCTTTCAACCCTTCTATGTCTTTTAAATAAATTAGTTTATTGTTTTCAATGAAAATATTTTTATCAAAATCTTTTTTGAGTTTAACAAGTCTCTCATCAATTTTGATAGGTTTAAAGTACTTAGATTGATATTCACCATCTTCTAA